ATCGAACGGGTCCTTCCTGGGTGGGTGGTAGTCGCCGCGTGCGCGGGCCGACTTGCGCCACTCCTCGTATGCCTGCTGACGCTGCTCGGGGTTGTCCCCGGTCAGGTCAGCCGGTCGAGTGGCACGGCGCTTCACGTCATCGCTTCCTTGACGCTTGCGATGGTCTCCTCGACCTCACGCTCCTCGTGGAAGCAGGCGGCACACGGTCCGCCGTCGTCACACACATGGGCCAGCATTACTTCTCCTGTAGGGCCTTGAGGTTGGCGTCGAGCTTGGTCTCGATGCGGTCGAGCGAGCTGGCGATGCGTTCGAGCAGAGCCATGAAGGTGCCCAGCTCCTTGGTGACGTCAGGTAGTCCGAATGCCATCCTCGGCCACCTCCTCGTCGGCAGGACCCTCGTCGATGGCCTTGATCAGATCCACCAGCGCCTGGCGGATGTAGGCAGCACTCGCGCCGGGTTCAGCGTCCTGGGCAGGCTGGCCGGGACCAGTGATCAGCACGCGCAGCTTGCGGCCATCCTCGAAGTCGGGCCACATGGACACGATCTCGGTGTGCTCACCGAACAGCAGCTTGTCCAGCGTGTAGTTCTGCTCGGCCTCGCGGTCGATGGCTCGGAACTGGTCCAGGCTCATGCTGACCACAGACTCGTCGCTGAACTCGAAGAAGGCGTGCTGCTTGGTGAACTCATGGCCCTCGCTCACGAACACCTTGGCGACCTTGAGGTTCTGCGCCGCGTGAGCCTTGGCCGCTTCCTCGTCGGTCTCGATCGGGTCCACCACGGGAGGCAGCCAGCCGATGACGTACTCGGCCAGCTCGTCCAGGTCGATCGGACCCGTGATGGTCACGGTGCCCTCGCCGTAGTTGTCCACCTGGGCCTGGTCCTCCAGGCCCTTGCGGATCAGCTCGTCCAGTTCGGGTGTCTCAGCCACGGTTCACCTTGGCGTCGTCGACCACGCCCTTGAGCGCGGCGCTGAGGTCGCGGCTCTGCTCGTCGGTCAGCTTGACCTTGGTGATGCGCCGACCCTCCAGCGCCTTGAGACGCTTCTCGACGTCGAGCTGACGCTGCGTGCGCCCGTACGCGGCCAGCGCCTGCAGTGCCGCGATCAGGATGACCACGTACCGCTTCTTGGGCTTGACCTTGACGGGGCTGTTCAGCCAGCTGATGACGCTCATGCTCGTGCTCCTCGATTGTTGGTGGGTGGGATGTCGGTCACGGTAACGGTGTGACCCGGTGCGAAGATCTTCTCGATGACCTGACGGTCGGTCAGCTGCTCGCGATACTCACGCTCAAGTGCTCGCTCGTAGCTGCCCTTCTGCTGCTGGAAGATGCCCATGCTGCTGGAGAAGTTGCTCTCCTGGGCGGCGGTGTTCATGGCCATGGTCACGGTCACCTGCTCGTTGCCGTAGCGGCGAACCAGCTCGGTGAGCTTGGCCATCAGGTCGTCCTCGGTCATGGGACCGACGTCGGCCATGTAGGCGTTGATCTCCTGCTTGATCAGCTCCATGGTGTGGGGCAGACCCTTGAAGATGGGCTGGCTCAAGACTTCCACCACCTATCATTCAGAGGTGATAGCACCTTGAGCGTTTTCACGTCCTCGATACTACCACGAAACAGGAACAAATACGCATTCTGACCAGCTCGTTCTCGCGACTCGTTCACCGCGTCCAGGCTGTTGACCAGAAGCGACTTCTCGTTGGGAGTGAGCAGCGAACTGATGGGGCTGTATGTGCCCGCGAGCTGGTCGACGAGGGTGTGAGCCATCAGGTCAGCTCACGGGCCACTGGCTTCACCAGAAGCCCACGCAGGCCGTTACTGCCACTACCCTGGATCTCGATGCCCCTGATCTCATAGACCTTGGCCGGGTCCACCTCGGGCACGATGCGAGCGTTCTCGTTCATGCCCGAGGTCTTGGTGCTCGGGTGGAAGCGCACCAGGTCTCCCACGCTGACGTCGGTCACCGGCTGGCGGGTGTCCATCTTGAGCGCGACCACCAGGCCACGCCCGGTGATCTGGAAGACGTCATCGCCGAAGAGCACGGGGATGCCCGTGGGCTTGCGCCACTGCGGCTTGGGCTTGGGGCGGCTCTCGCTCAGCAGACGTGCCAGCTCGTCCTCCAGGTCGATCAGGTGACCATCGGGGATCACATAGTGCCCCTGGTACAGATCGGACCTGATGTGGCGGTAAAGCACATCCTTCACCGCCTTCACGTCTGCCTCGAAGATCAGGCGGTCGCTCACTTGCGACTGCCCACCACTGCCGCGATCACCGCACCGATGATGAGGATGACCAGGAACAGCACGAAGATGCCCACGCCGATGAACGTCGGAATCAGGATCTGCCACCAGCTCCAGTACAGGATCGGGTTCCACTCGGCCTGCGGCACGAAGTGCAGGATGATGAACACGGCCTGGATCAGACCGAGCACCCCGATACCGCCGCTGCTGGAGCTGGAGCTGCTGATCGGCTGACGGCTATTCATCCGTGCCGCCGGTCGCATCACTCCGCTGCTGTGGTACCCCGGACGCGAAGGCACCTCCGGCACCGAAGGCTGCACCCGTCGATGAGACGGGAGGCTTGTAGGGGAGAGGCTCGTCTGGGGCTGGGTCTGACGGTCCATCGGACTCCTTGACGGGGATGACGTAGTGGCAGGTCTTGCTGCGGTCCGCGAGGTCGTCAGCACGATCCTGGACAGCCGTCCGGTCCCTCAGGTCGAGCTTGAGGAAGATGGCTGCCAGCGCCAGGAACAGCGCCTGCAGACCAGCGGCCAGGTCGACGGCGTTGTCGCCGTGGATGGACGCCATGCGCCAGATGGCCAGAAGCAGGATCACGTATGGCAGCGACCGGATGATCCGGTCGCCCCACACGCCGTTGCTCGATTCACTCATGGAGTGCCTCCCTGTGCTTTGCCAGAACCTCACGAACCTCGGAGAAGGTCTGGTGCTGTGTGAAGTGCCCGTTCCTCCATACGGGCTGCAGCGCGCTGCGCTGCTCGGTCTCGTAGTCGGCGCGCTCGACGAGGTAGAAGTCCTCGCCGTCACCACCGAGTACTGCCAGCCGACCCGTGGCGCTCTTCTTGGTCCCGTCGTCGGTGATCGGGTCCTTGAACAGGTTCACGTCCTGGCCGTTCACCAGCGCCCACGTCGCCTTCATTGCTGAACCGAACGTGTCGCGGGTGTTGTACTGGTAGGTGTAGCTTCCCACACCGAACACGACGTTACTGGCAGCGAAGCCCTGGCGCTGCAGGTTGGACAGAATCGCCTGCGCACGGTCGAGCGTGATGCTGTCGCCGTAGATGGCACCGATGTGCGGGTCCAGCTCGCGGTAGCCGTTGGCGTTGGTGGTGCCGCCGAAGATCTCCCACAGCAGGTTGATGACGCCACGCTGCTCGGCGACGTTGCGCCCTGCCGGGTTGCCGCACAGGATCTTCTCGGGGTCACCCGAGTCGGGGCGGATGACCAGCTTGCCCTCGCGGGCCATGATCTTGTCCTTGAGCGCGGGCAGGATGCTCTCCAGCACGTTCCACAGGTCGAACGTGTCGCTCACGACGCTGAGGATGCCCGTGGGGTACAGGTCCAGCAGCTTGGCGAACAGCAGGTTCTCGCCGAGGCTCCGCTCGTAGGTGATGCCGTCCTTGGTCAGGTCGGCACTCATGATGCCGGTGGACATCACGCTGTGCTCGGTGGCCGCGACCGACATCAGGTCGAAGTCGCCGCCGTAGAACGCCTCGATGAAGTCCCAGGCGCTCAGGCTGTCGCTGCCCTTGAAGCTGAGCAGATGGGCGGCACCGCTGCTGGCGGCGCTCTCCCAGCTGTTCATGCCCCGGAACGAGAAGTCGTGCAGCTGGAAGTCGATGTAGCCCTCGTCCAGGCCCTGCTTGCGGGCGAACCCCTCCAGCCGTGCGCGGAACGCATGCGCGATCGTAGCGCTGGTGCTGGGTCCCCACACTGCAGCCGAGATGCCGGTCTCCAGGTAGTTGGTCAGCCAGAAGAAGTCGTCGTGGGTGTTCTCCACGGTGAAGCTCGGCACGCGGATGGGCACCAGCGTGCCCTCGGGCACGGCGCGGAACTCCACGGGCAGGTAGCCCAGTTCGTGCAGCGCGCCGATGTGATCGGTGCCGATCTCCTTGGCCGCGTCCGGGCCGAGGATGGCAGCCACGCGCTCGCCGTAGAGGCGTTCGACGTTGGCGCGGGTGTCGTTGAAGAACGGCTCGAAGCTGCGCTGCAGCTTGTGCAGGTAGGCCTGCAGGCCGAAGTGCACCACGTGATCGAAGCCGGGGATGCGGCTCTTGCGGTTGGTGTAGTTCGAGTACACGCGGGTCACATTGCCCGCGAGGCCGTACTGACGGCGGTGGTCCAGCTTGTAGGCGTCGGTCTCGAACAGGCCCGCTACCGGGCTGCCGTGCCTGCCGTGGAATGTTGTCACTTGACTTCTCCTGTGGGTGTTTTGGCTACTGCTTACGGATACTACAGGTATTGTCCCACGGCTTCCGGTTCAGCGATACCGGTGGCCACGCGATCGGTGTCCTCCAGGTCGTTGACCATCTGCGCGAGCGTGATGGGACCGTGGTACTGCTTGAAGACGCCCTGCTTGGCCAGCCACTTGCGGGCCTCCTGCGCCTCGAACTCCTTGAACTCGATCTGTGCCAGGCAGCGGCCAGGGCGAGTCACGGCCTTGTCGAGCTTGTTGACCTGCTCGTTGGTCGTGATCAGGAAGATGGTGTTGCTCCCCTGGCCGAGGATGCCGTCGGAGAAGTTGAGCAGACGGCTCATGGCCGCGCTCGCATCGCCGTGCTGGCGCGCCTTGAGGAACTCGCCAGAGTCCTCGCACACCACCAGACGCCACGGGGTCGTGCGGCGCTGGCTCTCGTCCTCCTCCTCATGCTCATGGGCCTCGTCCACGTCGTAGTCGGCCTCGTCGACATCCAGGTCGTCATCGTCGTCGTCGTCGAGCAGCTCCTCGCCCTGCGTGGTGCCGACCTCCATGAGGTAGCTCGGCTCGGCGAAGAACTTCTCGGGGTCGGAGATGTAGTGGAACGAACACCAGTCCTTCCACTCACGCGCCAGGGTGCGCAGCACCGTGGTCTTGCCGGTGCCTGGAGGGCCGTGCCAGAGCACGATCTTGCCGCGCTTCTCGGGGCGCGTGTACTCCATCATGGTGGCCAGGTGCTCACGCACGCCGTCGGCGTAGTTCTGGTCGATCTCGTCCCACGCCTGCGCAGTGATCTTCTTGAGCGTGCTGCGTGGTCCCTCGCCGGTCATCGCCCACACCCACGTGTCCACGATGTGGTTGGCCACCTTGGTCTGCGGGATGTGCTCGGCGATCTTGGCCAGCAGAGCAGCAGCCTCGTCGGCGTTGGGTGCTGCCACCGAGACCTCGACGTGGTTCTGGCTGGTGCGATCCATCAGCACCGCCACGCGACCGTCGACCGCGAGAATGGTCTCGGTCGGGTCTTTGACGCCCATGGTGTGACTGCGCACGACCTCCCACTCATGGCCCTCAGGCAGCAGCTTCTCAGCCTGCTTGAGCCGCGAGTTCGATCGCTGGTAGGACCGTGCCGTGTAGGGCATGTCCCCGCTGAGGATCTTCTGCTGGAACTCGGCGTAGAGGGGTGCTGTGCACCGCTGCGCGCCATAGTCAGGAGAGATGTTCTGCGAGATGCCTCCGGGCAGCTTGTCAGCACGGGTCACTACTTGTTCGCTCCGTTCATCACGTTGTACATGGCCTGGAAGGTCGGGACGATGGTGGTCGCGACTCCCAGTCTGTTGTGGCCTGGGTGGCTGTCTGTGGTGCCGATCCACCCGTAGCTCTTGCTCAGCTCGTTTGCCCTACCCGAGAAGATGCCGTGGGTAACCCATAGGCCTAGCTGCTTCGACGGTAGACCGATCTTATCAGCTAGTAGAGCGAATGTACCACCTCCATCGCAGATGTCGTCCACGACGAGATACCGCTTCTTGGGGTCCAGAGGTGGCACCTTGAGACCCAGGATCTTGCCCGTCTCCAGGTCACGCTGCTTGTCGCAGGTGTACACGGGCACGCCCATCATGATCGCCACGGCGTCCGCACGGTCGATCGCGCCCTTGTCGGGGCAGATGACTGCATCGAACTGCGGCGCGCTGCTCTCCAGCGCACGACGCACCAACGTCACCGGGCTGGCCACCTTGAGGTTGCGGAACTGGCGCGGCATGTAGCTGCTGTGCGGGTCGATGGTGATGATCTGGTCAGCCGCCAGCCCGCGAATGAGGCGCGAGTAGACGTTGGCACCGATGGGACTGCGATCGGTGTCGCCCTTGTCGGCCCGTGCGGCGGGCAGGTAGGGCAGCATGAGCACGAACGCGAAGTCCACACGCCCTGCATGCCAGAAGTTCGCCCGGTCGGCCACATCGCTCCACAGAGCCGCTTTCACGAGGTCGTGGGGGTCAGCACCCCGCATGTCGGCGATCAGCGTCACAGCGCCCTGATCAGACGGGATCTCGGGGATGTTGCGCAGGCTCCACTCACCACCTGGGTACTGGAAGCTCTCCGGGTACTGCTTGGGGATCATGCCCTGCTGGGCGGTGTGGATGCGTAGGTGGACGGTCATGCTCCCAGCTTTCGTTTGATGTCTGCGATGTCCTGCTTGAGCGTCTCCTGCTCGTTGTCGGTCCAGGCGTCGTTGTTCACGATCATGTAGGCCGCAATACGGGCCGTCAGCACGGGTGTGACCACCCAGAGCATGATGACGAGATAGACGATGGTGACGACGCGGCCACCGACGGTGGCAGGCGAGTAGTCGCCGTACCCGGTCGATGAGCCGCTGACAATGGCCCAATAGAGGCTCTCGAACGGTGTGACGTGCTCGAACAGGCTGTAGGCCAGCGTGCCAGCAACGGTGAAGCCGACTGCCCAGAGGCCGACCTTGGCGACCGATCCTGTGGCGTCATGGATCTTGCTCACTGTGTGAACTCCTGTGGGTGGGTGGGAGATGCGCGGGGCGGGGCAGGAGAGGGTTACAGGTCCAAACTCATGGGACCCGCCCCGCGCACCTGGCTAGAACGAGCTGCTGCCGCCGTCGGAGAACGACGAGCCGCTGTCGCTGTACGACGAGCCGCTGTCGTAGCTCGACGACGACGAACCCGAGTCGTACGAGCTGCTGCTCGAACCCGAGTCGTAGCCGCCCGACGAGTAGCCGCTGTCCTGCGAGGCACCGCTCGACGAGTAGTCCGACGACTCCGACGACCCCTGCGTGGAGTACGTCGAGTCCTGCTCGGCTCCACGGGTGGAGTAGTCCGAGCTGTCGTAGCCGGAGGTCGAGTAGTCCGACTCCGGCTGGGCCGGGGTCTCCTGCTGCGACTGGTCCTGGCGATCGTCGAACGTGGTGTCGCCGTGGCTGTGCAGGCCACCGTAGACACCCGTGCCGTAGAGCAGGCCAGCGGACACGGGGTCCGGGACCACGACGGGCGTCGGCGTTGCGGCTACCGACGATGACGCCGAGGGCCGGTGACGGCGCTCGTAGTCGACGCGGCGCTGATGGGCAGCGTGTTCCGCCTGTGCCGCCTTGCGGTCACGGCGGCGCTGGAGCCAGCCCACTAGTCGTCGTCCTCGTAGCAGCCCTGGGGCTGCGGTGCGGCGCACGCCACTCCCGCTACCCCGGTGATGCCCAGGCCGAGGGCCAGCACCACCATGGCGATCTTCTTGTTCACGTGGATGGGTTCCTTCCTACTTAGGTGTTCACTCGATTGGCCACAGCCGCGTACTTTGCAGCAGCGTCGTGGTCCCACCCCGGAACGACTTCGATCTCGGGGATGGCCTCTTCTTCCCACAACTTGATGATTGCGGGGTTGTCGTCGATCGCACCGATGACGTCGTACTTCTCGCGGACCTTGGCCAAGATCTCCTTCTTGACCTCGTAGTCCTTGCGGTAGTCGCCGTCGGCTCGGTGGTATTGATCGGCGACCGGCACACCGAAGGCGTCGACCAACTCGCGGTCGATGAACCTGCGGGTGTGCGGCCTCCACTCCTCCATGCGTGCGGTCACGATGACGATCGCGTGACCGGCCTTGTGGTGGCGGCGACAGAAGTCGATGGCTTGCTTGTTGGCGGGCACGAACTCACTGGCTTCGTGGAAGGCGTGGAAGTCCTTCTTGACCTTGTTGCCGTCCTTGTCCACCCTCATCGCATCGACGAAGTGGCGGATGGTGCTGACGTTGGCCAATGTCCCGTCCATGTCGACCAAGACTGCTTGGCGACGGGCTGACATTTTCATAAAGCTACTATAACTCCTCTGTAGGGTTTATGTCTAGCCGGGTGACATCAGTCTCGTAGAAGTCATCGCTGAACACGAACCGGCGGATGCGAACCTTGCGGCCCTCCTTCTCCAGGCGGTTCTTGTAGGCCAGCGCCGTCGGACCGTGCACGTACAGGCGGACCTTGGTGTTGTAGTCGATCGGCTTGCGCTGGCCACGCTCCCAGTCCGGGGAGGCCACGACCTCGCCCTGAGGCTTGCCGTTGATCAGCTCGACCACCTGGAAGATCTCATCGGGGATCGCATCGCGGCGGGCCATCAGAACTCCCAGTCGTCGTCTTCGGTGACCACAGCCTTGCCGATAACGTACGTGCTGCCCGAGCCTGAGAAGAAGTCGTGGTTCTCGTCGCCACCAGGCGACAGAGCCGACAGGATGGCCGGGTTGACGTCGCAGTCGGCACGGCTGAACAGCGCCTCGTAGCCCAGGTTCTGCAGAGCCTTGTTGCCGTTGTAGCGCAGGAACTTCTTGACGTCCTCGGTCTGGCCGGTGGCGTCGTAGAGGTCCTGGGTGTACTCCTGCTCGTTGTCGAACAGCTCGAACAGCAGCTCGTAGGTGTAGTCCTTGAGTTCCTGCTGGCGGGCCTTGGTCTCCTTCTCCAGGCCCTTCTGGAACTTATAGCCGATGTAGTACCCGTGCACGGCCTCGTCGCGGATGATGAGCCGGATCATGTCGGCGGTGTTGGTGAGCTTGCCACGGCTCGACCACCACATGGGCAGGTAGAAGCCGGAGTAGAACAGGAAGCCCTCCAGCAGCGTGCTGGCCACCTTGCGCTTGAGCGGATCGTCGCCGTTGTAGTAGCCGAGCACGATGTCGGCCTTCTTCTGCAGGTTAGCGTTCTCCTCCGACCAGCGGAACGCGGCGTCGATCTCCTTGGTGCTGCACAGCGTCGAGAAGATGTTCGAGTAGCTGCGTGCGTGCACGCTCTCCATGAACGCGATGTTGGTGTACACGGCCTCCTCGTGAGGCGTCAGCGCGTCGGGGATGAGCGAGACAGCGCCCACGGTGCCCTGGATCGTGTCCAGCATCGTCAGGCCCGTGAACACGCGCATGGTGATCAGCTGCTCCTGCTCAGAGAGCTGGTGCCAGGACTGGACGTCGTTGGACACCGGGATCTTCTCCGGCAGCCAGAAGTTGTTCGTGAGCCGGGTCCACACCTCCGCATCCTTCTCGTCGATCACGCGATTCCAGTTGATGGCGCGAGTCAGGGTCGGTGCGGTCACTTGAGGTCCTCCGGCGTCAGGAATGAGACGTTCTGTCCCATGGTGGTGCCGTCCATGTGCAGACCCTCAAAGATCGTGGGTCCGTACCAGGTGGTATGTGGAACGTGGTAGTGCCCGTGGTACCACCGTTGCGGCTTGTGCTTGTCCCAGATCGACTTCATCATGCGGCGATGCTGGCCAGCCTGCTCCAGCATAAGCGGTGGCCAGTGTGCGGCACCACCTCGCGGCTTGGAGTCCGGGCCGATGCCAGGGATGTCGATGCCGGTCGGGCAGTCGTGCGAGAAGATCACATCCATGCCGTGCGGCTGGTGGCAGCACCAGTTCACGTCCTCGTCGGTGAGCACCTCCTCGGGCCACCAGCCCTTGCCCTCGGTGCGCAGGAAGCGGTCGATCGAGAACGCGCCGCCGACGGCCATGAACTTCTTGCCCCACCACTCCCAGCGGTAGCCGATGGGCAGGAAGATCAGGTTGCCGTTGATCAGGCTCGGGCGCTTGCCGCGACCCAGCTCGGGCAGGCCTGGCCAGTACTCGTGGTTGCCAGGCAGCCAGAAGAACGGCATCTCGTGCTTCTTGACCGCCGTGCTCACGCGCTTGAGGTACTCGGCACTGTCGGGGTCCTCGGGACGCCAGAAGCCGAAGTCGCCCACCTGGATCATGGCGTCAGCGCCGTTGTCCTTGGCGTACTCGATGGCGTGGCGTGCCCAGCCTGGGTTGCCGTGCCAGTCGCCTGCGATGGCGAGCTTGGTCGGTTCATACATGAGTGACACGTAGTGCTCCTGCCTTGGTGTAGAGGGCCGGGTTGGGGTCCCAGTGGAACAGCGACTCGTTGGCCCAGTCGTGGCTGGCCACGATCGACTCGAAGACGCCCTGAGGTGATGCGTCGTACGGGCCGGAGGACCACGCGGCGTTGGCCTCCACGACCCACGCCTGGCCGCTGGGTGTGGTGCCCACGTCGAGCACGAACCCTCGCGGCTTGGCCACAGCCGGATCGTCGAGCAGCTTCTCCACCAGATCGGCGGCGTCGTTCAGCTCGGTGTTGAACGCCAGATCGCCGTCCAGGCCTCCAGGGAAGCCCTCACTGCCCCAGATCATCTCCATGCCCATGCGGTGCGCCCGGTAGAGGCTGTGGGCCGTGATGCGCCCGTCAGCCACCCAGAAGCGCCACTCGGTGGTGAAGTCCACCAGGCCCTGCAGCTGGATCAGCGCGTCGTCAGGCAGATGGTACTGCCCGATGGTGGTGGCCCAGTGCCGATTGACCAGATGCGTGCGCGCCGGGAAGTCGTCGAGCTTGGCCTCCGGCAGCTTGACGAAGAACTCGATCTCGTCGCCCGGACCCATGATGGTCTCGAACCAGTCAATCGACTCGCGCACGGTCATCGTCGACACGGTGCGACCGGTGTACTTGGTCTGGCTGAGGCTGTCCAGCCAGCGCGGTCCGCACGACGTCAGCGGCAGCCGCACGCCCGCCTTGTAGGCGCTGGCCACCCACGCCCCTGGTGCCCACCACACGGTGTCCCAGGCGGTGTCGGGGTTGATGTCGAACCCGAAGTCCTGCTTGACCACGCGGTCAGTCAGCTTCTCGGTGAAGCCCTTCGCCAGCCAGTTCTTGTGGGTCACGATCACAAACGGCCTCGATCCGGCGTCGGATCTCGTTCGTGCTGAGTTCGCCGTAGGGACTAGGCGTCTCTGCAGGAACGGGTTCGGGGTCAGGCGGTGGCTTGGCGAGTCCGCTGGCTGCGGCGACTCGCCGGAGGGCATCGAGGTCTCGCTTGGGTTCGGGCTTGGGCTGGTCACGGGGGATGAACTCCTTCAAGTGGGTGGTGTGCCAATAGTCGCAGTCAGGGCACTGGTATGCCCGGATCTCCTTCTTGGTGGTGCTGTCGCGGACGGTGTTGCTGCCCTGCTTGTTGCTGGTGTTGCAGATGGCCATGAGCGCATCCAGCTCGGTGTACCACTTCACCTTGCCGGTCTTGCGGCAGCGGCTGTTGGTCTTCTGCGGGTGCAGTTTCGTGGAGTGTCGCTTCTGGGTGGTGACTACTCGCTTGCGCCGCTCGGGGTGGGGAAGCATCTCACGAGGGCAGCTCGCCGAGTTCCCGCATCATGCCACCGAAGGCCTCGTAGAAGGTCTGGCCGACGCCGTATGCGGCACCGCCCACCATGTCGCTGTCCTCGGCCTCCTTGCCGAAGTGCAGCGCCGCCGTCCACTTGTCGTCGGTGGTCAGTTCGGGGTTGTAGCTGACCGCCAGTGCACCGCCCTCGCGCTGGATGAAGTCCACCAGCTTGCCGGGGATGATCTGGCTCGCGCTCTTGGCTGTCATACCGCAATGCCCTTCCACTCGATCAGTGCTGCTACCAGGTCGACCGGCGGCTCGATGCCGTGGTCGTTGAGGATCTTGGTCACGACGTACACGTTGCCGATGACCTCCTCGGTGGGCGTGGTCGAGAGCTTCTCGATCTTGCCCGTGACCTGCTCGACGACCTTCTGCGTGCTGTCGAGCTTGCCCTGAATCGTGCTCTGGTGATCCTTCTTGGCCAGCTCGGGGTCATACCCGCTGAGCAGCTGAATGACCACCTGGCGGACGCGGGTCAGCTCAGCGCCGTTCTTCACCAGCACCTGGCAGCCAACGCCCTCGCCCTCGCGGATCAGGGCCAGCAGGAGATGCTCGGTGCCGATGTAGTTGTGGCCGAGCTGCAGCGCCTCGCGCAGGCTCAGCTCCAGCACCTTCTTGGACCGCTCGGTGAACGGGATGTGCCCGGTGGGTGCCTGCTGGCCGTGGCCGATGATCTCCTCGACCTCACCGCGCACGGTCTCCAGGTTGATGTCGAGCGCCTCCAGCGCCTTGGCCGCTACACCCTCGCCCTCATGGACCAGACCGAGCAGCAGGTGCTCGGTGCCGATGTAGTTGTGGTTGAGCATGCGTGCCTCCTCTTGAGCGAGGACGCACACGCGGCGGGCGCGGTCAGTGAAACGCTCGAACATCAGACCTGGACCTCCACGGCGTTGTCGATGTCAGCCTCGGCGGCGACGAGCGCCTCCTTGGTCTCTGGGTTGCGGTCCAGGCGAGCCTGGGCCTCCTCGTCATCGCGCTGCATCTCGTCGCGGACCTGGTACACGCGGGGCAGCGACAGGCCGCTGGCCTTGGCCAGCTTGATGCCGCTGATGTCCATGCGGAAGCCCTCGCGGATCTTGTCGTGGACTTCGCGCATGGCCTCGTCCTCGCGCTCGCGGACGCGCTGCAGCTTGTTCTTCGCCGTCGAGAGCGCCTTGAGGTGTTCGTGCTGCTCTGGGCCAATCTTCTTGGTCATGAGGTGGGGATTCCTTCTTTGGGGGGCCAGTGGTTGTTGGGGTAGGCCATGACGTCCCAGTCGGCGCGGAGTGCCCAGGGTGCGAGCACCCAGGTGTTCTTGATGCTCTTGATCACGCCGCGCTGATTCTGGAACAGGCCCGACAGGAAGCCAGAGACCGACATCTCGGAGATGTCGAGCACCTGAGCGACCTGCTTGGTGGTGATGCCCTTGCCGCCCACGACCTTGCCCATCCGGTGGTACTCCTTGAGCACACGAATGATCATGAACTCCTTCTCGGTGACCGGGATGCGCAGGACCGTCTTGGGACGGTCCAGGTCGGTGGCAGCGGGGGCAGCACCGATTCGACGTGGCATGGCAGCCGGTGAGGGCTTGCCCGACGTCTGCTGTGCCTGCGCCTGTGCCGCAGCCTGTGCCGCCCGTTCAGCGTCGAGACGCTTCGGGGCGGGAGTCTCTTGGGGCGGTTCGGGCTGCTTGGCCTGCACGACGCTGTTGTCGCCAGGCTGCACCCCCTCGCCGTTGCGCAGTTTCGCCATCGCCTCGACGACCATCTCGGCCTGAGACTTGGGCGCGACGAACTTGCCGGTGGCCTTGAGGTAGAGGATGAACTCCTCTTCGGTCAGGTCCAGCTCGGAGCCGTCGTCGAACTTCACAATCGCCATGGGCGCTTCCTCTCGGTGGGTGGGATCAGTTCTGCGGGTTGGGCAGGTTGTTCGGAGCCAGGAGCGGGTGCACGCTCGTTTCCTGGCTCGGGTGGATACCGAGCATCATCATCAGCTCAGTAGCCTCTTCGGCATTGTCCACGTTGCCGCAGACGGTGAGACGAGCCTTCTCGATCTGTGTCGGTTCGAGGGGATCGCCGTCCATCGTGACGGTCATGGACTCGGCGTCGAGTGCAGACGCATGCTTACCGGGCATCTAATCGCTTCCTACTCAGGGTGTACCCCATTCCACTCGGAATGGTTATATCGACTATAGCACACCCTGTCTCAGCGGACTAGAATCTACCCCTGCTCCTATTGGGGGTGTAATCCCCCCGGCGGTTGCGATCGGTGCGTCGTGCAGATCCAGGAACCACGGCATCGCGGGCCATGGTGCCATAGCCGCGCTCACGCATTGTCGCACGCTGATCGTTGAAGCGGTCCAGATTGTTACGGTTCGCCCTCGCACGCACGGCACGGCTGTCCTTGGGTGCCTCACGGCCTCCCACACCGGCCAGAGCCATGCGCTCCTGCTCGCGCCCGGACTTGAGTCCTGCGGCGTGCGTGGAGCCGAATGCGGCCCGCGTGCGGCCCTTGTACCAACGCTCCAGGTGGTCCTCCAGCAGGTCCACCGCGACCACCATCACGCAGTCCGCGAGGTCCTTGGTGGTGACAGGGCCGATCTCCTGCTTGTCGACCTTGCCGTTCTTCTCCTGGAGGAACTTGAGTTCCTGCTCCAACAGGCTCATGCCGTCGTCGAAGAAGTCGTCCTTGTAGGCGTGGACCAGCCCCAGGTTGATGGCAGCCTTGAACCGCTCGAACCGGCGCTGGTTCTCCTGCATCGTGAACGTCTTCTCGAAGATGTGCATCTGCGGGTGGTCCAGGCGCTGCTGGTCGACCAGGCCGAAGGCGGCGTACTGGTCGTAGGTCAGCTTGTCGATCGACGGGAACCGACGCAGGAACTGGTCGATGTCGCGTCCCACCTGCACGTAGTTGACGGTGTGGTCCGGGAAGTTCTCCGGCTTCCACACGTGCAGCTTGTCGAAGATGACGTGCGGCATGACCGAGCCGCCCAGCTTGCAGTTGTGCGAGTACTTCATCTGCGGCGGCACGCCGGGAGGCAGGTTGTTCGGGTCCCAGCCGCAGCCGTCGCACGGTGCGTCCTCCATGTGGCCGATCGCCCAACCGAAGTTGGCGTTCGTGCGCGAGGGGTCGCCGTGGGCGCGGTAGACGATCGAGAACTTGCCCTTCTCGATCGGCACCAGGTTGTCGCGCCACCATGGCTTCTCGAACATCTTGTCGACCATGACCTCGTTGAGGTAGGCGTCCTCGACAGATGCAAACTGCGCGCCGCGCTCGACCTTGAACTTCTCGGGGTTCTTGTGGCGCATGCGCTGCATCGACTTGGCCTCGGGACCCTCGCCCTCGGGGTCCCACTGCACAGGCCGCTTCCAGCGCGGGAAGGTGCGCTTCTTGCCTGGCCGCATCGGGATCGTGTGCGCCGAGTCCCAGTCGCGGTAGGTCTCCCAGCTAGGCAGCTGGACGACGAGCATTTCGGGGTCGGCGACAGCGACCTCCAGCTCCTCCTCCACCTCGTCCATGTCGATGCCCATGTGCTTCTCGGTGTACGTGCGGCGCTCGAACTTGCCCTCGCGCTGGTTGTACTCCTCCATGGTCACGCAGCCTTCTTGGTACAGCTGGTAGAACCGACCGACCTTGGTGAAGGGCGAGCTGGGGATGTAGGTGAACTTCTGGATACCGAACTGGTCGAGCGAGGGTTGCTGAGCGGCGTACACCTCGTCGCCCGACTTCGTGGAGCCGGTGCCCATGATCTGGTGGGCGAACTCGTCGTAGTAGTTGGCGAAGCCGTTACCACCACGCTTGCTGGTCGACGAGGTGGCCGAGGCCTGTGCATGCAGCGAGGCGAACTCGCGGTCCATGCTGACCTTGCCCAGGCGCATCTCGTCGATGTACCGCTCGTCGGCAGGCGTGCGGATGTAGAAGTCGGTGACGCGGTTGGCCACGATGTGCGGTGCCAGGTAGGCACAGCCCTCCACGGTCCGCCGGATGTCGCCGAACTGGCGATCGGCTGCCTGGGCCTGGGTGGTCGCGATGACCGTCAACTCGCCCACGGCGTGCGGCACGATGCCGAAGTGCTGCTGCCAGTCGTCGAGCGAGAAGAAGTACGCCAGCCGCTCTGCGCCCGTGACGCCACCGATGATGCCCTTGGACGCACGACGGCCCATGACCGTCTGGACGTGCGGGAAGTGGTGGTAGCCGTTGTTCTTGAGGTACTGCACCCGGTCGAAGATGTCGGGCTGCACGCCCATCGGGCGCGTGCGGTCCTTGAAGCCTTCGGCCCACTTGCCGATGGTGTCCCAGTCGTACTGGGTGAACTGCTCGGTCTCCAGGTAGATGAGCTTGAGCAACGTCAGCTGGCGCGGGTAGAGCTTCATGTTGCAGAAGCTCCGGTGCGTGGCGAAGTCGACGATCGACTCCCATGGAGGACCGTTCCGCATCGCGTTCTGGAACTGCGCGATCGGATCGAAGTACTCCCCCTCGCCGCTGGGGGTGACGTTGCGGTTGGCCACTACGCGGCCTGTGTGTCCAGCGGAGGCGCTGCGATGGCCACACGGGTCACGCGCTCGCCGTCGTTGGTGATCATCGGCTTCACGGTGGCCACAGGCACCAGCGCAGCCCTCTCACCGTCGGCGGTCTTGATCGTCGGCTCGATGTTGATCCGGGTCAAGTAGCTGATGGCCGTCTGCAGGACCGTCTTGAGCACGAGGATGCCCAGCGCGGTCAGGCCCGCCTTGGAGAAGAACTCGTTGCCGCTGAGGGTGGCCACCAGGGTCACCAGGGCGAACACGACGTCGAGAGCGAAGCCCTGCAGCAAGGTGCGGAAGCTGCGGTTCTTGGCGTCGGCGACACGGATCTCCTTGCCCTGGTTGGTGGTGACGGTGACCGTCGGGCGAGTGTGGTCGATCTGCTCGCCGCTCAGCGTGCCCTTGAGCACGCCCACGCCGTACTCCTTGCTCTCCTGCAGCAGGTGGTCGCGCAGAGCACCGAGGTCCTCCTTGCTGATCCACACGCCGCTGGGGAGGTACGTGGCGTCGGCGGGCGCGTGGGTCTCGGGGACCTCCACGCTCACGCGAGCTTCTACGCTCTCCTCCCCATACTGCACCGCTGGCGCGGGATCTGTCTCAGGCGCTGGCGCGGGACGCAGCCCACGCTCCCATGGAAGGCTCATGCGACGAACTCCTCGATCTTCTTCTTGATGTCGTCCAGGTCGATGCGGAAGAGCTTTGCCAGCTCCTCCAGGATCAGCCGGTTGTACTGGCCGGTCACGTAGCTGTCGGCGACGGCCTCGCGCAGGGTCAGCTTGTTGCCAGCCGAGTCCTTGATCTCGACGGAGCCTGACGCGCTCAGCTCCTCGACCAGCTGCTTGAACAGAGCGTCGGTGGTGGTTGCCACTGGCTCCTCCTTCTCGGGTTCTGGTGCCGGTGGGGTCACCACGGGTACCGGCTCAGGCTTGACCGGCGTGGGGTTGGGCGGATCGACGCTCAGTTCTCCCTGGGCCTGCAGCGTGTCGCGGAACTCCACGACCCAGTACGGGTCGTTGTTGCCGGTGTTCCACTGGCTGACCAGGAAGCGCATGCCATCGCGCTCGTTGAGCTTGGACGATGGCCAGATGTATCCGCCGTAGAGCTGCGGGAACTGCGGCCCGTGCACGTAGTCGACGCGGTTGGCCGTCTGCCAGTTGTCGGTGATGTTCTTGACCGTCAGCGCGGTCTGCTTGTAGCCGCCAGCGTCGAAGAACGACAGCACCCAGTTGCCCTGGATGCGCCGCAGACACAGCTCGCCGTACGCGCCCTGCAGGATCGGGGTGCGCTCGTTGGGAGTGCCCCAGTTCCATGCCTGGCCAACGCCGTTGTAGCCCCACGGCTCCCACTCACCGCTCGGGAAGCTGTCGGCCTTGCACCGCCACAGCCAGATGCCACGGTCGCGCCGGAGTCCTCCGGTGCCCATGATGTAGACGTACTCGCCGAGCTGCTCGAACGTCAGCATGACGTTGCCAGGGTGGCCGGGGTGGTTGAGCACGACGTACGGGTCGGTCTTGGTCCAGACGTCGCCGAGGTCGTCGGCCTGCCAGAACACCGTCCGCTTCTCGTTGCCCAGGCCCTGGGTCACCATGGCCGCGACGATCCACTTGTCCCGGATGCGAATGAAGTCGCACGGCAGGATCGTGGAGTAGTCGGGGTTGGCGTGCGGGTAGTCCCACAGCTGCTTGCGGTTGCCCTCCGGCAGGATCGTGCCGTTGTCCCACGGGATGCCCAGCAGGTTGGCCTGGTCGTCGTACATCAGGATCGACGGCGACTGCCAATCACCGCGCAGACGCCATTCCGAGAAGTTGTCGCCGAACATGACCGCGACGGCCTTGCGCTTCTCGTCCCACCGGGCGATGCCCAGGTCGGCTGACTCCATGCGGACCTTGGTCGTGACACCAGGGCCGGTGAGGTTCTTGGTTCTAGGCATCGAACTGCGCTCCGATCGCGACGAGGACCCGCTCGTCATCCCAGTCAGGGATGACAACGCCGGAGTCCGTATCCACCGGGGGAACCGGGACAGAAGGGACACCAGCCCCATCATCAGGATCTGGAGTAGGACCGCCATTTGCACCCCACGCTGCTAGGAAGATGCTCAGGGGCATCTTGGCCTGGTTGATGTCGGTCGGACCGAACGGCGGGGTGTTCTCGCGATCCGAGTACTGGTGTCCGAACCACTGCACGCCGTCAGGCGTCCATGGAGCCTTGTCTGGCCCTGCGTAGCGCGGCACGATCAGCTTGACGCCACGCAGCTCGCGGTCGTTGATGCCGACGAGCAGGTCCGGGTTGGCCGTCGGGTTCCAGTAGATGGACGCGGCCTGCGGGTTCTGGAAGTAGGTCTGGCCGCTGGCGATGAAGCTCTTCACGCCTGCGGTCTGGTCGCCCCGGATGTTCCACTTCGTGCCGCCGTCCTCGACGTCGATCATGAAGCACAGCTCCTTGGTGACGCCACCGGCCAGCTCGATGGCCTGCCGGAAGGTGCCCCAGTTGTCAGCGCCAGGCACCCAGAAGTGGTAGGCGATGATCTTCTTGAGCTTGCCCTGGCGCACCAGGGTCTGCGCGGCCTTCATGTTGGCCAGCCACTTGGTGTCGATCTGGTTGGCGATCGACGCCCGGAACGAGATGACCTCGTACGGGTAGCTGTCGTCCACGGTGGCAGCCTGGTACTGGCTGTAGTCGCCCCACTTGGTCAGCGGGTACTCGAAGTCCGGGATCTCGACGTCGTGCAGGTTGGTGTTCGCTGGCAGACGCCAGCCCTCGCGGATGACCGCATCCCACTCGCCCGCGTAGACGCCGCCGTACCCGAACAACGGGTTGGGCAGCCAGCCCTTGGACCGCTGCAGAACGTAGGCCGCACGCGGGGTCAGGCCGTCGTTCCACTTCTTGGTTACCGGAAGACCGAGGGCTGCCTGCCAGCGGCCCAGGCCGTCCTTAGCAGCCTGCGAGTCGCTCTCGTACTCACCGCTGATGGACTCGACCGGACCGTCAAGCGGTCCGTAGTAATAGCCGAGAGGTAGTGGGAAGGCGTTGGGGTCTGCCGGTCCGAAGATGTTGAGGTAGCCATTGCGCAATCTGTCCGCGAACTCGCGGATCTTGGGTGACGTGGGTGGTAGTCCGACCTGGAAGTGCATCTCGTCGGTCCTGGACCAATTGCGTCCCCAGAATACCGTGCCCTCGAACAGAGCGATACCCCGGTTGGTGATCTCCACCTGGTTCTGCGGCATCGTCTTGCGCTGCCACGGCAGCTCGTCGGCGCACAGGTCCAGCGCCGTACCCGAGAGGTGGTTGCTGTTCCAGACGTCGTTGGTCGCCGACCAGGCCCACCAGTTGCGGTGCCCGTCGGGCGGTTCGATGTTGCGGACGTTGCGATCGAACCAGCACGCCCACGCGACCAGGATGATGGTGACGTCATCCTTGCGCAGCTCAGGGCGCACTTTGGTGGTGCCAGGCACCAGCAAGTTGTCACACAGGCTGCGCGGCACCTGCGGCCAGCCGTTCTCGGTGATCAGAGCCATAGGGACTTCCCTCCTACCACTTCCAACTCCTGGAAGCGTTTATTACAGTGCGGTACGAGCGGCGAACAGCGAGGCGCTCGCAATGGAGCCGACCTGGGTCGTGCTCTGTCCGCCGTCGGTGTCGATCAGCCATGCGTTGACGATGTAGTTTGTCGCCGGGTTCAGTGCGAACCCCGACGGCGGGCATGGGATGACGGTGATCATCTGGTAGTCCTGGTACCACTGCCGCCCGAACCCTTGCGCGATGAGCGTCTGCGCCGCGTAGGTCGTCTGGGTGTTGTCGCCGATGCGGACCTCGATGGCCGATCGACCGTCAGTGCTCTGGACCGAGGTGCTCATGAAGACCAGCGGGATGCCGGTCACGCCGGTCACCCCCAGGTTCCACTGAGCGATCTTGAGCGGCGTGACGCCCGTGGTGCCACCGAAGGACTGGTTGGCTCCCCACGGCCCTCTCAGCATGCCTGCGCCGAGCACGGGGATCTGAGCCAGCGGCACCTTGCCGTTGCTCAGCGTGGCCACGCCTGAGGCCACGCCCTTGGCGCTGTTGGGCACCAGGAGCGCGTCCTGCTGGCTGTAGTAGGCCACCGGGGAGAACTGCTCGTCGGCGTTGTCGACGTAGGTCTTCGGGGCACGGGTGGCCATCTTCTCGGCGATGCGCCCGGACACGTAGGCGCGGCTGACGCCCTGGTTCAGGGTGCCCTCCGCCGAGAGCCGAGTCTCGATCGAGCGCGGGTCGGTGTCGTCTGCACCGACGTATGTCAGGCCAGCCATCAGAACCCCGGAAACACGAGCGCGTAGAACTGCAGGCCCGCTGAGTTGAAGGTGTAGGTGTTGCCGCTCCACAGGCCCAGGAACAGGTTGAACACGCTCTGCCCCTCCAGTAGCGGGCGGGTGTTCGGGTTGACCGTGTTGTCGGCGAACGGAACGCACGTGTGGTAGGCCAGCGTCTTGTGGCTGGTGGCCAGGCACCACGAATGCTTGGTGTCGTCGCTCTTGAGCACGCTGATCTGGCCGTAGCTGCCCGTGCCCATGCCCCGGTTGGCCGCGTTGCCGTTGATCGAGCCGCCGAGGATGTGGGCGAAGATCAGCGGGATGTACGGGAATCCGGGGTCGGGGATGGTCAGGGTCGCGGCCAGGTACTCCTTGGGGTTGATCGCCGTGCACAGCCGCTCGCCGCTGAGGATGATGTTCTGCGCCGCGACGTAGCCCATCTTGCGCTCGGTCTGGATGGTCGGCAAGTACTGACTCGGGATGTAGCTGTTGGTGTCCAGCGGCACGATGCCGTTGGTGGCACCCACCTGGCTGACCGGGATGTAGTTGGCGTCGGCGGTGTCTACGTTGGCCTTCTTGGCGCGCAGAGCGTCCTGCTGGTCCACGTAGCTCTGGTTGACCAGGCCCGCCTCGGATGCCTGGGTGGCCAGCTCGGCGGTGATGAAGTCGTTGTCGACCCGGATGGTGTCGTAGCGGTCGGTGACGTAGCGCCGAGGCAGCACCGAGTAGTCCGAGTCGGGTTCGCGTCCTACGTACCTCATGCAGGCACCGCCATGACGTGCAGGCGTGGCCGGTACGGACGCACCGAGCTGAGGCTGGTGGTGCCAGCGCGGGTGGCCTGGATGTACAGCGTCGTCGCGCCCGTGCGCGCTGCGCCGGTCAGGTTGTAGGGGATGACCACGATCGGCTGGTAGTTCGGCACGCCGTCGGAGACGTAGATGCTGTCCAGCGCGACCGGGGTGCCCTGGCCCAGGTTGCGGGTCACGGCGCGCACGCCGAAGCCCCAGCCTCGGTTGTTGGGTCCCATCGGGGTCACTCCTGACAAGTCCTCCACCTGGTGGACGACGGTGCTGTTCTTGAGGTACGCGAACTTGCGCTTCTCGGCTGCAGCGTTGCCTGCCCAGCCGATGGCGTCGGTGCCAGCACTCAGGTTACCGCTGGCCACGGTGGTACCCAGCTGCAGCTCACCGGCTCCGGCGTTGTACATGAGCTTGATCGTGCTCTCGCTCTGCTCCCAGAAGACGTACTGGGTGCGGTCGGCGTTGACGCGCAGGTAGATGCGGAACAGCGTGTCGCCGCCGTTGCTGCCGGTCTCGCCAGCGGCGTCGATGGCGGCGGTGACCTTCTGGATGTCGGTGGCCGTCTTGGCGCTGGTGGGGTCGATGCGGCGGGCCGTCATGAGGTTGTTCGAGTTGCCGCCGTCCGACCACGCCGCACGGTTGCCGCTGACGCCATAGCTGCCGCTGCTGTTGCTGTAGACCTGCTCCCAGCCGCCGCCGAGGTTACCGGCGTTGGCGCGGTTGAAGTCGTCGCCGAGCAGGGCCGTCTCCTGGGCGTCCTGTGCGCCGCGACCCATGGCGATGACCTCGCCGTTGGCGGAGCCGACGGTGACCGCGATGGCGGCGTGATCCAGGTCGGAGCTGTTGTGGGCGTCGATCTCGCCGAACACCAGCAGCCGGTACGGGTAGCCGGGGTCGGCCACCGGCATGGTGAACAGGGTCGACGTCGTGATGTTGTCGACCGCGCCCATGTAGGCACCCGGAACGTAGGGACCCTTGAGGTACCGCTGGCTGTTGGGCGCGTTGATGCGGTTCGGGCTGACCTTGCCGGTGGCGTCGAGCGCGGCCACGCCGTTGGGCACGTCCTTGCTCGCCAGCTTCACGCGCAGGTCGTCCTGGGCGTTGATGTAGGTCGCGTCGGCCAGCAGAGCGTCCTGCTGCTCGACGTAGCTCTTGGTGACGTAGCTGCCCAGGCCAGACTCGATCGCAGCGTCGATCTGCTCGGTGGTGAGGTCCTCATCCTTGAGCAGGCTCACGTAGTCCTGGTACACCAGGTCCGGGTCATCGGCGACCGGTGCGCCGACATAGCGCAGTCCGGTCATCCCATCACCACCACACGCCACTGCCCTGCCGTCGGAGGCACGGCGAACTCAGCCGAGATGGTGTTGACGCCCGTCGGCTTCCAGCCCAGCAGCACCGCATCGCCGCCGCTCTTGTCGCGGAAGCTGGCCGTGACGTCCAGGTTGTTCAGGTTGTGCGTGATGGTCGCGACCGTGGAGCCAGCGGGCACGTCGCCTGCGTACTTGCGGGTTGCCACCACCGGGTCCAGTGCGGCCTTGCCGTTGACGATGATGATGCCGCCACCGGTCGCCGCGTCCAGCTGGAAGTCGTTGCCGAGGCGCTTGACGCCGTTGGTGGCCGTGAAGCTCGGCACGACGCCAGCGGTCAGGACCTTGGTCCAGTTGTTGGCGTTGGTACCGACGATGCCGCTGTTGTTGGTCTGCAGCCACAGCGTCTGGCCATGGCTCGCGCCGCTGACGACCACGGCCATGGTGCCCTTGAGGAAGTACTGGCCGGTGGCCATGTCGCTCACTCGGGTCCATGCGCCGCTGTTGACGACGTAGAGGCCGTTGTTGACCGAGCTGGACTGCGCCGTGAGCAGCACGACGGCACCGATCGGCACCAGCGTGCCGTCGATGCTCTGCTGGCCGCTCAGGGACGCCACAGCCGACGTAGAGGCATAGTCGGCCTTCTGCTTGTTGGCCACCGCCTCGCTGATCTGATTGAAGACGTCGGCGGGTGCGGTCTTGCCTGCCAGGCCGGTGGTCAACTGCGTGGTGCTGGCCTTGGAGTCCAGAGCCGTCTGCAGGCCGTTGGTCTCGGCGATCGTGAGCTGCACACCCGAGGCGCGTGCGCCGACGTCGGAGGGTCCCAGCACGACGACGCCAGTCTGGCCGTTGATGCTCTGCACCGCGTCGTCTGGCGTGGACAGCTTGATCCAGTTGCCGAACACGCTCGGGTCGTCGGCGTTGAGGATGTAGCTGCCCTTGTCCGCCGTAGCCGTGATGATGGCCATGTCGCCGCGCTGCACCTGGGAGGTGGTCAGCGCCAGCATGGCGGGCCGGTTGGCCACCGCGAAGACGGCGTTGAGGGCCACCGACGGGATCTGGGTGCTCGGGACCTTGCCGTCCACGAGGTCGGCCTTGGCACCGAGGGCAGCCGTGAGGCCCTCGACCTTGTTGATGCCGACGTCGGGCAGCTGGGCCAGCGGAACCTTGCCGCCAACCAGCGTGGCACGGGCATCGAGAGCAGCCTGCAGGCCGTCGATGTTGCTGATCGGCTGCACGGGCAGCTGCGAGACCGGGACCTTGCCGCCGGTCAGGTCTGCCTTGCCGGTCTGCAGACCGCTCACGATGCCGCTGAGCGTGGTCACCGAGGTGGTGGTGGCCTTGGTGCCGACCTCGGTCGTCAGGGCCTGGAGGTCGGTCTGGTTCGCCTTGCCCGCGACGGCAGTAGCGATGCCGTCTACCTGCGTCTGCGTGGCCTTGGTAGCCAGCGAGTCTGCCAGGTTGTTGACCTGAGTCGTGGTGGCCTTGGTGTCCACCAGCGCCTGCAGCGTGCTCAGGGCAGCCAGCGAGGCCTTGGTGTTGATCGCGGCGTTGGCCGTGGCCAGGTCAGCCGAGTCGGCCTTGGCCGCGACGATGGCCTGCAGAGCCGACAGAGCCGCCTGCGTGGCCAGAGGCTCGTCCGCCGGGGCACTCTCGTTGCGCTTGACGAACTTGAGGTGGCCGTTCGGCGTGAGGTATGGCCACACCGCCTCGCCGGGGTCAGCACCCGCCGGGTTGTAGTAGTACTGCGACTGGGCATTGATGCCGAACGGGCTGCGCAGCAGGACCGAGGACAGGTCGGTGGTGAGGCCTCCGGCGTTGAACCAGACCGTCTTGGCCGAGCTGCCGGTGCCACCTCCTCCGCCTGGCTCCAGATCCTCCAGCTGCTGTTCGACAGAGCTGATGCGACCATCCAAGTCCGACGTCGCCGTCAGAGCGTTGTTGGTCAGGATCGCCTGCAGTCCTGCGACGTCGGCGATCGGGACGTTGACCCCCACGGCACGGGCACCGATCGACGCGGGCGTAATCGCGTCGGTCCCGCCGGTAGCATGGCTCGCCGCGTGAGCCGTGGGGGTTCTCGGATTGGTCAGTGCCGGGTCGGTCGTCGAGACCTTGCCCGCGAGGGCCTCGGTCAGGCCGGTGACGTCCCCGATGTCAAGGTCGCCACCTCCGCCGCCGAGGTTGAGGACGGTGCCGTCCTTGCGTGTGACCTGGCCGTCACCGTTGATGTAGGCCAGGAAGGTACCCATCAGGGTCCGGGGGACCACGCCGCCCTGCGTGCGGACGATCGTGGTGTCGCCCTCCAGCGCCGCGAGGCGGGCGTTGATGGCGTTGGTGACCGAGACGTCGGTCTTGGCCGTGAAGGCTGCCGCCAGCCCCGAGACCTCTGCGAACGGCACCGGCTGGCTGGCCGACCGAGCACCCACGTCTGCAGCGGACAGGACCACAGCACCCGTCTGGCCGTTGACCGACAGGACGGTAGCAGAGACCTGGAACCGGACCCAGTTGCCGATCTGGCTGGCCGGGGAGGCGTTCAGGAAGAAGATGCCATCGGGGCGGACCGCGAAGTCACCCGGCTGGATCTGGCTGCTGGTGAGCGCCAGCATGGCAGCCTCGTTGGCCACCGTGACGGCCTTGCCCAGGGCGACGTCGGGGAGCTGGCTGGACGGGATCTTGCCGCCCACCAGGTCGGCCTTGACGCCGAGCTGGGTCTCCACGTCGTCGATCAGCCCGTTCAGGCCAGCGATCTGCGTGTTGACTGCGCTCTGCAGGTTGCTGATCGCCGTGTTGAGCTGGACGACAGCCTGCTCGCGCTTGGTCTTCTCGGTCAGGTCGGCGTTGCTGAGCTGCTGCGTGGCAGCCGAGAGCTGCGAGCTGATGGTCTGGTAGACCTGCGTGAGCTGGTCCTGGGCGTACTGCAGGAAGTACGTGCGCAGGAAGGTGTCCTCCTGCTGGCGCTTGACGATCTCGGCGTCGAGCTTGCCCTGCACCACGGCGGCGCTCTCAGCGCCGGAGACGGGGTTGCCGTCGGCGTCGACCACGCGGCCCTGGCTGTCCAGGCCCGCCACGCCACCGGGGCGGCTGCGGTCGCTCCACTGCAGATAGACCTCGCCGCCGATGATGTTGCCCAGGTCTTCCAGGTCATCGAAGTCGACGTCGAAGTCGGGCATCACGAAGTCCTTCGTGAAGACCCTGCCCATGTACTTCTCGCGCCAGGCGATCCGGTACGGCACGCGGACGGTGAGGTCCGGGTGGTCGGTGGGGACCAGCTCGAACACGACCGGGTTGTTCTCGTCCTTGAGCAGGACGTCACGGGACTCGCGGCCTACCAGAGTCGCATCCAGGTCGGGTGCGCTGGGTTCGGCCAAGGGGTTGATCGCCACTTCCATGACGACCGGCTTGCTACCTACCGACCGCTGGAAGTTGATCGTGAGCGCACGCTTCTGCACCGTATCTCCTCCATGCTCACCTATTCAGGTGGCTGGACCAGGGGATGACAGGTCAGAACGGGAAACAGAGCGAGTCCCACGCCTCTCGACGTCCGACGTTCCAGGCCTTGCGCTCCAGCTTCGGCGGATCGGCCTCACGCTCATCCTGAGCACCCCAGATCTCCTCCATGATCATGGACCGGCGATCGACGATCGTGGTGGGCAGCTCGTCGTTGTGGTCGACCAGGCTGGGCCAGGTGTAGGAGACCAGGCACTTAGGTCCGCGCTGCGCCCACCGGCTGATGATCTCATCCGGCGGCGTGTCAGTGCGCAGGTGCCAGGGCATGTACTCGATCAGGCTGTGGATCTCGCTCGTCAGGATCGCGTAGCCGACGCAGTGCAGCATGCCGGAGTGGACCAGGAAGCTCGGGTCGATGCCGTCCACGCTGATCATGCCCATGGCGCGCTGAATAGCGTGCTGAGCGTGCGGCGGGCGTCCACGTCCCAGGTAGAAGCTCACGACCGGCGTGGGAGCGTTCTGGAGGGCACTACGGATCTGCTCGGAGATGCCGACGACCGGCAGGGCATCGTCCTCGAACACCACGCCCCAGGTGTCCTCCTGGCGGGCCAGGTAGCGCAGGGCGCGCAGGTGGTTGCGGCCAGCGCCAAGACGCCCGTCGTCGATGAAGCACCTGTTGGTGATGGCGCGAAGCATAGGGGACATGTCGTTCTGGCGATCGACGTGCGCGACTGTCGCGACAGTGAACGTCACAGGTACTCCTTGCAGGTCTCGCAGTAGACCCGGCCACCCTTGACGCCCGTGACGTGACGCAGCAGGTAGTGCTCGTAGGCACGCGCACAGGCCGCGTTCCAGGTCTTGGACATCATGGGACGACCTGCGGGTCGAAACTGATGACGCTGACCCCCTCGACCTCGGTGAGGATGTAGGTCTTGCCGAAGATCGAATCCTTGATCGGGTAGAACTCGCCCTCGACGCCCTTGGCCACCCACGCCATCGGCTCCACGTTCATGTGGCCCTCCAGCGTGTCGACGGTGAACCACTTGAAGTCCACCTCGTCCATGCCCTCCGGGTCGTCGCCGTTGATGTCGACCACGACGCCGATGTTGGCCTTCTTGCCGATCCACTCCAGCCACTCGCCCTTGGTGTACTGGCCAGGCCGGTACTGCATGACCTCGATCTCGACGGGCTTCTTGCGGGCCTTGCTCGGGTTGATGCTCACGCTGCCTCCATGGTCAGTGCTCGGATGTCTTCGGGTGTCTCTGCTTGGACGTACCGCTGATGGCGGTAGGCGTTGCGGGCGGTCGCGGCCTTGTCCTCGTCGGTGAGGTGGTCGCCCTGCCAGCCAGGCTGGTGGAACAGGTGGAAGCCCACGCCCTCGATGAACTGCGTCGGCCCGCACGTGACCGAGAAGGCGATCTCCATCGCCCGGTCGTCGTACCAGCTGCCCTCGAAGTTCTCGTCGAACTGGCCGACCTGCTCCAGCGAGTAGCGGCTCACGACGTTGACGGCACCGACGGCGCGGCCCTGGCGCATGATCCACAGCGCGTCGGCGTACTCGGGCAGTCGCCCTGCCCGGATGCTGGCCGACTCGCGCTCGCCGATGTAGTGGTACTCGGTGAACGGCACCACCAGGCCAGGCACCAGGCGCGCACGGGTGACGGCGCGGTGGGCCTGCGTCGAGCGCATGAGCATGTCCGACTCGGCGAAGATGAACACCTGCGCGTCGGGGTTGAACTTCACGGCCCGGTTGTAGGCGGCGGAGCGATTGAACTGCTCGTCGCCTTCGCGCCCGTCGTCGAACACCTGCGGGCTGTAGCCCTGGTCGTACCAGTGCTTGACCACCGTGTCTAGATTCTGCTTGCGCAGCGGATCGCGGCCACGGTCCCGGAACGGGATGATCAGCGCGACGTCAGTGTGTGGCAAGGTACTGCCTCCCCAGCTCGCCGTACTGCTCGCGGTACTTGTCCAGGGCACCGGCTGGGAACTCCTGCGGCCCGAACGTCAGGTGCGCGGCCAGGAAGCCCTGAACGATCTGCCGGGGCTGCATGTTGCAGCTGCCCTCGTCGCCGAGGGTCTGGCCCAGCGAGAAGTCGCGACCGGCGATGTGCAGCGCGGGCTGGGTGCCCAGCGGCTCGGCCACGCGGCAGCCGGTGGCCCAGTCGTAGGCAATCATGTTGATGCTCAGCCAGTCCTCGGTGGGGATGGCCTTGACCGGCATCTCGATCAGCTCGTCCCAGGTGGCGATGGCGTGGTCGTGGGCGGCGATGGCGAACTCGCCCTCCAGATGCACGTCCAGCAGCGGCGTGGCCAGGCAGTCGAGCCAGTACTGCATGCCCGGTGTGTGGGCCACGCTCGCGCCGTTGTTGATCGTGAGCGCGCTGGAGATGACCCCCGGTGCCTGACGGGCCTGCTCCAGGAACTCGCCGAACCGAGCCGTCTCCCAGAACACCACGTCGTCGTCGAGCTTGACGAACAGCGTGTCCTGGTACCGCTTGTCGGTGTAGTAGCGCCACACGTAGTCGAACCGACGCCACCAGGGCAGGATGCGCTGGAAGTCGGTGCGCACGCGCAGACGCGGGTGGCCACCGATGCGCTCCACGAACTCGGCGTCCCGCTTGAGCTTGGTCAGCTTCCAGATGTCGATCGTGACCTCGGGGTGCTCGTCCAGGATGCGCCGGTACAGCGGCATCTGCAGCAGCATGTTCTCCTTGCGGCCCGCAAAGGTGTACATGACGACCTCAGTCACTGCGCTTCTCCTTCACCCACTCCGAGAGTTCGATCCACAGGATGAGCGGCCAGACCAGCCACCACGTGCGCCGATCATGCCAGAGCTGGTAGACCCACGGCTGGTGCAGGTGGTAGCAGGCTCCGTTGCAGTGCCCGGTGCGGTTGGGCAGGTGCTCGCCGTCGTACCAGTGACACTCCGCGTCCCAGTAGCCCGGACGGGTGTGGTCGCCCCATTCCTCCCAGGACATGCCCTCGGGCTTCTGGAAGGTCTGCAGGTTGGTGTGACGCTGGGCCTCGGTCTCGAAGACCAGGCGGCTGCGTCGGCTCACAGAGTCTCGCGCATGATCTTGCCGCTGCGCTCATCGGTCCACTTGAGGACGTAGCCGTAGCGGCCCTGGCGACCCTCATGCTCGCGGGCGGCGGACTCCTTGGCACCGGTCTTGGTCACGAACGTCTCGGACGTGTAGACGGTCTCGCCGTTCTCGCCCTTGCAGCGCCAGAAGTACTCGCCGTTGATCGCTGGCTCCACCTCCAGCACCCGCATGGCCTTGGGCTGCGTGCGGGCCTTGTCCCGGCGTGCTCGCCGGTACGGGGTGATGGGCGGGATCTCGGTCTTGTCACGTCGCTTGGCCACTTGGCCTCCTTCACTGGGTGGGCTTGGCATGCTCCACGCAGAGCCACACCGGCTTGTCGGCGACTCGCGCCAGCTTCGCTCCGGGTTCTGAACACCCGGATACCGCACACGGTGGTGCGGTCCGGTGTCGCTCTGCGTATTTACTCATGCTCCCTACACCCTACAGCATTCCTATAGTGGTTTTCTACAGCAGGCCCGCGTCGGCCTCCTCCATGTGGTAGAGGTGCGACTCCATGCGGCCCTGGGCCTCGCTCTTGAGGCTGTCGATGTGGGCGATCATCTGGAGCTTGCCGTCGACCTCGAACAGCCAGCCACGGTCCTCCAGGAGGGCCTTGGCCTCGCCTGCGGTGCCACGACCGCGAACCGCGAACCGCATGATCTCGCCGTCCACGACGTAGGTCTCGGGGGTGTGCACGGCCAGGACGCGGGTCCAGGACTCCGAGCCGCCCTTGCCGGGGATACCGACGTAGACGCGGACCCGATCGCCGATGTTGAACTCGGTCGGGAACTGCGAAAGGTCGAGGTTGTAGAAGTTGTCTGCGCTCATGATTCTATTCTAGCAAGCTAGAATGCCCGAAGCAAGTGCTCCGGGCCTCCTGGTTGGCGCTAGCGGGTCTTGGCCCACACGACCGGGGTCTTCTGACCCGGCTGGCACTTGCAGAACCAGCCGACCAGACGCTTGGGCTGGCGGTGCTTGGGGAACTGGTTGCCGTGGCCGCAGGTGCCCACCCACAGCGCCGTCTGGACCAGCTGCTCGCGCTTGGCGGCGTCGGCGATGCCGTTGCACCGCTGGCCGTTGCCACCCAGCTCGCGGCACTTCGCGGCCCACACGCGGTCGTGCTTGTGGCCGGGGGTCAGCGCGTGGGCGACCTCATGGCGGATGGTGTCCAGGGTCTCCTCGTAGGAGCGGAACGCCATCAGCGTGCGCGACAGGTTGATCGTGCGGGTGGAGTAGCTGCAGGAGCCGTTGCGCGTGCGGGCGGTGCCGAAGGTGACGCGCCATCCGGTCAGGCCGTGAGCGTCAAGCAGGCGCTGGGTCTCGATGCGGGCGCGGGCGGGGGTCATGTGCTCGTTGCTCATGACTCAATTGTAGCAGCTGCTAGAAGGAAAGCGCAACCTGAACAGCAGAAAACCCCCGGACTGTTGTCCGGGGGCTTCCACATGGCGATGCAGTAGTTAGACCATCTCCAGCTGCACCACCTCCGCCTTCTTCGCGTCACGGCGGGCCTTGGCGTCAGCCTTCTTCGCGGCCTCGAAGGCGATGACGTCCTCGAAGTGCGCGACCGAGGCGCGAGCGGCCTTGTAGCCCTCCTTGCCCAGGATCGCGGGACCGCAGCTGGTGCCGAGGCCGATCCGCTTGCTGGTCGGGTCGGTCAGCGGGGTGGAGCAGTTCACGCAGTAGCAGTTCGCCACACCGTGAGCGGCGATCTCCTCGCCGGTCATCTTCATGTCGGCGAACAGTCCGCGCATAGCGCCCTCGACGTACACGAGGCCACGGGCGGTGGTCATCTTGGCGTACAGACGACCGGCACCCGAGGTGACGACCTTGAACACGTCGCCAGCGCCGTCCTTGTAGAACCCCTCCTCCGAGACGCGCTCACGCGGCGCGACCTCGACGGCAAGAGTGGCCTGGCCGACGCGCAGGTCGCGGGCCTTGAGCCACGCGATGGTGTCGTTGACCAGCTCGATGGGCAGGCCGTCCTGGAGACGCTGCTCCAGACGCTCGATGTGATGACCTTCGAGCGAACGCTCGCTCATGATGGTGCGGATGAGGCGGATCTGGGCGGGGGTGGCTGTGCGGCTCATGTTATTAGTATAGCAGCCTAGAACTGATTGTGTCTAGTCCCTACAGTTTCCGCATTCATCCTGCCCTGCCGCGACCGGTGCCAGGCAGTTCGAGCAGACGTCCACCGGGTAGGAGGTGGTCTTGCCGTTGGCATCGACATCGGTCTGCACCGTGCGCCGGGGTTTCTGAGGTGCCTTGTGGTAGACGATCACGTCGGCAGGGTCCACGTACCGCATGGAGGCCGTCACGCGGCCCACAGGCCCGAACACGTTGAGGATGACCTTGCCGTCCGGGCGGCGCTCTGCGAACTCGAACCGGTACCGGGCCTCCGGGCGACCGGGCTTGCCGACCAGGCGGACCTCGTTGGGCTTGGACAGCTGGCGCTTGCGACCGGACACGGTGATCTCGATCGAGTCGAGCTTCTCGGTCTGCGGGGTCTTCGGCTTGTACTTGCGGGTCTTCTTCATGATCCTCCTGGGTGGGGTGGGTGCCAGCCCATTATACCACGTCAGAGGGCACAAAGGTTATAGACGACAAGACCGGTGGGGGACGAATCACCCCACCGGTCGAGCCGATCTACTAGATGCGACCTGCCGAGAAGTCGCTGATGATCTGCGGCACTGCCAGGTCCATACCGCTCACGTCCAGCGACAGCTCGTCGAACGGTGCCACCACCGAGGTTCCGGTGGCGGTCATCGCGCACACGACGAGACGTGCCTGCGGGTTGATCCGCTTGCGGTAGATGTCCATCAGCTGGAACGGGTGTCCCTGCCGACCAGCCCATGTCTCACCGTCGGTGAGGATCACGAACGTGTCGGCCCGGATGCCCTTGGCGATGGCCATCTGGATCGGCTGGCTGACGTCCGTACCACCCTTGATCTGGGACCGCAGGTACTTCACGTTGTCGTCCAGCCGACGCCGAGGCGAGATGTCCAGCGACCACGCACGGGTGTCGAAGCCGATGTAGCCCGTGTCAGGCTCGGTGGCTCCGGTCACCATGGCGATCACGGCACAGGCCTCGACGCAGGTCAGCTGCGGGATACCGCTGACGGTCGAGCCGCCACCGTAGCTCCAGCTGCTGCCCATCGAACCCGAGCAGTCGATGCCCACGATCGTCGTCTTGTCCGCAGGGGTCACAGCACCGAACGATGCGTAGAACCCGGCGTCCAGGGCGTCGGTGATCATGCCAGCAGGGGTCCACACGCCCGACCCCTTCTCCGACTTGCCGGATGCGTAGGTCTTCTGCGCGACCAGGAGCTGCATCGGGTGGATGCGTCCCTTGCGCAGGATCTCCGCGTCCTGCAGCGTGCTCGCGATCTTCCGCCCGGTTGCGCCCGTTGCCAGGCCCAGACGGGTGATGCGCGGCAGCTGCCGGATGAGAGCACCGATCGGCAGACCTCGCTCGATCAGGTTCTCCCACACCTCGGCGTGGTTGATCCACTTGTCGGGGATCATCTCCCAGGTGATGCCGTTGACCTTGGTCAGCTCGCTGACCTGGCGGACGTTCTCGACCCTCTGCAGGGCCTCGTACGCCAGCACGACCTCGGGCAGGCTGGCGCGAATGCGCTTACCATCCCGGTCCTTGGTCGTGCGACCGGCGAGGTAGTTGTACAGCACCCGGTGCGCGTCGTTGGTGCCGCTGGTGTGTGCCAGCCGCAGTGCGTCGTTGTGCGTCCAACCCTCACGCTGCCGGTACTTCACCAGCTGGATCGCGAGCTGCTCGGCGTCCTTGCCGTCGTACCACTGACCGACGGCCCGACGCATGGTCCGACCCCAACCACGGAACTGCTCGGCGTATCCGAGGAACTTGAACAGCGTGGTCGCGGTACGGCAGACCTCAGGGAGCGCCTTGAGCGCGGCCCGACGGCCCTCGACGTCTGGCGAGGCCGAAGCCACGGCCAGAGCGAAGATCGCAGGGTCCTGCTTGGGAGCGCGTCCCTTGGTCGACACCTCGACGATGGCGCGAACCAGCGTCAGGGGAGCCTGCTCGGCAGCACGCAGCACGACGGCGGCGTTCTCCTTGGTCAGCTCGCGCTTGCCGGTGTAGTAGGTGCCACCCTCGGTGCCCATGGTGAGGAACCGGTGGAGACGAGCCTCGTCACCGATCGAGAAGACATAGCCGCCAGCCGCATTACGGACCTGATCCTTCACCGCAGGGCGGCGCTGATCGGTCTTCGCCGGGACAGCCTTGCGGGCTGCGGCGGGACGTGTACGGATCGACGACAGGGCGTCATTACGGGGCATGGTGGCCCTCCTTCTCACTGGGGAAACTCGTGGGTGGTAGGTGAGGCGGTCATAAAGGTGCTTGCCGGGATTTAGCGTGCTTCCATCACACTCCACGGCCATGTGGTGGCCGCGCCTGGAATCGAACCAGGTCTACTCCTTCCGCATAGGATAACCGACGTCGCGTCCGGCCCGCCTCACTTCAAAAGCATATTCAGTTATAGCAAGTTTAAACCCACGGACATTGAGTCGCATGCCGGTGTGGAACCAGTTTCAGCAACAGGGGATAACCGACTGTGCATCCGGCCCGTGGGTGTTCGAGGACTTACTTTAGGCGCTCTGTAGGGTTTTCGCAACCCCGTTTTCGATCTCGTCTGCGGTCGCCTCGCGAGTGGCCGTTGAGCAGCCCAGACGCTTGAACACGACCGCGACGTCCTCCGCCGTCTTGGGGCTGGAGCACAGCACCTTGATCGGGTTGTCGCCGTGGTACGGGTTCTGCCAGGTGGCCTGGACGGTGACGGCGGTGTCGGGGTCGAAGCTGCGCGCCTCGGCGACCGCGAGGTGCTCGGACTTGCGCTCTTCGCCCTTGGCCTTGGCCTTCGCCGCCGACGGGAAGTCGCCGCCGTGGTGCCAGCTCTCGTGCTCCTGGTACCAGTACTGCCAGACGCGGGGGCGCTCCTTCCACGTCACGACGGCGTGGTCGACCTCGGCCACGACGATGGTGCGGATGGTGTCCCCCGACGCCTCGCAGTAGGTCTGTCCGTAGACGCTGCTGCAGATCTCTTGGCCGATGGGTCCTGCGGGGTCCTGCTTCGTGTATTCCATTTGACACATTCTACAGGATCACTACAGGGTTTAGTCGGTGCGGTTCACCTCGGTCTGGATGGCCTCCATGCGCTCGCGCAGGGTGCTCGGGCGTTCGTGCTGGGTCGACTCCGCCGTGGTGGCCGTGGTGCCCATGTACTGGGCTGCCGGGTAGAGGCGCTCGGTGTTCTTGGCAGCCACCTCGGCGTCGTGCTCGGCCTTGAGGCGGGCGTGCTCGGCCTGCAGCGCCGGATCGGCCTGACGCAGCGCCTCGGCCTCGGTGTCGATCTCCTGGCGCAGCTTGTCCAGGTCGGCCTCGTAGCTCTCCGGCGTGGTCTTCCAGGTGCCGTCCTCGTCCAGATGCGTCAGGTGCTCGGGCGAGTCGTCGCCCTGGCCCTGCCAGATGTCCTTGAGCTTCTTGTGGAAGTACTCGCCCTCCAGGACCTCCTCGGGCTTCACCTCGGTCTGGTCGTTGGTGACCTTGGGCTGCTCCTCGGCCTTGATCTGGTCCTGGATGGCCGTGGTGGTCGGGAACTGGGCCTGGAACTCCTCCAGCGTCATGAACTCCGGCAGGCCGGTCTTCTCGGCGTCGGCGAACGCCGCCTTGACGGCCTCAGGGTCCACCTGCGGCGGTGCCAGGTAGCCCAGCACGGGTGCCTGGGTCATCCGCTGCTGCTCGATGTCGGGCTGTGGCTCCGGGATCGGATCGTCCTCGAACTGGCCAGCCAGCTCATGGGGCAGGTCCTCGTCGAACGCCTGATCCGGCCACGCGACCTCGGGTGCGTAGGCCTTCTCGTCGATCGGGCTGTCGACGTCGATCTCGGTGTCATCCTCGCGGACGACCGGGCGGTACGGGCCGTACCAGCCACTGGGGAAGGTGGCCACCGGCCACCAGATGCCGTCGATGACGCGGTAGAAGGCGACGGTGCCGTCTACGTGTGCGAGCGCCGCGTTGGCGTCCACGTAGCGGGCCTCCCAGTGCGTGTCCTCGGCGTTGAGGTCCTCGGCCAGGTAGACCTCGTAGATGAAGCCGTCAGGCAGGAGTGCGATCTGGCGTCCGCCGCCGTCGGGCGTCGATGGGCTGGGGGCTGGCACTTCGGCCATGGGGGTTCTCCGATCCACTTGGATACTGGTGGGACCGCCGCAGCTCGCGGTAGTCCACTACTACTTGGTCCGCCGACGCCCTTCGGCTCCGGCGCTTGGTGACGATCTGGGTAGTCAGGAAGCCGTGCAGCACGACCCACAAGAGCAGCCCGTACAGCACCATATCGGTCTGCTGGGTGACCAGCCAGACAACGACAAAGGCGAGCGCACCCAGTGCGCCCGCTACGTCAAACCAACTTGCGACCCTCGACAGGCGCTTGTCCACCAGGAAGTCCACTACTGAGGTCATCCCTTGCTGCTTCCTCTCGGGTGAGACGTTCTTGCCGCATGTGGAACACTTCGATCCACGCTGGACTTAGCGGCGGGTTCTCGCTGAACATCTTCCTCCTACCCTTTCAGGGCTGTCGAGACCCAAAACACCGGGTGGTCACGAGGACCACCCGGTGCCTGGCGCGGGTCTACTGACCAGGTGCCTGCACCTGGACGTCAGCGCCGGGGAACAGCTTGCAGCTGCCCGCTGCGACCTTGTTGAGGTCACGGCACGCCCGGAACTGCGGAGCCAGCGGCCCATACAGCTCGTTGGTGAGCGCGATGTCCGCCGCCTTGGTGTCCTGGGCCAGCTTGTTCTGGCTGGCCTGAGCGGCGTTCTGAGCGGCAGCCGTCTGCGTGTTCTGGTCCTGCGCAGTCACCAGGTCGACCACGATGCGCACCGGCTCGCAGTTGAACTGGTCGCCGGTACCGGTCGAGCCGGAACCGCAGATCAGGTCGTTGACCGAACCGGTGGTCTGCTGGAAGACCTCGGCGAACCGATCGCTCATCTCGTCGCTGATCGACTGGCGCAGAGCCGGGTCGTTGACCTGCCACACCAGATCGCCGATCGACCGCAGCGGCTGCTCCACGATGCGCTGCAGCGTCGGGTACATGTTCTCAGCGAGCATCTTGTTCCAGCCCGGAGTGGAGGCGTTCTGCGCACCCTCCCCGGTGAAGGCCTGGGGGCTGTCCGCCGCCGCGCCGTACTTGCCCTGAGCGAAGCCGATGAAGTCCCGGATCGGGTCGGGCTGCTGGTTGGGCTGCCAGTACACCGACACCCACACGTAGACCGGCGTACCGGGCTTGCCGTCGACACCCTCGGTCATGGCCCGGAGCGGGTTGTTGGTGTCCGCCGACTGGCCCTGCGGGGCGATCACGTAGTTGCGGGTCACGCACGGGAACAGCTTGCCGACCTGCTGGTCCTTCTTGAAGTCGGCGCTCTGGCCCTGGTACAGGACCCTGCCCAGCTCGGCGTTGTTGGCGCGGTCGCTGTTGTCGCGTCCGCCCTTGCCCATCAGGAACCCGCAGAAGCTCTGCGGGACCGCCAGGGTGGCGTCCTCGTCACACGCGGTGAGGCCGAAGATGAGCAGTCCCGCGACGGGGATGCCCACGAGGGCCTTGATGAACTTCTTCACTTCGATGTTGCTCCTTCTCTGGGTGGGCCACCGACAGTTAGTCGATGGTGGTCTTGATGCCGTACTTGTCGTAGCCCCATTCGGCCTGCTCCTCGGCCCGCTTGGCGACGAGCGCGAGGTGCTTGCGCCTCTTCATCAGCCGCAGGTGGAGCGGCAGCCAGATGATGAACAGGATCGCGAACCCGCCTCCGGCTCCCGCGCCGAACTTCCACGCGGTGGTCCAGCGGAACGGCTCCGCCGGAGGTGGGGGCGGTGGGGGAGGACCCGGCGGCGGAGTGGTCACCTCGACGGTGATCTCCGGCGCTGGCGAGTTGCGCGGGTTGTCCTCCTGGTAGGTGTGGATCTCGTCGATGAGTCGGACGATCTGGTCGACCGGGCGACGGGTCACGTTGTCGATGCGGTCCAGGCGCTCGTCGAGCCAGACCTGAGGCACCCAGTCGTTGCCGACCACGGTGACCTCCTTGCCCTCGGCATAGAGAAACACCACGCCGTTGGTCTGGGGCACCGGCTGAGGGTCGGCCACGACCAGCACGCGGATCTCGTCGCCGTCACGCAGACGGCTCTCGATGCGCTTCTCGATGCGGCTGGCGTCGTCGACCGACGGCTCGACCGTCACCGCGTCGGGGTCGGCCTGAGCACGGTAGTAGCCGTCCGAACAGGCGAAGGCCAGCACGAACACGCCGAGGAGGATTGCTACGAGGCGCAGCACCTTGAAGGGATTCATCGGGCTGGCTTCTGGAGCCACTCGAAGATCTTCTGGCCCACGTAGTCCTGGAACGCCGGATCGTTGCCGATCAGCGGGTACCGGTCCAGGTGGTCACGAACCGACTCGACGACGGCCTGCATGTTCGGGTGCATCGGGCCTACCAGCTCGATCTCCTTGACGACCTGCTCGCGCAGCCACGCCTGAAACTGGTCGTCGGCCTCCAGCATCTTGACGACCTGCATCTCGATCGCCGCAGCGATGATGTGCTCGGGCAGCTGGATGGTGACGGTGCCCAGGTCGACCTTGATCTTCTTGCGCTTGAGAATGCTCACGAGACCTTCCTGATGTCCATCAGGATCGGCCCGGAGGTCTTCTCGCCGTTCATGTCGGGCGACGAGTCCATCGCCTTCTCCGAGGCGTACTCGCCGTCGGTGACGCCGGGGTCGTCGTTCTCACCCGGCTCCACCTCGACGCGCATCGTGAACTCGTAGCTCACGAGGATGTCGAAGGTGCCACCCTTCCCGTGCTCCGGGTCATCTGCCGGGACATACGGGATGGGGGCATCCACGTCTAGCTCTGCCATAGCGACCTTCCTGTGGGTGGTTTTAATCGCTATAGGCAGACTACAGGGTCTAGGAGCTGGAAGCAACTAGGTGCGGCGGGCCTTGGCCCACTTCTCCTTGGCCACGGCCTTGCCCTCGCTGGCGAGCTTGCTCGCGACGATGGCGGTGCTCTTGAGGGTCAGACCCCACAGGCTCTTGACGGCCTCGACGCCGGTCTCGGGCGTCTCGACAGGCTCGCGGACCTCCAGGCCCAGGGCGCTGGCGATCCTGTCCAGGCGGGTCTTGTCGCTCTCCTCACCAGGCAGGACGCTGCGGAACTTGGCGATGAGCTGCTCGCGAGCCTCTTCGGCCTTCCACTTGGCGTTGTCGATCTTGTTGCGCTGGTTGTAGACGGTGCCCTCTGCCTCGTACCAGTCGTCCAGCTCTGCCCACGTCGGCTCGGCCAGGCTGCCGCTGCCGGTGCCCTTGGGGCGGCGTCCGCCCCTGCCGTCGTCGGTGGTGCTGATCTCGTCGTAGAACCGCGTGACGTCGACCGCGTAGGCGATCTTCTCCGGCAGAATGCCGGTCTCACGCAGGGCCTTGAGGTCCAGGTCGGCGGTGCGGACCAGGAGAGTGCCTCCGAGGGCGGCTGCGATGCGTTCGCAGGCCTCTGCGGGGGTCGGGTTGGAGGTCAGGTAGTTGAAGCGGTCGCCGCCCTTGAGGCTGCCCGTGTCTGGCACGGTCCACTCTTCGTTCTTCACTGGCACGGGAACTATCCCTTCGTCGTGAGACCGGTACTTTCCGGTCTCCCTATCTATTCGGGGGTCCCCGTCACGTCCGACACAGTGTTGTAGCGGGCCTGCCGGGGGTTCACGTAATCGCTGATGAACTCGATGTGCCGGAGCACCTCGTCGTCCTCGCGGACCCGGATGGCGTCCAGCTCGGCCTCGACGATCTCCTCGATGTCGGCCAGCTCGTTGTCGCTCACCAGGGCGGCGTCCCGATGCAGGAAGCTGATGCCGACGCCGTTGACCTCGATGCTAGGCACCGCCACCGGCCTGGATCACGTAGTCGCCGATGAACACCCGGACGTGGCTGGGCAGCGGCCCGCGCTGGACGATGAACTCCTGCAGGTGCTGCAGGTCGTTGAACTTGATCGAGCGCGGCCCGGAGTAGGCCGGAGGTGCCTCGTCGTCGTCGTAGGCCACCTGGAGCTTGGACTGCTCGACGTCCTGGTGCACCGGCTTGTCGTGCACGGGTGCCTTCTTGCGCTCCTCCATGGCGCGGTGGAAGTCCTTGGGGTGACCTCCAGCGACCTCCATGGTGGTCAGGCAGCCTCGGTGGCAGCGCAGGAAGCCGCCCTTCTTGGACTGGTAGAACCCCTCACCGGCTCCCTCGGCGATCGTGTGACCGCACAGGAAGCACTTGTCGCCCCACTGCAGGGGGGACAGGCCAGCGGTGCTGGTACCACGGCTGACCGAGGCGTCGGAGGATCGAGCGGTGGGACGGGTCATCGTACTGCCTCCGGCTGGAGTGGGGTGGCGATCGTGATGGCGATCCGGGTGAACAGGAAGAAACAGCCCGCCAGGCCCAGCGACCAGAGGCCGGTGCTGCCTGAGCGAGCGATGGCGTGGGTAATGCCGATGATCGCGAACCACAGGAACGCCGAGATGCTGTAGATCCACATGAGCCACGTGTACAGCACGTCGCGCTTGGTCCAGGCCAGGGAGAACAGTCCCAGCAGGCCGATGCAGGCGATGGCGATCAGGCTGATGCCGACGTTCTGGTAGCCACCGAAGAAGGCGCGGGCGGCGTCCCAGTGAGGTGCCTTGAGCTGCTGCGCTCCGCCCTCGGCAAGGTACTGGCCGAATGTGGCCAGCACGATGATCTGGAAGGCGTCGGTGGCGCGACCGAAGTTCTTGAGCAGGGCGAGACGGTGCGACCGCGCTTCGAGGGTGACCATGGATTACTCCTTGAATCGGGAGGCGCAGATCGCATCGACGTGCGCCTGGATCTTCTCGGGATTGGGTATCCCGAACTCCTCCCCAATACTCCTGCGCTGCGCAACCTCGCGCTCGGCGAACTCGCGCTGGCGCTCAGTCGCAACGACTGGCCTCTCCCACCAGTACTCGCTACGCCACTCGTCGACCAGCACGTGGTCGCTGCGCTGGCCGTCCATCAGGTGATCAGCTTCCGCTTCGGCTCGTCCTTGAGCTGGCCGGTGTTGGGGTCGATCCACCCCTTCTTGCCGTCCGCCAGGCCGTGAACGATGTCGTGCTGCATGCGGTCGTGGTCGGTCTCCTCCTCGACCCGCGTGCGTCCTGCCAGGCTGATGCTGGGCACGTAGAGAGGCACGCCGTCCGCGAACGGGTTGTTCGGCGTGCCGTCCTCGTTACGTGCCTCCAGCCACTCCACGGTGACCTTCCAGCCGATCTCGCCGAAGATGTTGGTCGCCTGCTGGTTGAAGGCCTCCGCAGCGTCTGCGGGGTCCTCTACGCGCTTCTGCAGCCACATGGACTGCAGGCGGGCAAAGGCGTCCTTGATCTTGGGCATCTCAGACGGGTAAGGCTCCATGGCCTCAGGAACCGGTGGGGCTGGCCGCTCAAACGGCTTTCCGGTCAGCGGGTTTACCAGGCTCACTGGATGGCTCTCCTAGCAGGTCGTCTGCGAACTTGCGGGCCTTGTTGACCAGGCCCTTGATGTCCCCCAGACTAACATCCCGCTTGGCGCTGCCCCACCCGTTCTCGGACAGGAAGGTGGCCAGAGACTCTACCTCCCGCGTCGAGAGGCTGGGAGCGGTGCCCTGCCCGCCCATGTCGCGTTCCTGGTTGACCCACTTCTGGATGTCCCAGGCGAGCGCGCCGTCCATCACTTCTTCTTGCTCCCGCTACCGGAGCTGCTGGCCTTCTTGGTGGGCGTGGCAGCCTTGGTGGTCGGCTTGACGGTGGTCGTCTTCTTGCTGGTGGAGGTCTTCTTCTTGCTGTCGCAGTCCGAGTCACCCTCCAGCATGTCGTCGAAGTCGCAGTCCTCGACGTGGGTGTTGCCGGTGCCGGGGCGGTTCTTCACGCCGGAGGACCCACAGCCGGTGAGCACCAGAGCCAGGCTGATGCTCACCGCGCTGAGGGCTAGGCCGACGCGCTTCACAGGCCCTTGGCCCGGAGGTAGTCGTCGGCGAGAACGCCGATCGGCTTGCCGGTGTCAGCGGTCTTCTTGAGCGGGGTGTACCCGTCGGTCCGCTGCGGGGTCGGCGTGATGTCGACCTCGTAGCCCGCCGTGGTCTGGTACGGCGACCGCACGGCTGCGGCAGGCTCAGGCGCTGCTGCGGGGCGGGCGGCGACCATGAAGGCCTCCGGGCCACCCGCGAGGGCGACTCCGGCGTTGGCCGTCATGACGGCGTTGCGCAGGCTCCGCAGGGCATCTGCCTTGTCGGCACCGTCCGGGACCAGCTTGTTGATGACGTTGAAGAACGCCTTGGCGTGCGCCCGGATGGTCTCGTAGACCTCGGGCTGCCCGTCCTTGGGTGCGTGGTACGAGAACACGTGGTCCACGTACTCGTCGGTATATGGCACTAGATGCCTCCTGGGGATGTGGGTGGAAACTACTGTAGGGATACTACAGGGTATTCAGGGCTGTGCAAACCCTTGAGCTGGCCTGGCTGGACTCGAACCAACAACTACTCGCTTAACAGGCGAGCGTTCTGCCATTGAACTACAGACCAATGTTTCCCGTGAGGGAGAGCTGCCCGCCCTGGACTCGAACCAAGAATACAAGTGTCAGAAACTTGCGTGTTGCCATTACACCAACAGGCACTGAGATAGCAGTAGACCCCGGAGGGCTACTGCTGTCGATTCAGGCGGTTGGTACGCATGAGGACGACTGTAGCACACTCCGGGGTCTGCCCGTCAAGGGGTTACCGCGATGAGCTGGAGAGGCTCCGCCCCTTGAGGCGGGACTTCCACTGATCCTGCGACTCGCCGTCCTGCTTGCCAGCGCCCATGGCGTTGCGACGGTCCTCGTCGGTGTAGCCCACGGCGTCCATCTCCTCCATGGAGGCACCGGCTGACGCCATGCCTCGGTAGGAGCTGATGAGGTTGCTGGTGCCCGCGTAGGCGGCAGCCACGGCCACCGGAGCGTCGGCGTCGAACGCCATCGACCGCTGAGCGCCGAAGCCGCGTAGGGCCACGCCCTCCTGCTGCACGTCGATGCCCGAGCCGAGGAAGATGAACTTCCAGCCGTACGTGGTCTCCTGCTCCTTGATCAGGTCCTTGATCTGGGCAGCAGTCCACTCGCGACTGGCGTTCTCCATGCCGTCGGTCATGATCACACAGATGACCAGGCCGGGGCGGTCGTCCTCGGGCAGAGCGGCCAGCTCCGCGCCGACGTCGGTCACTAGCTTGCCGATGCCGTCGTTGAGCGCCGTCATCGAGCGAGCCACCAGCGACAGCGGCGGCACCTCGTCGATCGGCTTGTTGGCGTAGACGACCTCGTACACGTCGTCGAACTGCGCCAGCGTCACGCGGGCCGTACCCGGCTCCGCCTTCTGGCCGTTGATCAGCTCGTTGAAGCCCTCTTCGGTCGACCGTGCGCGTGAGCGCATGGAACCGGAGCGGTCGAGCAGAGCGGCGATCAGGGTCTTGTTCTTGTCAGTCACTCGGGGTTACTCCTTCGTCGGTGGTGACGTTCTTCTTGGCGTCCTGCGCCCGCTGAATGCGGACCATGCCGACCAGAATCACCCAGATCGTTGCGTTGAGCAGGATCGGGATGAGACAGAACGCGATCCCGGTGAGCCGGAATCCCGTGTCGACGGTGCGGGCGGGCAGGTCATCGACAGTCAGGAACTGCCAGATGCCTACCCCGTAGATCCCCACCGTCAGGGCGGTCAGGAAGACCAGCCCTGCGGTGAGGATGGCGGCGTACCGGGACGCCTGCTTCTCGGTCAGCTCCTTGCTCATTCGGGCAGGAGCCTCTCGCAGGTGTTGCAGCGGTGGACGACCGTCTCGGTGTCCATCGCCATGTCGCCCGCGAGCGTCTGGAGACGCATCATCGTGCGGTAGGGCACCGTGCCGTTCGCGGCCTGGGTGAACACCTGCTGCACGTCGTAGAGCGTGGCCGTGTCCTCGGGCAGCAGCTCCACGCGGTCCAGGACGCGGGTCATGACCCGTGCCGGGATGCCGTACTCGTTGCCGATCTGGCGGGCGAACCGCGACGGGCTGCCGGGGACGCGCTGGGACGCCATGTTGGCGTAGTGCTCCAGGTTCTCGTCGATCTCGCCCCGGACGCGCCGCATGACGGTGTTCATCTCCTCCAGGACCTCCTCCACGGTGTTGCCGCGCAGGCGAATGACGCCGGAGTCGACCGGTGCCGAACAGCCGTTGGTGCACCACAGGCGGTGGAGGTAGGGGACCACGACCGGCGGCTTGACCTCGGTCGGGCTGGAGAGGACGCGGACGCCGCCACGGGTGACGTCGCCGATCTGGCGCTCGCCCTGCTGGCGGTCCTCGATGCCCTCGACCTGGCCGACCTCGACGCCCTTGGGCGTGATGATGTCGACGTGGAACGACGTCTCGTCGCGGAGGAGCTGGACCACCTCGTCACCCGGCTCCATGGCCTGGGTGATGACGTCGGCGACCTCGCGGATGGGGAGGATCACCAGGTTGGGCCGGTGGAAGCTGACCACGCGGTCGTCGAGCACCTCGACGGCGACCGAGACGTTGGGCTTCTGGTCCAGCCAGTAGTTCAGGTTGTGGGCCTTGAGGTCGGGCGGGCACTTGGCCAGATACGACTTCGAGACCCCGAGATACTTCGACAGCGACCGTTCGAGCTGCTCGTCGAACTGGAACTCGCGGGTGCCCTCGTGTGTGCCGGTGTCGATCCTGAGGCTGCGCGCCTCGTCGTCGACCGCGATGTTGCTGAAATTGACTTCCAGCGACTGCTCGTTCACACCTTCGAGGGACTGCTTCAACTCAGATACCAGCACGGTACTCCTTGATGTGGGTGGATAGAAAATGTTGCTACAGGGTATTGCCCCGCCCACTCTACACCCTTCTAGCGGGCAAACATATCCCAACTGACGAGCAGCTGCTTGGCGTTGGTGGTGTCGATGATGTCGGTGACCACGTACGGCACGCCGACGCGCTTGCCCGCCGGAATCATGGTCGGGTTGTAGTAGAGCTGCGGCTGCAGGTACAGGTAGTCGGCTGGCCGCTGGTACTCCAGCACCCAGGTCGGCTCGACGTCGCGGCTGGAGTAGATCTTGGCGTCGGTGGCCGTCATGACGCTGAGGAACTCGCGGTTCTTGATCTTGGCGTAGCTGACCGGGCCAGAGGTCACCAGAGGCATGCGGGTGATGTCCAGCAGCGGCGTCAGCGTCTGCGGGTCCGACGACCAGCCACGGGTGCCCTTGTACTCCCAGGTGCCCCACTCGTCGCGGTTCTCGCCCACGCGGGACCATCGCTTGCGGGCCAGGTGGACGCGGGAGGCCACGTCGGTGCCGACCAGGTACAGGAACCGGTCGTCGACCCAGATGCCGAACGAGAAGCTGACTCCGGCGACCGCCGGGACGATCTCCTCGGCCTGCAGGATGACCTCGCCGTGGTCGCTCACCACGTGGTGCTGCAGATGGGCCTGGTCGTCGCAGGTGCCGATCGTGAGCAGGTAGCTGAACCGGCTGACGGCTCCGGCCAGGTCCCGGTCACCGGGCAGGTTGCTCGGAATCTCCTGCACGCCGCTGTAGCTGCCCGTGGCCGGGTCGAACACCATCCAGCTCGGGTTGACGGTCTCGACGTGGCTGGCGTAGCTCTGCGGCCCGCCGGAGCCGATGGTGGCGGTGTGCCAGCGTTCGGCGAACAGGCCCAGGAACCGGCCATCGCGTAGCGGGTGGAACCACACCGGCAGGGCGGCTGCCAGGGTGGCGGGGTTGTAGATGGTGCCCCGGCGCGGGGCGGCGGCGGTCTTGGTCGCGGTGACGACGCTGATGCCGTTCATGTCGTAGCTGGTGTCGAGCACCTGCGTGGTGGTCTCGGTGCTCACTAGTCCTCCAGCGGATCTTCGTCGTCGTGGCCCATCACGAAGTCGGCGACCTCGCCACCCTCCTCGTCGTCGTCCTCGTCGTCGATCTCGACGTCGATGATCTCGTCGGAGTCCTCGTCGTCCTCGTCCTCGGTGACGACGCCCCGCAGGATGTTGAGACGACGCGACAGGCGGGCCATCTCCTCCTCGGTGAACTCCTCGCGGATGGCCTGCTGAATGAGGCCGACGTCGCGGCGGAGCATGGCGCGCTCGGCCTGGTCGCGGTCGTCCTTCTCCAGCTCGTCGAGCTTGAGCTGGGCCTCCAGGCCCGTGGTGAAGCCGACGGTGGTGTCGTCCTTGATGAGCTGCGAGAAGCCCTTCTGGGCCACGATCTTGAGGTAGCCGCGACCGGTCAGGATGTTGCCGACGCCCTCGGCCATCAGGTCGTTGTGCTCGCGGGCGTACTCCTCCTCCAGGCTGCGGAGGATGGCTGCCTTGGCAGGCTCCTGGATGTTGAAGTGCCGCTCCCGGTGCTCCCGGACAGACCACATGGTGATCTGCTGGCTCTTCTTGCGCTTGAGGTTGATGTCTTCGAGATTGCGCGTGATCTCGGTCGGTCCCATGCCGATCGACAAGAGACTGTTGACGCGGCGGCGAGCGTCGGGGTCGGAGCAGATGCGGCACTTCTGGCCGCGTGTGCGACCGGCGACAGAGGCCGGTTGGTCCCGGATGCGCGCTACCTCGCGTGAGACCTGTCGCTCCAGCTCGCCCTCGGAGAGGGTCATGCTCACCTACCTACTTGCCGCCGTCGTTGTCAAGGCGGGAGCGCGACGTCGGTCGCTTCCCCGCCAGCGGATTGTAGGACCGCTTGAACAGGCCGCTGACGAGATGCGCCTCGGGGAAGCCGTGCCCATTGGGCACTTCCTTCTCCCATCGCAACTCCAGCTGGTCCTCGGTCAGGTAGTCCTTCTTCTCCGAGAGCTTGGTTACCCCCTCGCGGGACTTACGTAGCAGCTCGTTGGCCTGGGCTTCCAGGCGATAGTTCATCCCACTCGATACACGCATGGAGGTCATGAAGTCGAACCCTTCGGGTCAAAGTGCCGACTTCGGCGAACGTGGACTTATGCACTGGCGGGTTCTCCCGTCTCCGGGTCCAGCCCCGCTTCGATGCGAAGCTGCCGAACCTCTTCCATGGCCTGACGAGCCTTCTCCTGGGCTGCTTCTGCGGCCTTGAGACGTCGAGCGGCCTCGAACCGCTTCGCACGCTGCTCGTCAGTTTCGTAGGCGTACTTCGCCTTCTCCGCTTCCTTGCGATCGGCCTCGTCCCTGCGGATGGACTGCTCCTCGTCGGAGCGGTACCAGGGCTTGCGCAGGAAGGCCAAAGCCTTGACCTGCTGACCGGTGATGCCGACCCCTGCGACCTTGTTGATGTAGTCCGCGAGACGCTGGTTCTCGGCGGAGCACGTTGTCCAGTCCAGATGAGCAATGCGGCTCGACTTGAGCGGCGACTCCTGAACGTCCTCCGGCACTTCCGGGGCTGTTTCGACACTGGTCACGGTGGGGTCTTCTTCCTTTGGCTGTGGGCGGCGCTTCTTCTTCTTGACGGCCTCAACTGGGTCCCAGGTGCCGTCCTGAACAGCATCATACGCTGCGATCATCTTCCGCAGTGCATCGTCAGAGTACTGCTGCACCGGAGTCGACCACTTCGACTCAGGGAGGATCTCTGCTGTCGCGGCGCTCTCGGTGTACTCCTTGAGGCAGATGCGCTCAAAGGCCTTGTGCTGCTGAGGGGCGGTCGCTGCAAGAGCCGGTAGACCCGTCATCAGGTCCCCGTAGTAGATCGTCTCGCCGTCGGGGGACTCCATGAACGGCGACATGCCGTAGTCCTCCTGCTGAGCGCGCCAGCGTTCCATGTTCTGGTAAACGCGCTTGAAGATCTCCCTGCGCCGTTTGGACGTGTCGTACGGGCCGTCCTTGTCGGGGTCGTAACTAGGGAGCTGTCTTCCCACCTTCGTCGATCCTCCAGTACCGGATTCGTTCCAGCACCCGAGAGAAGTTGTTCAGCTCCTTCATGAAAACCTCAGCGTGGCTGTAGAGGTAGTAGCGAAAGAATGCGTGGTACTTGTCGACCCGAGACTTGCGGGAGGCGTGCGCGTTCCTGGCCGGAATTGTGTCGTCCAGGAGTTCTTCGTACGCATCCGCGAAGGCGTCTTCGGCGACATGCTTGGCAAACACCGCTTCGAGGAGCAGATCGTTCAGCTGGGGTGCGAGAGTGAGCTTGATGTATGCGATGCGTAGGAGTGCGGTCTCGATGTCTTGACCCGTTAGCTGACTCCAGTCCTCGATCTCACGACCTCTAGAGTCCTTCTGCCATACCACTCTACCTGCACTGTCGAGTTCTACAACTCCGTCATCATCTACTACAGGGACACGCATCTCCCCGTAGAGCATGTCGATGGCTTCGATGGCCTCTCCGTACAGCTCCATGAAGCTGCGATCGACTGCGGCGCGGATCGACGCGAGGATCTTCTCGTCGTCCTTGCGCCAGCGGAACTCGATGCGGTGGAAGAGGCTCTTCTTGACGTCGCCGCGCATGGGCGACTCCTGGGCGACCTCTACCTCGCCCATGACCTCGACGGCTGCGAGGTGCTTCTCGTGTAGGTCCTGCGCGACGTCGGTCGCGAGGTCTCCGGTGCGTGTCATAGTTCACTCCTTGCTGCGTGGATGATGTTGATCAGGTCGTCCACGGTCATGGTCAGGTACTGCTCTCCGGGCTGGCCGTGCTTGACTCTCTTGTGGACGACAATGCCAGCGATGGCGTCCAGGTTTGCCGCCTCGTCCTGGGCCTCCTTGAGCCAGCCCGCGAGGTTCATCGACTTGACGTTCTTCAACTCGACGGCGATCTTGTGCTTGCCCAGGCGGACGTTGGCCAGGTCGCCGACGTCGCGGGAGCCGACCTTGACCTGCCGGTCGATGAACTCGGCGGCACCGTCGGGCCAGTGCTCCTTGAAGTAGTCGGCCTCCAGCCGCTCGAACGAGCTGCCCTTGCGTCCGTTGGGGTTGGCCATCAGATTTTGCTCCAGATCAGGTGAATGTAGAGCCACCGGACCCCGTGGTGGGGGAAGCCGATGGAGCGGTCGCGACGGTGGGTGTCGCAGACCAGGACGTGCTGCCCGCAGCAGGGCATGCGCCCGATCCACGGTGCGGGCTTATTGCATCGCCGCCCCGGCGGGGTGCGGATGGTGAACCCGAAGATCTTGATCGACCAGGACACGCGGATCTCACAGGTGGGACTGAACTCCAGGTCAGTCAGCACCTGCTGGTCAACATCGGTCTTGGTCGCGGTCGTCATGTCAGAAACATTCCCCCACGTGGTCCAGATTGCACTTGTTGCAGACGTCGGGCGCGTCGTGGCGCGGTTTGCCGACCTTGGTCTTCACGCCGGTCTCGGCGGCTTCGATCGCGTCCCGGAGACGCTCCTCGTTATCAGGCACTCTTCACCTCGCTGGCCAGCCAGCACTCGTATCGGGCTGGGCACTCTTCCATCTTCTTGGTCCCCCTGCTGCAGCAGTGCGGCGGCGGGGTGTCGTTCGCTACGCACTCGCGCACGTAGTCGAACTTGGCGAACGTCCGGGCCAGCAGGTCGTCGTCGCGGTGGACGATGAACTCACGGGTCTGGAAGGGCCGTGCGGCCTCCAGCACCAGCAGGACGCCCTTCTCGTAGCCCAGGCCATACAGGGCCATGTTGAGCTGCAGGTTCCAGCTCGGCTTGATCTCGTCCTGGAACGCGAAAGCCCGTGCGTTCTGGGTCTTCAACTCGACCGGCAGCTCGCCCTCGGTCGGATGGTCCACCACCATGTCGGTGCGCCCACGTACGTGGTGCTCCTTGATGATGAACTCCTTCTCGACGTTCTCCGGGCGCAGGATCTTGGCCATCTGGAGCTGCGTCTGGACCACGGCGTGCAGGGCCGTGCCCTGGGCGAAGGTCATCTCGGTGTTGAAGTCGTGCGGGTCGAACAGCAGGTTGGCCCGGTGCTTGGGGTGGAACTGGTAGTAGAGCCGCCGCTCGTCCATCAGGCCGTGCGTGGAGGGGTGGAAGTAGCCGTCGCCGAGGCCGTAGTAGGGCGAGCTGTCGACCTCGATGATGTACTTGCTCGGCCACTTGGGGTCCAGCATGGCGTTCTTGAGGTAGGGGGCGACGATCTCGCGGTCACCGAGCGACCGGAAGACGTCGCGGCCCAGCCCGAAGCCCTTCTTAGCCACGCTGCTCGCCCTCCTTGGCTCTCTCGACTAGATCCACGAACACCTCGAACGGGATCACCGCGTAGTCGGCGGGCTGCTTCTGCCCACGTCCCCAGATGCGGATGCACAGGGCGAACTTCTTGCCCGCCATCGCGGCCTGCATCGCGTAGTCACCCACGACCTTGCCGACACGGAACCCTGCCTGCTCAGTATATTTCGACTCGACCTGAAAGGCATACTCGCTGTCCGATCGGTCGATGCCGTCGCCCTTCTCGTACCACTGATTGCCCGACCCCGCAGTCCCCTGCAGACCCAGCCTCTCGTTGACGTAGGACTCCCAGTTCTCCCACCCTGGCTGTGGCCTCACAGGTGCTCGTTGTCGGCAGCGAAGTCGTTGCGGTTGCGGTAGCCCCGGTCGCGGGTGGTGCTGTGCAGGCCGGTGTGGTCCAGGTCCAGCACGCACCGCTTCTCGATCACGGTCTCCACGCGGTCGTTGTAGAGGGTGCGCTGGCGGGTCTTCTGCGCCCCGCAGACGGGCGCGATGTTGTCGTCCTGGTCGCAGTACTCGACGTGCGGATTGCCGTCCTCGTCGATCGTGAACTTGGCCAGGCGCGCCTCGTAGCCCTCACCGAGCCACCGACGGCGCATGGCGCTCGCTGGCTGCTTGGTGGGGTACATCCGGGCACCGGGCTTGTACCGATAGCCTGAGCGCCCGTCTGTGGTGTCCAGGACGCCCTTGGTGAACTTGAGCGCGATGTAGAAGGCGTGCTCGGTCGGCGAGTCAGGCATCGGCGTCCTGACGCTCCAGCTGGGCCATCATCTCGGCAGCCTCGGTGTCGATCGGAGCGATGGCCGCTGCCAGCTCCTCGTCGCCCTTGAGCGCGGCCAGGATCTCGCTGACGAGCGTGTCCCGGAGCACCGGGTCGGCCTTCACAGCCGCCTGGACGCCCTTCATGCCCTGCAGCTTGTGCTCGCCCTTGCCGTTGTCCGGGAAGGCCGGGTGGGTGTACCAGCCGCTGCCCTGGATGACGCCGGTCGCGGTGCCCAGGCGCACGACCTCCTCGGTGGTGTCGATGCCGAACCCGAACTCCTCGGTCCAGACGTTGTACATGTTCCACTTGGCCGACCGGAACGGCGCGGCCAGCTGGTTCTTCATGATCGTGGCGTTGATCAGCGTGCCGATCTGCCGATCCTCGCCGTTGATCTTGCGGATGATCTTGTCCTCGGCCTTGGTGGAGGCCTTGAGCCGGATGCGCAGGATGAACATGTACTTGGCCTTGCGGCCACCGGGAGTCATGTACCGGCGGTAGCCGTCCATGTCGTCGCGCTCCTGGTTGATGAACAGACCCAGGCAGCGGTACTTCGAGCAGTAGATGTTGGCCAGGTTGAGCAGCCGTCCGATCGCCTTGGCGTCACCGCCGACCTGAGCCTTCTCGGCCTCCTTCTCGATGACGGCCTTGCCCGCCGACCCGCCGATGGAGTCGTAGAGCACGAACGCGACCTCGCCGGTGCTCACCAGGTCGACGAAGATGTTGGTGGCCTGCTCGATGTGGTCGGGCTGGACGTAGAGCACCCGGTCGGAGTCCATCAGCTCGTCGCCGATCAGCTCGCGCACCCAGCTCATCGTGAGCTTGTGCTCCATATCCAGGATCAGCGCGGCGCGGTCGGCGTTGGTCGGGTCCTTGAGGAACTGCACCAGGCTCAGCAGAGCCAGGGTCGTCTTGCCGCAGCCCTCACCGCCGCCGATCTCTACGGTGCGGTCCTGGGGCAGCCCGCCGATGCCGATCGCGTAGTCCAGCGCGAAGCTGCCCGAGTGGATCGCCGGGAACACCGGGACCTCGCTGGCACGCATCATGGTGCCTTCGCCGTACTTCTTGTTGATGCTGTCCAGCAGCTTTTGGGCGTTTGCCATCAGTCCATCCAATCCAGTCGTACCACCGTCGACAGGTTCGCCCCGTCGCCGTCGAGCTTGATCACTTCGCACGCCACGGGCGCGCCGATCTCCATCATGGGCTTGTTGGCCTTCCAGCTGTCGTTGAACGCGAGGAACTCGAAGTCCTCCTCGTTCCAGCGCACGGTGATGAAGGCCATCTCGCCGTTGCGTGCCTGGTGCCGGTGGATGCGCATCAGCTCGCCGCCGATCACGAACCGCTGGCCGGTGCGGAAGTCCTCCATGTCGGTCGGGTGCTGGATGCACTCGCCCTCGATCATGCCGACGTACTCGCCCATGGGGTCGCGGGTGATGAAGGTGCCGACCAGATCCTCCTCGATCTTCTGCACCACGTCGGGCTTGTCGAACTTGAACCGGGGGAACTTCTCGGGAGCCTTGCGCCACTTCTCCCAGACGATCTTGTCCGTTTCCTCGACCGAGATGGTGTTGCGCTTCTTCTCGGCGATCTCCATGCGGCACCAGTGATAGTAGACCTGATCGAGCATGTCGCTGCGGCTCTGGCCGGTCCAGTCGAACGCGCCGATCTTGACCAGGTTGTCGACGACGCCACGCTTGCCGCCGAGGCCCTTCTTGGTCCGGTCCAGGTAGTCCTGCAGGTCGACGTACGGGCGGTTCTTGATGATGTCGGGGATCACCGAGGGACCGATGCCGTTGATGTCGATCAGCCCGTACCGGATGCCGTCGTCGGTCAGGCTGAACCGCTCCTGGCTCTGGTTGACGTCGGGCGGCAGCACCGGCTGCTTGCGACGGCGGCACTCCCGGAGGAACACCAGCGACTTCTTCTCGCCGTCCTTGACGTCCTCGCCGTACACGGCCAGGCAGCCGGTCTCGAACTCCTGGAAGTAGTGGGCCTTGACCCAGATCTCCTGCACGGCCTGCATGGCGTAGCCCATGGCGTGGGCCTTGTTGAAGGCGTAGCTGGCCGAGGCGATCATCTGCTGCCAGATGCGCTCTGCGAGCGCCCGGTTGCCGCCCTGCCGGGTGAAGTCGCGGTTGGCCATGCAGCCGTCCAGGAACTGCCCCTGGAAGCTCTGCATCAGGTCCAGCTTCTTCTTGCCGATCGCCTTACGCAGCGTCTCGCCCTCGCCCGCCGTGAAGTTGGCCAGCAGGCGGCACGCGGCCACCAGGTCCTCCTGGTAGACCAGGATGCCCATCGTGTGGCCGGTGACCTGCTCCAGCATCGGGTGGTCGTAGGTGATCTCCTCCTCGCCGTGCCGACGCCGCATGTAGCGGTCCAGCAGGCCAGGCACCCGCAGCACGCCCGGTCGGTTCACCGACACGAGGTCGGCCAGGTCCTTGAGGTTGCGCGGCTTGAACCGCTTCGCCTGCTTGGTGCCCGACGGGGTGTTGATCTGGAAGATGCCAGCGGTGTGCCCGAGGTCGATCTGCTCCCAGATGTAGGGGTCGGCGTACTTGTCGTCGTCCATGTGGATGATCTCGGCACCCTTCGGCGGCGCGCCGTAGAGGAAGCCGTCGTAGTCGATCCACTTGCCGTGGCGCTCCCAGATCAGGTCGCGGGCGATAGCCAGGACGTCGAGACCCTTGTTGCTGAGGAAGTCCATCTTGACCGCCCCGAGCCACGCCATCTCCTCCATGTCGAACTGGGTGGCGATCGGAGCGTCCGGGGAGCCGCCCTTGCGGCGCGTGGGTGCCTTGCCCAGGATCGGGTCGACGTCCATGAAGATACCGGCGGCGTGCACGCCCGCCTGGCGGGCCAGGCCCACCATGTCCTCGGCGTACTGGAACAGGCCGGTGTCGCGGTACTTCTCCATGTACGGAGCCAGCTCGCCGCCGATCAGCTCCAGCGTCTCCTCCCACGTGGGCGGCACGTAGTCGGGGTTGACCTCGTAGTCGTTGGTGTCCGAGAAGTCGACCTTCTTGACCAGCTTGGACATGGCCAGCGAGTCCTTGAAGTCGATGCCCAGGGCCTTGCACAGGTCCTGGATCGCACGCGCCGGTCCGCTCTTGGCCTTCGTGCCGATCGCGACCACCTTGTCGTCGCCGTAGCGGGCAGCCATGTACCCGAGCAGGTCCTTGCGGTGGCTCTTCTGGAAGTCGACGTCGATGTCGGGGAAGTCGGGGCGGTCGGGGTTGATGAACCGCTCGAACGACAGGTCGTACTTGATCGGGTCCAGGCTGGTGATGCCCAGCAGATAGTTCACCAGCGAGCCGCCACCGGAGCCACGGCCCGGTCCGCAGATGCACGGCTTGGGCTTGTGACCAGGCTTGACCCACTTGATGTACTCGCCCGAGCGTGCGGCCAACATGTAGTCGCTGACCACGTTGAAGTAGCCGTAGAAGTCCTTGTCGATGATCAGCTTCTGCTCGCGCTCCAGCCGCGCCCGGTAGGTCTCCTCGTCGAGACCCTTGTCGGTGATGAACCGCTTGAACCCCTCCTCACACGACGCCAGGAAAGCCGCACGGTCCTCCTCGTCGGTCTCATGTAGTCGGGGCATGCTGATGGTCGGCTTGATCTCCACGGTGCAGCTGTCGGCGATCATGCGGGTGTTCTTGACCGCCTCCTCGACGATCGACCGGCTGATGCCGTGCAGGCCCATGTAGTGGACCAGCTCGTCGGTGCTCATCATCCAGTCGGCGGCGTGGGCGTTGCCCTCGCTCTGGTCCTTCTTGTTCTTGGTGTTCATCTTCCACACCAGGCGGTGCTGCTTCCAGTCCCGCTCCCAGGCGTAGTGGGCGTCGTTGACGACTACCAGCGGCACGCCCATCTCCTGCGCGAACTGGACCTTGGCCTGGTTCATCTTCGTGATCTTGGCGTTGATCTCGCGCTCCTTGGCGTCGAGCGGTCGCTCTTCGCTCTCCAGGAACTTGAAGGTGTGCAGCTCCGAGTAGAACCGCTCGCCGAAGATGTCCAGCAGCACGGCCCACTCCTGGCGGGCCTCGTCGTACTTGTCCTCCTCGATGTACCCGGCGAACCGGGTCAGGCCGCAGCCGTCGGAGGCCCACAGGCCGCTGGCGTACTGCTTCATCAGCGGCGGGTTGAGCTGCGGGTACCGGTAGAAGTTGCCGGGTTCGTAGGCCAGAGACGAGAGGGTCCAGAGGTTCTTGAGTCCCTCGTTGTTCTCGGCCAGCAGGCAGATGTGGCTGTAGTCGTAGCCCGACGTCGCGAGTCGGCGCGACTCATCGGGGTCCATCAGCCATCGCTGCTCGGCACCGGGGACGAACTTGATGCCTGCCTTCTGGCAGAGGTTCCACATGTTGATGTGCCCGTTGACCTCATCGTGGTCGGTCAGGCTGACGGCGACGTTCCCAAGCTCGACGGCGCGCTCGACGATCTCCTCGTGGCGCGCACGACCGTCCAGGAAACTGGTGTCGCCGTGGTTGTGAAGCGCAACGTAATCGGCGTTGCTGATGCTCATGGCACTCCTTTGCTAAGACCCGGAACCGGGGCAGGTATCCCTCCTGCCCCGGCCCAGCCCGTAACCGATGTGACTCGGCGTCCCCCGTATGGGATACCAGTTCTACCGAGCAGCGAGCTGCACGGCGCTGGCGGGGGTGGGGGTCTTAGCGGTGCTTGGCGAGACGCTCCTGGAGCGACCCTCCGCCGTTGCCGCCCGACTTGGGAGCCGGGGCAGCCTGTGCCTCGTCGTCGTCGGCCTGCAGGGAGCCGGTCTTGGCCGGAGCGTCGTCGGTGGACGCGCTGCGAGCCTGCTCCTTCTCCTCGCGCTCGCTGGCGTCACCGAGGAAGAACTTCACCCGGTCCTCCGAGGCCATGTACTCGGCCCACTCGGTGAGCGTCTGCGGGCAGTAGGCGAACCGATCGGGGCTGTCCTGGGTCAGCTCCTCGCCGTCGATGTTGACGTTGGTGCCGTAGCCGTAGAGCCGCTGCAGCTCCTTGTAGCTGGAGCCGTCGTGGTTCCAGTCGGAGTCGACCGCCTTCTCCATGAAGGAGTAGTTGGTGTCGGTGCCCTTGCCGTTGCGCTTGATCTTGAACACCCGGTCGCAGAGGGTGCCGTTCTCGTCGTAGTGCGAGACCAGCGGCGACCAGAAGTTCTTGTAGGCCTGCTTGACGATGATGAACTGACGCCCCTCGAAGGTGCCGTTCTTCGTCTCGATGTCGACCCACTCGTCCTCGTAGGACACGACCTTGCGGCCATTCGCGCCCTCGGAGACGACCTCCTTCTGCACGACGGCCAGGGCCACGGTGCGGGTCTTGGGGGTCGGCTCGGTCAGGTCGCTGGAGCCGTAGTCCTTCTGCTGCCCACCGTAGGTGAGCACGTAGTCCTCGGCGTTCGGATCGTCGAGCAGATCGGGGCGCACCACGAAGTTCTGGGGCTTGCCCTTGTTGTCCTGAATGAACTCGTAGAAGTCGACGGTGAGGATGTCGTCCACGTCGGTCAGGAACCGAAGCGCGATGCTCTCGTCGGCCTTGAGGTTGAAGTACCCCAGCCGCCCGGAGAAGCCGCCGCCGCCCTTGGCGGATTCGGCGATTGCGTCGTTGATGGCCTTGAGGCCGGTCTTTGCCATGGCAGTTAGTTTGCTCTCTCTAGAAAATGGTTGGCCGTAGCCCTGGTGTCATTCGTGTGCTTGGTACTGCGTGTTGCACACTACCTCATGTTCGGGACAAGTGGGTAGGAAGCTCCGGGGACACCTCCGAGATGTTCGAGATGCCTGTGCTGCCAATTACTCTCGTGACTAGAGCATTTGCAGCGTGTGCCGATGGCTCCCACCTGCGGGGCACCATCAGGATCTCCTGCGTGGCGTTCCACGCGGGCCGCTCGCCGTCCCACAACATCAGCCGCAGACGACCCTTGTAGTTTGCCTTGACCATGACGCCCAGAAGGTAGTGATACCACTGCTGAGCCGTCAGCGGATCAGACGACCGGTGGCCCGCCGAGAAGTAGTCGAACCGACCTACCTTGCCGTACGGGGACGCCTTCTGCGGGCGCAGAGCCTCCCGTGCCGCCGCCGGAGTTCGAGGCAGATCGAGCTTGCTCAGCTCCTCGGCGTACACCTTGTCCATCAGCCGCTGGCCCTCGGGGGTGTTGTCGTACTTGAGCCGCGCCGTGTCGTCCAGCAGCACCTCGGCGATGTTCTTCACGCGATTGAGGCGCTCGGGATCTGGCTCAGCACCCGTGTCAGGATGCAGCTCGACGTAGAGCTGCCGCAGACGGCGCTTGATCTCGGCCCTGGTGGCTCCGGGGTCCACACCCAGCTCGCGGTAGTAGTCATGGGGATCGCGAGTGTTTCGAGGGGCAGGAACGAGGTCTGTGCAGCAGCTCGGGAAGCCGACGCCAGCGGAGTACGGAGAATCACGCGAGTCGAAGAACTCAGAGGGGCGATTTGTCCGCTGGGACGGGGTTGCCGCTCTCCTGTCGTTCACGCTTCTCCTCCGCTCGGGCGATGTTGGCCTCTACCAGCTCCTCACTGGCCTGCTGCAGGACCTGATCCTGCTCGCCCAGCATCTCGGCCAGCGAGTTGGTCGGCTGCAGCACCTGCTCCCCTGAGGGGTAGTGCGTCACCTTCTCGCCAGTCGGGAGGGTCCTCGTGCTTGGCTGCTTCTCGCCCATTCCATCTTCTCTCGCTCGTACTGGACCAGCTTGTCATGGCCGGGGACGGCCTGGTCGATCTTGGCTAGGATCTCGTCGGCGCTGGCGTAATCCCCCAGGTCCTTGCCAGCATCTGGAGTGACCACGCGGACGCCAGAGTATCGGCTGAGACTACTGACGAGACGGCGCTCAGCAGCATGGCCAGCATCGTCATCATCCATCCATACTACGAGGTCATCGACGTCTCTCAGTAGAGCGAGCTGGTGATCGGTGATCTTCGCGCCGAACGTCGCCGTGACTCCCGGTACTCCCAGGGCCTCGGCCTTGATGGTGGAGAAGGGCGACTCGACGACGACCACTCGCCCAGAAACTCGCGCCTCAGCGAGTCGATAGAGGGTCTCGGACTTGGGGAATCCGGGACTACTCCGGTACTTCGGCACTGCGGGCACGGTGCCAGGCCACTCTCCTGGTCGGTTCGGAATAGCCCGCTTCTGCCATCCCACCAGACGGCCCTTCCAGAAGTGGGGGATGGTGATCCGGTTCTCGTGAGCGTCGTAGCCGATCTGGAGGCGGCTGGCGGTGTCCAGGTCGACGCCGCGCTCCACGATGTAGGGGTGGGTGAAGCCCCAGTCGACGAGGTTGCGTTCCGAGAGACCTCGGACCACAGGGGGTCCGGTCTTCTCCGGCTCGGGAGCCATAACCAGGCCCATGAGCTTGGCCATGAACTGGTTCGGCTCGGCGGTGCCTCCCTCAAGGAATCCTCGGACCAGATCCATGACATCGCGAGGCTCCTTTGCGCCTTCCATCTTCATGATCAGATGCAGCATGTCGTACCCGGACTTGCCGGTCTCGGGGTCGACGTAGCTGTAGCAGACCCATGTCTTCTTGTTCAGGTTGCACGCCGCCGACGGGTTCTGGTCGCCATTGGCGTGGTGGGGGTCCACCCGGTCGATCAGGCAGCTGTGGATGACCTCCACGGTGCCGTCCAGGTTGGTCTGCTCGTACTGATTCTCGGCGTCGTAGTGGTCCAGGACGGCCTGCGGGTCGATCCTCCGGTGGATGTCGGCGAAGTCGACGTTGGCGTCCTTCATCGCCTGCAGGCCGGTCTTGGCCACTACGAGGCCTCTGCGACGTCCAGTTGCTCGATCGCCCACTGCAGGGCGTCGTGCTCGCGCTGGTCGTACTTCGTGGCCCTGTGGTGCATCTGGCCGTCACTGCGCACCTGCTGCAGCCGGTCACCGAGGAACGACCGACGTCGTTTCAGAGCAGCCAGCTTCCAACCGTCACTCATAGTCACTCCTCGTTTACTCCGCGCACCGTAATTTCGGTGCGATCACTCAGACGCCAGCCCAAGAGCCAGTTCTGCCGGTCCCCGCGACGGGTTCCCATCGTGTCGATGCCCATCACATTGTTGTTACGCATATTTTCATTCCGCCATAGGCCAAACGCTACGTCTACAGTCTGCTCGATGAAGCTGGAGTTGGCCAAGTTGTGCAGCTGACCACGGCCTCCATCCCCACGCTGCGACTCGCGGTTGAGCTGCACGGCCAGCATGCACGGGATCGCTCCGGCGCTCTCGCGGCTGATCTCGTCCTTGAGGTCGAACATGATCTCGCCGTGCTTGAAGCGCATGGCCTGGTCGCCCTGGTACTTGCCCTCGGCGTCCATGAACGACAGCTGGTCGATCATGATGATGTCCGCGCCGACCTGGCGCGCCCGGTTCACCATGTACTTCACAGTCCGCTCGCCGCGCTCGGGACGCTCGACCAGTAGCGGGCCACGGTCGCGCAGCTCCTCGCGTGCCGCGATCAGCCGTGGCCGGTCGGCGGGCGGGATGTCGCCGCTGGAGATGTGGCTGTAGCCGACGCCGGAGGCGAAGGCGTCGATCCGGTGCGTCATCTCCTTGATGCTCATCTCCAGGGTGAACACGATGGGCTTGAAGCCCGCCATGTGGGCCTGGATGGCGCTGTGGCAGAGCATCCACGACTTGCCGACCTTGGTGAAGGCCGCAACCGCGCATAGCTCCCCGGCGTACAGCCCGTGGGTGTGCTCGTCGATCATCGGCAGGCCGTAGGGGATACCGGCTCCGGCGATCTCCCGGCGGGCCTCCAGCTCCAGGATGCGCTGCTCGACGTTCTCGGCCATGTCCACCCGCGACGTCCGGGGGACGGTGCGCTCGGTGATCTCGTGGGCGTCCCGCCAGAGCTTGCTCAGCGTGGCGATCGGGTCCTCATGCAGGGTCTTGCCCGCGTCCAGGAGGATCTCCTGGGCCTGGTTGAGGGTGTATCGGCGCTGCAGGGCGCTGACGAGCCACTCGGTCGACTCCTCGACGTCGTGCTCGAACTGCTGGCCGGGGAACTCATGCTCCAGCACCACCCACGTCGGGGCGAGCTGCATGGAGGCGTTCTGCCAGTACTCGATGACCCACTCGAAGATCACGCGGTTGATCGGGTCCTCGAACACGCTGGAGCGCATGCCCATGCCCCACAGCCGGTCGATCGCCTTGTGGTCGCCGACCATCTTGCCGATCATCTTGCGTTCGAGGTCGCTCATACGATCGGCCTCGTCTCGCCGTTGCGGATCTCCTCCAGCTCGCGGCTGTTGGCCTGCGGACGGTAGTCGCTGCCGAGGAACTCGCGCATGATCGACTTCTCCTTGAGCAGGGAGAACACCGCGCTGCCGTAGCAGTCCTGCAGGTCGTCCAGCTCCAGGTTGGTGGTCAGGAAGGTGGGCCGACCGTGCTGGACGCGGGTGCGCAGGATGGTGTCGAACGTCGACTCCTCCATGATCGTGCGCCGCCCGCCACGACCCAGCTCCTGGGTCACCAGCCAGTCCCGTGCCGCGTCGTCGAGCAGCAGGATCTGGGACTGCTTGAACCGCTTCTCGAACAGCCGCTGCTCGCTGCTCTTCTTCCACCCGGCGGTGTACATCTCGATCATCTGCGCGAAGGTCGTCGCGTAGCAGGTGTAGCCGCGCTTGACGAACTCCTTGAGCATCAGGTTGGCCACCATCGTCTTGCCGGTGCCGTTGGGTCCGGGCAGGTACAGCCCGATGCCTCGGCTGACGTACTCGGCGTGCTTGTCGACGTAGGTGCCTGCGAGGTCGTCGATCTTGGTGGGCGCGTCGTAGTCGTCCCAGTCCAGCCGCTGATACGTGGTGCCGATGCCTGCGTTCAGGTAGTGCATGTGCAGGTGCATCTGCTGCACGCAGTCGCACTGGTGGGTCTCGCCCTTCCACCGGTAGGTGCCGGTGGTGCCGCAGGTCGGGCAGTACTTGGTGGGGTCTCCGCCACGCAGCTGAGGGTTCTCATCGACGATGCGCTGCTGCACCTCGTCGGAGAAGAACTTGCTCAGGTAGGCGTCCGGGCCGCTCACAGGCTCGTCGCGAAGCCGGAGGCCGCGAGCTGCTGGCGCGGGGTCTTGCGGTTCTGCTCACGCCGCACCGTCGCCTGCATCTCCTGGTGCATCTTGTCGACCCACCACTTCATCTTGGTGCAGAACATCCGGTGGACGATCAGGTTGCCGAGGTCGTTCTTGCCCCGGTGCTTGTAGCAGACCCACTTCACGATGCGACCGGCGTCGTCACCGTAGACCTTCTGGAGCCACCGCATCATGTACAGCTCCTTGCCGTCGAGCGCCATGCTGACGCCGTTGACGGCCTCCTGCCAGTCCTTGAGATAGACCACCAGTTGATCGGGAGTCATCTCCTCGACCCGGACCTTCATGTCCTCTTCGAGAGGGTCGATGTCCGTGAATGCCACGTAGTAGCTCCTTCTATTTGACTATAGGAACACTATAGCCCATCGCTGAACGACGGGGAAGTCCCGTTCCGCTCGACCGGCCTCCGATTGTTGGCCTGACCTGCGGTGTTACCCTGCTGGGCAAGGGTCTTCTCGCACTGCGCTCGGAGCGCGTGGCTATAGCTGCGGATCTTGGAACGCTGGTCTGGTTCCAGGTCGTCGACCTTACCACCGGTCTCCTCGATCCGGCGCAAAGGCCAGAATACGAGCACCGCACGGGGGTCGTCGATGTCGGTCACGGGGGTGATGGACATCTGGATGCACTTGTCGTCGAAGCCGGTGATGTACCCGACGTGCGAGGTCCCATCCGGCTCGGTGATCTTGAACTCGACCTCGCGGAAGATGCGCCGAACGAGGTACCGCTGGAAGATCTGGTCGTTCTTGAGACCGATGTTGACGTCTGACTGGGCCACGGGACTTTCCTCTGGGGCTGGTGGGATTACACTCACCCCTTCCAGGCTCTCCCGAGTCATATCACGTGGTCTCCAGCTCCTCCGCCTGGTCCAGTAGCGCCCCGGCCAGGATGTCGACCGCACGTCGTAGCTCCAGCTCGCTGATGACCAGAGGGGGCATCAGCTTGATCCTGTTGCCTCGGGCCTTGGGGAGCAACAGACCGTAGGACCGGGCGTCGTCGACCAGGCGCTCGGCCTGGAACGGCTCGTGGGTCTCGATCGTCTGGTACAGGCCAGCGCCCCGGTGTGCGGCCAGGACCTCGGAGAACTGCTCCTGCAGCTCCTCCAGCCCCTCGTGGAGGACGCGACCGAGCTGGGTGACCTCGGCCTGCAGCTTGTCGGTGATCCGGTTGAGCACGCTCAGGCCCGCCGTGGTGATCACCGGGTGCCCCGCGTACCGCTGGCGCTTGAACTCGCCCTCAGCGACCTCCCAGAGCCGCGCAGGTGCCACCACGGCACCGAAGGGGAAGCCTCCGCCCGCAGGACCGCCCACGACCGTGATGTCGGGCTTCACGGCCCACTGGTGCTGACCCCACAGCGATCCGCAGCGGGCGAACCCGGTCTCGGACTCGTCGATGATCACCAGCGCCCCGGAGGCGCGGGCGTCGTCGGCCTGGGCCTGCACGGCGGGCGGATACAGCGGCTTGCCGGTCTTGTCGATCAGGTGGACCACCAGCGCGGCGACGTCGCCCCACGCACGCGGCTCGTCGGTCTTGGTCTCCAGGAACACCCGGTTGGTCACCCGCTGGGCCAGGCTCATGGCGGCGCTGAACGCGCTGTCCTCGTCGGGGGTGAACATGACCTGCAGCGGGTCGTCTCCGGCCCACGTGAGGCTCGACGAGAGGGCGGCGGCGTACTCGACCGGCATCCGCAGCACGTGCTCGCCGATCGCGCCGACGCGGCTGTACTGCTGCCACTGCTCGTTGACGCCCGAGAGCACCGCCGGGTCGCGGTGACCCAGCGGCAGGGCGTCGGCGGTGAAGTCCAGATACTGGGTGCCGTACTGGTCCCAGACGTAGATCAGGTCGGCGCGGCTGATCGGGAACGGCGGCTCGGCGACGTAGGGCATGTACTCGCGCTGGGCCTCGATCTGCGGGTTCACCACGTCGTCGATGGCCTTGCGAAGACGCTGGTCAGCTGGCTTTGTCACTGATCCACTTCCAGAGCTGGTCGACGGCGACGTTGCGGTCGATGTCGAGAGTCTCGATGCGCTTGAACGGCAGCCGGTTCTCGAACTGCTTCTCGACGGCGAGCTGGTAGTCCTTGTCGTCGAGCCGGTCGGGGTCAGCCGTCAGGTGGTCGGGGTGGTGGGGCTTGAAGAACACCTGGTCCCAGAAGGTGTCGTCCAGGGCGATCCGCGAGCCGAGACCGAAGATCTCAGTCAGGCGGACCTTGCGGATGTAGGCCTCCGAGCTGCTGATCTGGATGCTGTTCATCCGCTCCAGCAGGTCAGCGGTGTAGCACACCGGGTCCCAGAGACAGCGGTCGCCGATGATCAGCTTGCGCTCGGGTCCGGGCACCTCCTTCTGGTAGGCCAGGACCTTCTCCTCGGCCTGCCAGGCGCGCAGCTGGGTGGCGCTCATGACGTGCCACTGGAAGTGCCAGTCGCCGTCCATGTTGTTCTTCATGCCGTAGTTCTCGCCGAGCTTCTTGACCCACCGCGTCGGCGAGTACACGATCTCGACGTCCCAGCCCTCGTTCATGGCCAGCGCCGCCACGTTGTCGACGATGAAGGTCTTGCCGACCCCGTGCGTTCCCGTCAGGGCCACCTTAACCAGCGTCAACCTCTGCACCCTTCTTCTTGACCCACTTGCCGTTGACCTCTTCCAGCAGACTCGGGTGCACCCACTTGCCGCGCACCTTCTTCCAGCCCTCGCGCTCGCGCCACTCTCCGCCCAGCTCGTTGATGCGGATGCGCCGCAGGATCTTCTTCAACTCGTCGGGTTCGACGTTGCCGCGTCGGTAGTTCGACAGCAGGATCGCCTTGATGATGGGCAGCGTGAACCGACGTCGGCCCTCACTGGGATCACCGACGCGCTCCGGCTCGATCGGGGTGCCGTCGGGGTAGATGAACACCGGCTCGACCGGCTCCCCGTTGACCTCCTTGCGCAGACCCCAGTACAGCCACTGGTTCGTCTTGTCGAAGAACTGCGCGGCCTCGGTGGTGCTGTAGAAGGGCACGATGCCCGCGTCGGCCAGCAGCTGCTCGTCGCTGATGTCCTCGATCTGCCGATCGCGCTTCTGCGGCTTGGGTGCCGGGGGCGCGGGCGGTGCCTTGACCTCGCTGCGCTGGCCGCGCTTGGTGCTGTGCGGGTTACGGCCACGGCGCGCCGAGATGGGCGGAGCCGTCCCGGCCTGCTTGGCGTCGGCGGCTGCAGCGGCATCCAGGAACTGCTGGATGTCGGCGTCGTCGGCGATCTCGAAGGCCGGTTCGGGCAGCGGGTCACTGGGCTGCCCAGAGGGGTACATCGCCTCGCGAGCGGCCTTGACGCGGGCCTCCATGTCGCGCAGATCGTCCTGGGGGACGTCAGCGACCGATGCAGCAGAAACCCCGCCACCGTCGTGGTGGCGGGGAATCGGCTGGACGGGGGTGGCGATGCCGTCGGACCGGTATCCGGGTGGACTCTGCGAGTCCTCTCTCTCGACCGTTTCCTGGTCTGGCTGCATAGCCGTTGTCCTTGTCCTAGATGGTGTGCACCGCGAAGCTCGGCGACTTCCACTCGCCGACCTTGAGGCTGGCGCGCAGCTTCTCCAGGATCGCCGGGTCGTTCTGCGCAGCGGCCATGAGCAGGCTGATGTCGACGTTGCGCTTGACGACGACCTCCTCGGTGGAGACGCGCTTCCACAGGTCCTCGCCGAGGAGCTTGGCCAGCTTCTTCTCGTCCAGCTCCGGGTCCTTGCGACCGCAGCCCTGGCGGGCGAACCGCTTGCCGTACTCGGGCGCGTCGATGGAGGCGTTGATCTGCTCCGGGTACTCCTCGCCCTCTTCGGCGAACTCGGCGGTCATCGCGCCGGAGACACGGGCCTTGATCTGCTCGCGAGTCGCCTTGGCGGTGTCCTCGATGCGGATCATGTCCTCCCAGATGCCCATCAGCTCGTTGGCCTCGGGCAGCGCGATGCGGGTCGGCTCTTCCACCGTCAGGATGGGAGAAGCCGCCTTGAGCTTGCGGACGAAGCTCTGGAAGGTCTTGTTGACGACCGCGATGTCCTTGCGGTCCATCTTGGCGAGGGCCGTCTTCCAGCGGGCCGTACGGCTCTCGCGGGAGGACTTGGTGGCGACGACGGCCTTGGAATCCTCGGCCTTGACCAGCGCCTCGTACTGCTCGACGTAGTTGCCGTCGGCGGCGGCGAGAACGGCCTTGAGGTCCTGCTCGATGAGTGAATTGGTCACGACTGCTCCTGGCTATGGGGGTGGTTGGTTTTGCTTACTCGTCCAGTATAGCTGTAGTGACCGACAAATACAGCTCTAGCGGGAATCCGGCATGTCGTCGATCACCTTGACGATGGTGCCAGGGCTGACGCCGAAGTGGCTGGCCAGCGCAAACACCGCCCGCGACAGCGGCTGGTAGTCGACGTCGCACTCGTTCTCGGCGGCGACGATGCGCTTGCGGATCTCCCACCGCTGCCGGGTGGTGAGGAACTCGTACTTGGCGGCGGTCATCGACCAGGCCGCTCAACTGCGTCTTTGAGCTGGTCCAGCAGATCCTGGCCCTTGCGCTGCAAGACCTTGCCCAGATCGACGGCGGTCTCGGCGGTGATCAGCACGACGCCGGTCGGGTAGCCGTCCAGGGACAGTTCAAGGGCCACGCGGCCATCATCACGGTTCACGACATCCACGAGATTCTCGTGGAAAGAGGCGATCTGGTGCATGGGACTCCCGGTGGGTGACTTGGAAACTACTACAGGCTAGCAGACTCTTGGAGTTCCACCAGCTTGACTGCGGCCATGACTTCCATCATTCGGCGCTCCAGCACGGTCAGCCCGCGCTCCATGGCCTCACCGTAGACCCAGTTCTGCTCGGCCAGCAGCAGCATCTGGCCGATCCACTCCATGGCCAGGTACCCGCGACGGCCCTCGACGTCCAGCAGCGCGTGGCGGACGGCGGAGACGGCGGACCGCTTGGTGTTGCCGGAGTCGTCGACCTCCTCGGCCAGATTCTCGGCCAGGGTGAACCACTCGTCGAAGAACTCCAGGAACCGGCGACCGGTCTCGTCCTGCTTGAGTTCGAGTTCCTGGTCTGCCCACTTGGTGGCGTCCTTGGCCTTCAACAGCAAACTCGATTCTTTGTATCAGGCGTTGTACCGCCTCGCGGGAGACGTTTTCTCCAGGTTGGAGAAACGGTATCTCAACCAGTGAACCGGTGTCTCAACCAGAAGAGATACAAGAGAGAATCTGCACTACGTGCCCCACCCCTGTATCCCCTCCCAAGATCATCTCAGTTGTACACCCACTACAGGCCGTTGGCAAACCAGCTGGGAACCCTGTAGCTGGCCTATAGCGACCTGGTAGACTCCTGGCTCAAATGCACCTTCCTGCCGACGACGTGGACGCCGAGATCGAACGTCTCCTCAACGTCCCCGTCCATCCCGATCGCATCGCGATGGTCCAAGAGCACCCGGACTACCCTGGGTGCCTGTACTTCGACGTAGGCGACTGGGACAACCGTCAGGACTTCTACCGAGCTTATCATAAATGGATGTCCCGCCACCTGGTTCTCAACGAGGTGTTCCTGTTGGACAGCTTCCTGGAGACCATCGCCAAGGACGGCTGGGCGGTCATCTTCGAGGAGTCGACGAGGGGCATCCTGGAGGACCACGCCCGCTGGTCGACCCCGTTCGAGGTGGACGGCTACCAGCTGCTGGACTACCAGATCTTCTCGCTGAACAAGGCCCTGGAACGCCACCTGCTGGGCCGTGAGACCAACGAGGACCGGTTCTACTTCTGGAACTGGTCTGCCGGTGCCGGGAAGAGCTTCTGCGCTGGTGCTGCGATCAAGCGGCTGCAGGAGTACGAGGGCCTGGGCATGGGCGTGGACCTGGTGATCGCCGCGACCACCAGCGACCTCAAGATCAACCTCCACCGGTTCCTGGTGGCCGGAGGCATCGACGCCATCCGCACAGACGGCGACAAGCGCCGACGTCGCAAGCTCTACGCCGAGGGCCACCACTGCCTGGTGATGAACTTCGAGAAGCTCAAGTTCGACTTCGACGAGCTGGCCGAGCTGACCGCAGGCAAGCGCGTCCTGTTCATCCTGGACGAGGCCCAGAAGCTCATCTCCGACGAGGGCCAGAACGGCTCACGCGAGGCCCTGGACAAGCTCACACGGGGCTGTGAGGCCACCGTGTGGCCGATGAGCGCCACCGTGGTCGGACCGTCGCCCCTGCGGTTCAGGGACGTCTTCTCGCTGCACGGTCACCCGCGATCGAACCCCCTGGGCACCAAGAAGGCCTTCGTGGAGACCTACGCCCGCGAGGTGAAGACCAAGATGCAGCCGACCCGCAACGGCGGCTCGTTCCCGCTGACCACGTACAACTGGGACCACGCCAAGCTGCAGGAGATCCGCCACCGGGTGGCCGACCAGACGATGGCCGTGCGCCGGAAGTCGAACATGCCCACCATCCCCGTGCACGTGCAGGCCAGCGAGGGCCAGCGCGAGGCGTTCGACATCATCACCGAGCACGCCCGTGCTGCGGTCCTGGGGCGCGGCCTGGACCCTGGGCCGTACATGCGGCTGCTGCAGATGGTGGCCATCACCCCAGAGGCGCTGCGGGTCACCGAGGACTCGATCGCCGCCGACATCATCGCCGAGCACCCGCACCTGGCCGAGGGCCACGCGCCCAAGATCGACCTGCTCAACGAGATGCTGGAGGCCGTACGCGACCAGGAGGACCAGGCGGTGTGCTTCGTGCACTGGACGACGGGCGGGCTGCACCTGATCAGCCCGAAGCTGCGGGTCCAGCACGTGAAGCACTGGGGCACCGGCCAGAGCCGCCGGATGAGCCAGAAGGCGGTCGACGACTTCAAGAAGATGCCGGGGATCACCGCGTTCCTGTCGTCGGACGCCGGGGCGCTGGGGCTGTCGTTTCAGAACGCCCGGTACGTGATCAACATCGACCCGATCCGGGACTACGACCTGCTGACTCAGCGGAACAAGCGGATCGACCGGGCTGACTCCACGCTGGAGGGCCTGACGAGCTACGTCATGATCACCGAGGACTCGGTGGAGGAGCGGATCTGGCACATCTGCCAGGCCCGCATGCGGCTGTCAGCGGCCACCCAGGGCACCGTGGAGGAGCTGACGCCCGAGGACGTCGAGCTGGCCGAAATGCCGGAGGAGGTGTCGAACCGATGGGTACTGTTCGGGGAGTAGACGAGCGCACCGGCAAGTTCTGCCCGCGCTGCGGGTTCGAGTTCTACCCGATCATGAGCAAGCACTTCTTCGGCGAGTGGGGCGGTCAACCGCATTGCCTGCCGTGCGGCAAGATCTGCGACAAGGCGGGTTTCCGCGAGCCGCACCCCCATCCACAGGAAGTCGTTCCGCTGCTTTCCGCGTAGTTCCGCGTGCTTCCTGTGTGTTGTGGCGTTGGATGACGTTACCTGCGTTGATGCTGGTAGTGATGGCATTCGTGCCTAGTGGACAAGAGCCTTCCTCGATGTCACACTGAGGGTTCCACCTACAGGAAGGACGCTCCCCATGGGCGAACTCGTCTACGGAGTTGACGACACTCCGGTCACCACCTCGCTGCTCATCGCGAAGGGGACGAAGACCGAACACGCATCCGTGATTCGGCTGGTCCGCGAAAACATCGACGACCTGAACGAGGTCGGCAATTCTGGATTCGAGATCCAGAATAGGGAAGGCGCAGGTAGGCCCACCGAGTACGCAGTGCTCGACGAGCCTGCAGCAACTCTCCTGATGACCTACATGCGCAACACCGACGTCGTGCGCGACGTCAAGAAGCGACTGGTGAAGGAGTTCTACGCCATGCGGCAGGTCCTGGAGGCCCAGCGCAGCACCGTGGCGCTCCCCTCGCGAAAGGAACTGGCCCAGATGGTGCTCCAGGCCGAGGAGGCACTGGAGATCGAGCAGGCCGCTCGGGTTGAGGCCGAGCAGTACGCGCAGCTGATGCAGGGACCCGCTGAGGCATGGCTGGAGCTGGCCGAGGCCCACGGCGACTACAGCATGAACGACGCCTCCCACATCCTGAACGCCGACCGCAGCATCTCCACCGGAGAGACGCGCCTGCGCAACTTCATGCTGGGCAACGGGTGGATCAGATACACGGGCTGGGGTCGCGAGAAGCACCTGGTGCCCTACCAGACCCAGGTCGACAACGGACGGCTGTTCAACCGTCCGGGCCGGGTCTACTGGGACGACGCCATCCAAGCCAACCGGCAGGGCAACCCGCAGGTCCGCGTGACCATGAAGGGCATCCGCAAACTGCACGAACTGCTGGGCGGCAGTGAGCCGGTGCAGTTCATGGCGATCGTGCGGGACGCCGACGCCAGCTAGGCCTCGGCCATGACGTCCATGATGACGTCGGGGCGCAGCAGGATCTCCTTCCAGCCACCGTTCTCCAGGTCGGCGACGAACCAGTTCACCATGCCGCTGTTGCGGGGCGACGGGTTGCGGTGATCGACACCGGCCACCGGCACGCCGAGCATCGGGTCGAGGATGACCATGCCCTCGCGGAGCTTCCCGGCGGGGACCTGCACCATGGGCGGGTTCGACAGGATGTCGACGTCGGAGAAGGAGTCGAGGATCGCTGCGTTGCTCATACGTCTATTCTAGCACACTAGAACGGAACAGGGCAACTACGTGGGGCGGGTGGGATTTGAACCCACGGCATCTCGATTAAAAGTCGAGAGTCTTGACCGGGCTAGACTACCGCCCCCGGAGGGTGAACTGCTTGAGGCGACGGCGCACGTGTTTGATGTGCTCCTGAGTGACCTCAACGCGCTCCAGCTCTCCGGTGGCGACGTTCTTGGCGACGATGATGACGGTGCCGTCGGACTCACGGCGGGCGACGAACGGGGTGCGCTCGATCTCCTCGGCCTCGGTCGTCATCATGGCCTCAGAATAGCAGAAGACCCCGCAGGATCGCTGCGGGGTCCTCTTGGGGCAGAACGGTGAACCGTCTGCACTCCACCACCTGCTCTTGATGGAAGCAGGAAACCACGTGGAGCTGGGGGGAATCGAACCCCCGTCCTAGCGTCTATCCTTCTGCGTTCTACGGGCGTAGTCCTCGTTTGAATACCCAGCTGCGACCCCGAGGACGGGATGCGGCCTTCCTGTGATCCACGGTGTTCAAGGACGTTGATCAGTGACCCTCTGTGCTCCCGCTATCTTTGAAACCCCCGGCGCTGCGCGGCAGCTGGCTAACCGGGTGGCTGGTTACTGGTTAGACCAGCACCGAGTCGTTGGCGAAAGCCTCGATCTCGGCGAAGTCGGCCTCAGTGACCGTTGCGTCATTGTCATTGGCGCTTATGGGTTGGCACGTTCACTCAAAGTAGAAGTGTGCCCAACACTTGCCCGCTGTTCAGTTTTCAATCGGCCAGTCGAAGCCTGTCAGCCCCTCGGTCGTACCAGACTAGCGTAGCAGATGGTTCTAGGCGCTGTCTACATGAGTCTCCCTGGAGGGAGTCGAACCCCCGCACGTCGGCTTAGAAGGCCTGGTGCCGTCCACGCAGAGAGAGAGCTGCGGAGGCAGGAATCGAACCTACGGACGTGGGGGTCAAAGGCCCACTGGCCTGCCAACAGACCGCTCCGCAAGGGAACTCCACAGTGTAGTACCAGATCAAGCACCGCTGGGAGGAATCGAACCCCCGGCACGGGACGTAGGAGGTCCCTGCTCTGTCCACTGAGCTACAGCGGTAGGTGTATCGAGCGCGGTGACCCCCAGGTCGCGAACCTGGCCTATTTCATCCCGATACGGCGTGGTTATCCATTACGTCACCTACACACACGTGTCCCCGAGTGGAGTTGAACCACCGCAGCTTGCCTTCGGAGGGCATGCGCCAGATCCGCTGGCGAAGACATTGGGAGGGGCGGGTACTTGCGCCCACCGCCGGGAGCTTGGTAGCCCCGCACGGGACAGTTCTTAGCTGCTGCCCCGCCCCACCGAGCCTCCAGGACGAATCGAACGCCCGCAGCCGACTTACAAGGTCGGCGTCCTACCACTGAACGATGGAGGCAAAGCCAGGCCAGTCCCGGAGGACGACCTGGATTTAAGAGCTGTAGGTCAGAATCGAACTGACTTCTCCGCGTTACGAGGGCGGTGCGTAAGCCATTCACGCTTCAACAGCATTGCGTAGTCCGTACCGGATTTGAACCGGTGTCATCCTGCTTGAAAGGCAGGGGGCTTGGGCCACTAGCCGAACGGACCATTGAAGGATGGATATGGGGTTGCCGCCGGAGTTTTTGGTGCTCTACCAGCTGAGCTACGCCGCTCTAGGAACGACGACGGGACTCGAACCCGCGACCACCCTCTTGACAGGAGATAACCGACATGCGGTCGACCCATCCAACGTGCTCTAACGAGGAATCGAACCTCGGACAACCTGCATGTCGGGCAGGTGCTCTACCACTGAGCTACAAGAGCATTGCGAGCTGAATCGGGGAATCGAACCCCGGCAACATCCATACCAAGGATGGGCACTACCACTATGCTAATCCAGCATTGAAACACGGGCATTGGAATGGAGCCGGAAGAGACCCGAAGGCCTTTGGGGATTTGAACCCCGTGATTCATTATGAGTGAATTGTTTTCCGATAACCGACTACCGATCGGCCCGTGCTTTGTCTCCCGAGGAGGAATCGAACCTCCGGCTTCTTGATTCGTAGTCAAGCACTCTGTCCGCTGAGCTACCGGGAGATTGTGTTTGATGGGCATGAGCGGAGCCGGAAAGGGATCGGACTCGAACCGACGACCTCCACCGATCAAGGGTGGCGCTCTACCAACTGAGCTACCCCGCAAAGGTTGGCTGCGGGAGATAACCGACATTCCATCGGCCCATCGAACGTACCTGCTCAGTGAATCGAACACTGCTTGCGCCAAGTTATCAGCTTGGATCGGACGACCAGTCCGCTAACAGGCATTGCATAGGAATTACCCCGTGCTACGTACCTATGAGTGGTCTCGAACCACTTACCTCCCCGTTATGAGCAGGGCGCTCTGCCAGATGAGCTACACAGGCATAACGAGTCTTCTCCAGGTCCGAGCGGCGTGACAGTTGGCGCACACGACGTCGCACTTGTCGATCTCGTCTTGCAGGCTCTTCATGCTTCGCCTGCCACCAGAGGCGTTGGCGATGTTGAAGAGCTTCACCCCGCGCACGTGATCGAACTGCATCACATAGTAGGGGTAGGAGACCTTGCAGTCGGCGCAGGGCGCTGACTTGGCCTCTCGGACCGTTGAGAGGAGCCGCTGCCGGTGTGCTGCGTTCTGCACCTTGGCGTTGGCGATCCGCTGCTCGCGGTTCTTGAGGTAATACTCGCGCTGGTAGGCCTTCTGGTAGGCCTTGTACGCTTCCGGGTCCTTTTGGGGCACCCAAGGATTATAACGCGACCCTAACGGGATTTGAACCCGTGTTCTCCTGCTCGACAGGCAGGCGCTTTTGGCCAAACTAAGCTACAGGGCCAGAGATGAGGACGTCCGATCGCGGACCGCCGACTGTCGCCAGCCAGGAGTTGAACCTGGTTCTTCCTCAACGAGTGCTATGCGGGAATCGAACCCGCGCTACGACCTTGGCAAAGTCGTGTGATGCCATTTCACTAATAGCACACTGGGCAGCAGTAGCCCCCGTGGGAACTGAACCGCATTATTCATACGGACCGCGCTGCTGCCAACGCGGTTTTGTGGCCCTACTTGGAATCGAACCAAGGTCCCCTGATTAAGAGTCAGGTGCTAATCCCCTCAGCTACAAGGCCATTGTTCTTGCGTACCCAATAGAGGAATCGAACCTCTGACTACCGGATGTGAACCGGTTGTTCTCCCATTGAACTAATCGGGCATTGCGTACCGGTCGGGCAGGAGCGCCTTGGCTGTGCCTCCCACCTATGAGCCGCCACGGCGACCGGTACGTTGTGCCCATTGCTGGAGTCGAACCAGCTCCCTCGGGATTTCAATCCGACGCTCATCCACATGAGCTAAATGGGCATTGGTGCCGCCTATGACTCCCCGGTGAGCCGGGAAGATCCTGGGCCAGACGGCAGGCCCTGTGGAACTGGTCGGGATCGAACCGACTGCCTTCTCACTGCCAGCGAGACGCTCTACCGATTGAGCTACAGCCCCATGATGCCCTGTAGACCGGCGGGTGAAGTCTCCGGTTTACCCATTGCACCGCCCCAGGACATCCAGGCGGTCCGCGTGCCGTTTCGAGGCCGTCGACTGCCTACGTAGGTGGCAAACCAGTGCGCCCCCTTGCGGGTGATACTGCGAATACTACGAGCGTCTAGCCGGGATCGAACCGGCGAACTCAGTTTGGAAGACTGATGTGTTACCGCTACACCATAGACGCGGGGTGACCAGAGGGAATCGAACCCTCGCGACCGGGATCACAACCCGGCGTTCTGCCATTGAACTATGGCCACAGCAGTCCAACCGAGGATCGAACTCGGGATGCCTGACTGAGAATCAGGAGGGTTACCACTACCCCATTGGACCATTGGGGACTTGTCTACCGGGCCGTCCCAAACCGTGGGTCCGTTATCAGAACCATAACGAGCGCCTACTCCGAATCGAACGGAGGAATACTGGGGTTGCAATCCAGCGCGTTACCATTTCGCCATAGACGCAGAGTGGAAGTGGCGGGAATCGAACCCGTCGCACCAATCTTGCAAGGATCGGTCGCCCCCAAGGAACATGCACCCCCATAGACGCATCGGATATTTGATCGAGACCGGATGTGTACCGCGCCATGCGGACACCGCCATGTGGTGGCGGTGGGAGGAATTGAACCTTCGATAACCGATCTACATTCGACCCGTGCGTTAGTGGCGGGAGGAGGATTTGAACCTCCGACCTCTAGCTTATGAGGCTAGCGAGCTGCCGAACTGCTCTACCCCGCTACGCACCCGCGTCTCACGACGCGGGTTAGTGCCCAGGTTGGTGGCCTGGGCGGATCTATGTACTACACTATGGAGTTCTCAAGTTTCAAACGAGCTGAGGTAGAAGCTACCCCTACTCGATTCAATCCCGCAAGGGATTAAACGTGCCGCGTCAGAGAATCGAACTCCGCCGTCCCGAAGGCCACTGGGTTACAGCCAGCTCCCAAACACCAGTTGGGCATACACGGCATTGCGAGGACTGGAAGAATCGAACTCCCTCATGGCGGGTTTGGAAGCCGCTGCCGTCCCACTTGGCGAAGTCCCCATCGCAATGTTGATGGTGCTATTCAGTTGTCGTACTACGTCGGGAAACAGGGACTCGAACCCCGTCAGAATGGTCCCAAACCAATCGTGCTAACCCTTACACCATATCCCGATTGTCGCTCACGACCGGCTCGGAGAAGGCACCCAATACGGGTGTTGTTGGGATCTTCGAGCCGGTAGTCGTCACGGCTCGAAAGCAGAGACGACTAGTGCTTGATATGCCACGGTCGATAGGTCGCTCGTTCGAGCGTCCCTCGCGTGGTATCGGCAGTCGTAAACATGGGACCTACCGTAGCAGACCCCATCTCGAACGCGCAACCCCTATCGGTCGACGGTTGCCCTGTTCGGGATCAGAACGCGGACCCAGGTGCCATCGAACCAGGTCAGGACCTCGTTGTCGTCGATGACGTAGTAGGTCTCGCGGTCCTTGGGTGCCTTCGGCAGGTCGCGACGGCTCTGCACGCGCCACTTCCGGTAGCTGCGCTTGGCCTGATCCGGGGTGCTGCCCGACAGGCAGACCTGGCACTTGTAGCCCGGAGGCTGACGGTCCCACCCGGCGACCGGGTTCTGGTCGTCCAGCAGCCCGCACTCGACGCAGGTGGCCAGGAAGAACTTCGACTGGTCGGCAGGCTCGCGCAGACTCTGGCGCTCCATCCGCTGCTTCACGACGCCGTTGAGCTGGTCCTGCAGCGTGTCGTCGCCGCGCAGGCTGGAGAAGTAGCTGTCCATCTCGTCGGTCTCGCTGCTGACGGTCTGGGCGAACTGGATCGCCTGCAGGGCCTGGGTCAGCGGGTCCTCGGAGACGTGCACGACGCCACGCTCGGCGATGGCCCAATCCTGCTTGGTGGTCGCGATCGGGCCAGGTGCCTGGTACCGCGTGAAGTCCACGGCACCGCCGTCGCTGTCGCGGTTGCCACCGAGGTCGGTGATCGTCGCAGAGCCGCCCGTGGCGGTCACCTTGGCCGTGGCGGCGTGGCCGTGGTGGTTGACGCGGCAGGAGCCGCCTGAGGCCTTCACGATCGCGTAGTCGTAGATGTAGCCCTTGACGATGATCTCGCAGGAGCCACCCGAGGCCGTGATCGTGGCGTTCTGGTAGACGTCGCCGTCGATGATGATCCGGCAGTTGCCGCCGGAGGCCTTCACCAGCGCGCCAGGACCGACGTCGCCCCGGATGCGGATCGACTTGCGTCCGCCGGAGGCTTTGACGACCTCGCCAGCGCCCACGCTCATCTTGTCGACCGAGTACGGGCCACCGTCGGCCTTGACCGACTCGTAGGTCTTCGCGCCCTGGCGCGGGGTGTTCTTGGTCAGGCCGGAGACCGGCGGACCGCCCTTGATCGCGACACCGTTGCACTTCTTGCAGACGAAGCCCTCGGCGGTGTTGTAGAAGCCGTCCTCGGCGGTGTCGAAGCCCTTGCCGCAGCGGTTGCAGGTCCAGTCCTGATGCTCGCGGATGTAGTCCTTCGGTCCACGACGCTTCGCGGCCTGGCGGGCGGGCGTGGTGACCGACGTCTTGGTCGGCAGAGGCTTCTTCTCGGGGTCCGCCGGGATCTGGGTCAGCGTGCCGTCCGGGTTGCCCTTCCACAGCCGCATGGTGATGTCGCGGTCCTTGGTCAGGGTCTCGCGCAGCTTGATCATGCAGGGACGGCAGCCCAGGGCGATCTGCTCCAGCCAGATGACCTCATCGACGATGTGGTCGCCCGTGGCGCAATAGAACGACTTGGGTGTCTGCTCTTCCTCGATCTGCTCGATGAGCTTCTCGGCGGAATCAGTCCAGTCCACTGGGACCTCCGTGGGTGTGTCGTCATCAGGAGACTGCTCCCGACGATCCATGGCCATCGTAACGAACCAGGCACCGAAAGTCGCCACCAGCATCTGGTCGAGCACCGGGGGAGGGGCGTCGGAGAACGCCTGAAACCCCATCCACGTGGTCGTGGACAGGGCCAGGGCTGGGGTCGCCAGCTTCACAGAGCGAAGACGAACCAGGTGAGCAGCCCGAAGGCCACCCAGAAGGCTAGGGCGGGACCGAACCCGTACACCATGCCGCGTACGGCGCTGCGCCGGATGTCGTCCGGTCCGCCCTTGTCAGACACGGCCCTGCACCAGGTCGCGGCGCAGCTCGGCCTTCTCGGCGCGCTTGACGGCGCGCTTGGTGACCTTGCGCTCGTCCTTGAAGCGGTCGCCGCAGCACCGCTTGCAAGGCGGCTGGCGGAACGTGCCGAGCATCCGGGCCATCTCACTCACCTCCGAAGTAGTCGTTCAGGTAGTCGGTGCCTTCGTCATCGTAAACCGGGTCGCCGTAGGTCTCCATCAGATGCCCTTCTTCCAGTTGTTGCGGTTGCCCTTGCCGGGGCGCTTGGTGACGCGGGCCTTGTTGACCGGCTTGGCCGCTGCCCGAGCCTGGGCAACGCGGCGCTCGCTGTGGACTCGACCGGAGTTCATGTTCTCGCTCATGTATTAAGTATGACAGCTCCTAGAAGGAAAGTCAACCCCAGATCTTCTAGGCAGGTGAGACGGCTCTAGTGTAGTGTCATAGGAATGACTACCACCCACACATGCCCCACGCCCACCAAGAGCCGGTACCTGAATCAGGAGCGCGCCGAGCAGGCCTTGCACGACCCCCGCATCGGCAAGAGCCTCTACTCGCCCATCCGCGTGTACGAGTGCAAGTGCGGCGGCTGGCACCTCACTGCGAAGCCTCAGAAGTACCGTGCCCCTCAGCGGTCGAAGAAGAACCGCCGGTAGGGGTTGCATATCGTTCTAGGAGCTGTCATACTTAGAACATGAGCAACCACGCAATGGAAGACTACTTCACCCAGGCCGAAGCCGACGCGATCGTCGGTGCAGCGGCCATGGCTCGGGTCACCGGCAGCCGGGGCACCACCGAGCGCCGAGAGAGCCGCAACAGCGAGGGCAGGCTGGTCGTCACCAGCGAGGTCACCGTCGAAGCCATTGACCAGATCGAGGGCCGCAACAAGGCCTGGAAGATCAAGAGCTGGGGACCGGCCTACCGGGTGCCCACCCACCAGAACATGGTGATCGTGATGCGCTCGCGGCCAGGCCGGTTCCACAGCCACGCGAAGTGACCACGGGACCCCGTGCTACTTGAGGTAGTGCGGGGTCACCCGTGCGCCGTAGGCCCAGGCTTCCGGGGAGATGATGCTGGCCGTGATGCTGACGTCGGAGACTGGCACGGTCGAAGTGACGTTAGCTCGCCCATCCGTGTACCGCAGGTCCGTGACCTCGTGGAGATAGCTTCCCACGCCGCCCAGGCGAACGAAGTAGCGGACCAGCGCCAGCTCGGTGTAGAGGTCGGAAAGGTACAGCTCATCCTCGTCGTCACCTTCCAGCGTCAGCTCGACGTTGTACTCCTGGTCGGGACCCGAAGGGATCTCGACGAACCGTGTCGTGAACTCATGCCAGCGACCAGCTGGAGCGACGACGGACTCCTCGTAGACGATAACGCCGTCGGCCAGACGGCGGAGTCGAACTGTCGCAACATTGTCATTTGCCGTCGGCTTGTAGAAAACGGCACCGATGCGGAACAGGCCCTGAGGGACGAAGTGAGTCCACTGCTTGACCTTGATACCAGCCTGGCCAGCGCCCGCAGCCCTTCGGAAGCGAAGTACGCGCTTGCCCTGGTAGCGGCGGTTAGGATCGACAGAGATACTGACCACCGAATACGGGCTGCCCCACTCTGCGTCATCCGCGCCCCAGCTCTTGGTCGTATCACCCCAGGTGCCTCCGGGAATCGTCTCGGGAATCGTGCGCGTGTAGTAGGCCAGCTCGGTGTCGCCGATGCTCTGGCTGTCGGGGTTGATGTCGGCCCACATGCTGTCGGCGCGCCACAGTCCCGAGTCCTTGAAGTCGACCGAGACCTTGGAGAACGTCGAGCGCGTCTGCAGCGCCTTGAACACCGTGGCCAGGGTCGTGTCGGTGGTCTCCACCCGGACGTTCTCGAACCAGACGTGCCCGCCGGTCTGCGCAGCCGCCTCGGCGACCAGCACGACCCGGAACCGGGCGGCGTTGGCCGGAGCGGTCATGGTGCCGTCCAGAGCCGTCCACGCGCCGTTCTGGTGGGTCGACCAGTTCGAGTAGCTGATGGTGCCCACGGGCGCGTCAGAGAGCGTTGAGCCGTCGGCGCGGTAGTAGCGGATCGCCAGGGTGATCGCCTGCGCGTTGTTGGCGACGGTCAGGCCCTCCCACATCAGGTCGACGTGGGCCTTGAACTGCTCGCCGGGGGCGATGTCGTTGACCTGGCTCAGCAGCTCCTGGCGGGTGCCGGTGGTGGCCACCTTGGCGGTGCCGCGCAGCCAGCGTCCCTTGGTGCCGTCCCAGGACCACTTGTCGCTGGAGGGGGTCCAGTTCTTGAGGTTGCGCTCGAAGAGCCGGTTGTCGATCTCGAACACGCGCTTCTGGGTGGTGATCGGTCCCGACGGCATCCGCGTGACGTGGTTGGCCACGAACTGGTCGGGGTCGTAGGTCGGGAAGTCGAAGTACGGCTTGTCCTCGCCCGCGATGAAGGTGCTGGTGAACGGGATGATCTCCCGGACGGCGGCGAAGTAGGCGATGGCCGCGTCCCGCTTGAGGGTGCGGTAGTCGTAGCGGTGCACGCTCTGGCTGTTGAACCGGACGCGCCGCTCCAGCGTCAGCTTGCGCTCGGTGACGGTGCTGGTGTCGGTCAGCTTCTGCATGACGTTGGCCGGGACCTTGAGCTGCTGGCCGGGGTAGATCCACCAGTCGGTGCCGCGCACCGGCAGGGTGCCCACGCTCTTGACGCGGGTGATCGCGCCGGGGTTGGCCGATGCGATGTCCTCCCACGGGACGTCGGTGAAGGTGGCCAGCTTCTGCAGGCCCTCCGCCTTGATCGTGGTGACGTACTGGTCCTCGGCCATGATGTAGGGCTGCAGCGTCTCGCGCCGGTAGACGTACTGGCTGCCAGCCTCGATCCGGCGGCTGTCCTCCAGGTTGAGGTCGGCGGCGTTGGGCAGCGTCTGCGTGATGTAGCCGTTGGACTGGGTGATCTGCACGACGTCGTACTGGGTGGTCAGCACCGACCCCACGGCGTCCAGGATGCTGGCCGGGTTGAGCCAGTTGACCGAGCGGACGCCGTTCATGGAGATGAAGGTGCCCATGCCCAGGAAGCCGCCCTCGCCCGTGTACAGGCGCGGTCCGAGGCTGGACTGCTGCTGCACCGAGACCGGGAAGACCTTGTAGCGGACCTCGATGTCGCTCTCGTAGATCGGGTACGGCTGCTCGGTGAGCTGGCTGAACTCGAACTTCCAGTACTTGGCGCTGATCGCCTGCGGCAGGAACAGCATGCCCTTCTCGACGACGAAGTTGCGCCAGACCGGCGTCCACTCCTTGTCCTCGTAGGCGGTCTCGCTCGCGCCGCCGGAGCCGTGCTCCTGGGTGGTCCAGCTGACGGCGTAGACGGCGTTGTCCAGGCTGGTGGACGGGATGGTGCCGGTGGCCGGGTCCGGGATCACCGGGTCGGGGTCGACGTAGTAGGTCGGGTTGGCTAGGAACGGTGCCCTGGCGTCCACGTAGGACTCCAGCTTGACGATCAGCGCGGTGATGAGTCCCCGGAAGCCGTTGATCTCGTTGGTGCCGTCCAGGGAGTACTGGATGGGCAGCGTGGAGGGGTTGGCCTCCAGATGGGCGATCTCGTCGCCACGGCGGTCCACGACGCTGATGTAGACCGTGTTCGGCGCGTAGCGCCAGCCGACCATGATCCGCAGCGTGTCGCCCGCCTTGAAGGTGGACGTGATCGGTGCCGAGTAGGTGCGGGTGTCGGTGCCGTTGTCGAACTGCAGCGTGAACTCGCCCGCGCCGACGTCGTACTCGACGGTCGGCTTCCACTGGCCCGCAGGCGTCCGGGCGCGGTAGAGCACCGGGTTGCCGGGAGGGCCGTCGTTGGCGTCGAAGTCGGGGGTCCACTCGACGCCGATCCAGGCGTTCTGGCCGATCTGCGGGCCGAGGTTCATGTTCCAGCGGTAGTAGCTGGACTGCAGCGCCGCCGAGACGTCGCTGCGACCGCGACCGAGCCGCCAGTCGGTGTTCTCGTCCTCCTCGGGCCGGATCGAGACCGGGTTGAGCTTGCGGGTTCCGATCGTGTCGTCGCTGGAGTAGTAGAGGTTCAGGTGCTGGCCGGTGTACACCGGGTCGATGTAGAACTTGTCGACCGAGCGCGGCTCGCCGTCATCACCGCGCAGGTCGATGAACAGGTTGGCCACCGCCGACGGGTCGGGCATCGGGGCGGACTTCCAGAAGGTGTACGGGTCGTCGTCGGCGGCGCGCTTGGCGTCCCAGTCCTTGATGTACTTGGTGACGACGTTGCCGAGGATGTCCTGCTCTTCCTCGAAGTACTGCTGCCCCTGCGAGCGGTCGTAGACGTTGCGCCGGATCAGGGTGTTGCGCAGGCCGACGACGAACGGGGTGCCCTCCATCGTCGGATCGTTGGTCCGCGTTACGCGGATCTGCAGCTGCTTGGCGACGATCGGGTAGACCTTGGAGCCGAACTTGTAGAACGATCGGGCGTCCGAGCGGGCCACGTTGACCTTGACCGGCAGCCGGGTCATGTCCAGCACGGGACGCCAGTTGTTGTTGCGGTCCTGGTACCAGAACTCGACCTGGCAGGGCACGCGCAGGATCTCGGTGCTCAGCTCGCTGATGCTCAGCGGCAGCTTGAACGTGGTCGTGATGACCTCGGTGCCGCCGTCCATGCCCGGACGCGGCTGGGAGAACCACTCGCGGGTCGCGGGGTCCACCACCTGTGCGTCGGTGCCGCCCTTGTCGAAGATCAGCTTGAGGATCAGCGCGACGACCTTGAGCGGGTAGTGGAAGTCGAAGTAGTACTTCTGTTCGGCCACTGGGCTTAGCTCCTGACGAAGTTGGCCGGATCGCGCACCTCGCGGGTCGACTGGCGGGGCTTGCGTGCGGTCCAGCTGGACGTGACCGTGGAGTCACGTGCGGGTGCGGAGTACGCGATGGCCAGGTCGGCGGTGAACGTGCGCTTGCTCGCCGAGGCCTTCTCCACTGGGAGACGATACCGCTGGTCATCAGCATAGCCGCCCATCGCGATGACCTCTGCCTTGCGGTCGTCGATGTAGGCCTGCTGGCTGGCGTACTTGAACTGGTAGGCCGTGCGATCGGGGTTGATCGCTGGCTCCTGGGTCGGCGTGAGGCCGAACTTACCGCCGGGGTAGTTGTCGGGGCTGTCGGCGCGCTCGTACTCCATCCACGCCGTGAACTGGCCGCTCGACTCGAACAGCTCGAACGACGGCTCCGGCTTGACCTTGCCGTCGGGCTGCAGGGTCCCGTAGCTCACCGAGTCGATCGGGGACCGCTTGCCGCCACCGATCAGGTAGTAGTAGCCGTACTCCTGGGTGATGTTGAACTGGGCGTATGGTGCCAGCTCCGGGGACTTGGACCACAGGAACTTCTCGGTGGCGTCCAGGTCAGCGGCCAGCAGCTCGGGGTTAGGGAAGTCCTCCAGCACGGGGGTGCCGGTGACGACCTTCTGCACCTCGTAGTAGACCGAATCGGCCACCACGCCACGCACGGGGACCGGCGTCGAGACGCTCAGGCCGTTGGTGTCGATCGTGGCGATGGAGTCCTGCGGGGTGATCTTGTCGAGCATGTCGCGCAGCAGGCGGCGCTCCTTGGGGTCCAGCGCGGCCTTGTGTGGCCGGATGGTGACCTCGTTGCGGGCCGAGACCGGCGCACGCCCGACGTTCTGGCCGAGGCCGAAGTCGTCGATGTAGCGCCAGTTCTCCATGATCTCGCAGTCGACCGAGCAGGCCGCGTGGACGGCCAGGCGGATGCCCTCTGCGGTGCCGCCAGCCGAGCAGGCCCGGAAGTACTCGGTGATCCGGGCGCGGAACCACGAGTCCTTGGTCTGCACCTCGTCCCACTGGTCGGAGTTGAGCATCGACACCATCGTGTCGTAGGTGTAGCTCTCCGACGGCGCACGGCTCAGGAAGGCCGCGCTGCCGAAGATGTAGTCCAGGTCGGAGCCGTAGATGCCGTTGATCGCGCCCGAGAGGCGCTGGATGAAGATCTCCTTCTTGAGGCTGCCCGCGCCGGAGTCGCCACAGAGCGCGTCCATGAACTTGTACAGCGTCGTCGTCGCGTCGGCGACGTAGACGTTCTGGTCGAAGTGGTCCATCCGCAGCTCGGTGGACTTCGACGGCATCAGGGGAAACGGGGCATTGTTCGGCACTAGCGGTTCGCCTTCCGCAGGATGACGGCCTCCATGAAGACCGGCAGCGTGTTGTCGCTGAGCTTGAAGTCAGCGGTCTGGATCGACGACGGCACGACGTCGGTGCTGTTGCCGAACACCTTGATGCCGTAGTTGCTGCCGTTCTCGACCGACGTCGTGAGGTTCACGTTGTCGACGCCGATCACCTGGTGCACGGCCAGGCTGAGGTCGCTCAGCTCGATCCATGAGCCGAACGGCAGGCTGGCGAAGTATTCGCGCAGCCGGGTCTGGACGGCGTTGGTGACCTGGCTGACGACGAACCCGCGATCGAACTCGACCGACAGGTAGATCCGCAGGAAGGCGTAACCGGCCTGGTGGACCAGGACGTCGGTGGTGATCTGCTTGCCCTGCTTGACGACGGCGTTGAGGACCTCGGGAACCCTGTTGTAGACGTAAGTAAGCGTCAGCGGAGTGCCAGAGGACGGGCCTGCCGGGAGCCACTCGATACCGGCGACCTCGCGGGGGCTGCCCGCGTTCAGGGTGGTGCCCCGCAGCAGGTGGTAGTGCACGCCCTGCTGGTAATTCGTAGCACCGACGACGATGGATGACGGGAAGGTCAGAATCGGCACGCTGCCCAGGCGCATGAACCGGTTGCTGGCCGACGGCGTACCGGCGGTGCCCACGCGGGCGAAGTTGCCGGTCCACAGCTCGTCGCTGGAGTTGCTGGAGAGCGTCTGCGCGGCGACGACCGTGCGCTCGGTGATCGTGTACGGGTCCTGGCCGTTGACGTACAGGTCGACCTTGTTGGTGATGCCCGCCTGCGGGTTGTTGCGGCTGGACCGGGTGGTGTACTCGAACTCGACGTCCACGATGTCGCCGACCACCATGGCACCGCTGGCCACACGGGTGATCTGCGGCGATGCGCCGCTGGTGAAGGTGTAGTCGTCGAACGGGCGGTAGAACTTCTCGTCGGTCTGGCCGAGGTTCTTGAACACGCTCTCGCCCTTGGGCCAGGCGTACTTGACGTCGTTGGTCACCGGCAGGTTGAGCGTGGTGTCCGGGACGGCGATCTGGGTGATGTACTTGCGGATCGGACCGAAGCACGCGGCGCGGCTGACGTACCGGTTCTGGTAGGCCAGGCCCAGGTACCAGTCCTCGGTGCCCGCGATGTTGCGCATGAAGGTGTCCTTGAACCGCTGGCGCAGTTCGGCGTCGGTCTCGACGTCCACGCCGCCGGTCAGGGCGGTGAGGTTGGTGACCGACGTGGCACCGATGATCGAGCCGAGGTAGACGATGCTGTCTGGCGGCACGTTGCCCGCGCTGCCCACGACCGTGCACTGGATCGGGACGTCGGCGACGTAGCTACCGGCGGGGATGACCACGGCCTGGGTAGCCGAGAAGAAGAGCTGGCCTGAGCTGCCGGGGAGGCCCTGCCGGGTGTAGAACTGGGTGCCCTGAGCGATCGGGATGTCCTGGGCGTTTGCGCTGGACATCTCGACCCGGACCACACCCGACGCCTGCCGACCCTGGAGCCGACCGAAGCCGAAGATGCCGACCCACTGCTCCAGCTCCAGACCCGCCTTGGACTCGATGTCCAGCAGGGAGCCGACAAGGTACTGGTCGACGTAGGCCTCGCTGATGGCCTCTGCCACCGCGTCTACGATCTTGCGCTCGGGGGTGCCCAGTTCCAGCGAGAAGCCTGGGGCGGTCACGCGGAGCTTGGCGAGCATCTCCTTGGAGATCTCGTCTGGTGTCTTTGCCACTTGGCGTCTCCTACTGCTGGATGGACGAGGCCACGCGGATCGTGGCGGTGTTGCCTGATCCGTTGCGCAGCCTCACGGTGACGTTCACCGTGTCGAAGTTCAGTCGAGCCTGGATGTCGTCGATCGACACCAGCAGCTCGGAAGTGCTGTAGAGCTGCGGGTTCTCCTTGATGCCCCGCAGCTGGACGGCCTGGTAGTTCTGCAGAATGCGCAGGACCTCGGACTCGACCTCGGCCAGCGTGGAGTCGCCCACGATGCCGCCGATGAACTCCTGGAGGATGCTGCCCATCGTGACGTGGAAGCGGTCGCCGCCGTACCGCTCCATCAGCCAGAGGTAGACGTCCTGGTTGAGCTTGTCGACGCCGAACACCAGGTCGAGCTGGTTGCCCTTCTGCACCAGGTCGCCGTCGGCTAGTGCCAGACTGAAACTCATCGCTCCTCCTCTACTCTTCTGGTCACTGGGAACCCCTCACCCAGGCTCCGCCTGCGGAACCATCGCCGCCCTCCCAGGCGACCGTGTAGATGCCGCCGTTGCCAGCGCCTCCGCCAGCTCCCAGGCCGCTCGCGTGCGAGCCGTTGCCGTCTCGGGCACCGCCCTTGCCCGCGATGCCTCCGGTGAAGGTGTTGCCGGTGAGGGCGTAGGTGAAGTCGCCCGGAGCGGTGCCGTCGTAGTGGCCCTGGTACTGCGGGGACGGCCTGGGCGCGGCGGGGCAGGTCAGCACCACGACGCCGCCGATAGTGAACACGGTGGCGGTGCCCGCACGGCCCTGCTGCTCCTTGGGTGCTCGCGCACCGCCGACGCCCACGGTCACCAGGACCTGGGTGGCCGTCCACGGGATCTCGACGCCACGGGTCAGGCGCAGGCTGCCCCACGCCGCTGCCTCGCCGCCCGTACCGGCGCGGCCCGCGCCACCGTCTCCACCGTTGCCGCCAGAACCGCCGCCGATGCCCACCAGGTCGACAAAGCGGTGCCTGATGTCAAGATCGACGGTGTAGCTGCCAGCCGCCGGGAACGGCGACTCGATCGGATCGAGGTAGCCCCGGAACTGCGGAACGATGAGCGGCACTAGTTCAGCACCGCCCGCATGTCGGCCACCAGGCCCACGCCCGGAGTCGGGCTGACCTGGCTGATGTAGACCTGCAGCAGGTCGCCTGCGGCGAAGGACCAGGAACCGGTCACGGTGAACGGAGCGGCCTGCTGGGCGGGCGTAATCGCGGTCTGGGTGCCGGTCACCAGCGCGCCGTTCTTGCGAACCTCCACGCTCATGTTGCCGCCGACGCCAGGGGTGCCGCAGCGCCAGGTGATGGAGTTGATCGTGATCGCGTCCTGGATGCGCAGGCCCATCGTGTTCTCGCCGTAGCCGACGGCGCGGGTGATGAAGGTCTGGGCGTAGTGGATCGGGTACGGGATGGCCAGCAGCGTCTTGAGCGCGGCCAGGCTGGCGATCGTGAGGACCTGCTTGCCGACCGCCGTGGCATTGCTGACGTCGTTGGCCACCAGCACGATGTCGCCCGTGCGCCCCGCGACCGAGAGCACCGGGACGTCGGGGATGTCGACGCCGGGGAAGACCGGCGACCACGGCGCGTTCTCGGCTGCCGTGGAGGCGCGGTGCTCCAGCGTGCCGTTGTTGTCGCGGTAGACGTGGCCCTTGCCGAACTGCAGCACCTTGCCGTCGTCGATGATCACCGGGCCGTGAGCGCGGATCTCAGAGCCGTTCAGCTCCAGCGGACCCTTGTCGGTGCCGACCGAGACCTGGCCCTCCTCCGGCTCGATGAGCAGCGTCTCGTCGTTGAACGGGATGCGTGCCGAGAGTCGCCAGGTGCCGTTCTGGCGCTCGATGAACCACTGCTCGCCGACCGCCGGGACGACGAAGATCTCGCCGACGGCGTAGCGGCACTCGACCTTGATCATGGTGCCCACGCGGGTGAGCACCATGGCCTCCCGCTTCTCGGCGTTGACCGACTGGATGGCGGCGGGCTGCCGGTCGACGTCGCCGACCGCGTGCCTGGTGTAGCTGACCATCAGTACATCCACTTGTAGTCGTCGGGCATCGGCTTGCCGTCGATGTCGCGCTGGTCCCAGTGCGTACCGAAGCCCAGATCCTTGTCGACCTGGCTGGCGATCCGATGGATGTTCGGGTTGCTGGGAGCCATGATCGTGGCGCTGGTGGTGAAGCCGTTTTCCCAGTCGCCCGAGTGTGTCACAGCCGCGACGTAGACCTGCAGGTTGTGGCCGACGAGGTTGATCCTCATGCCCGGATACAGCTCGGGCATGAAGGTGAACTCGACGTTCGTGGAGTACTGCTCAGCCCACTTGGTCATGAAGATCTGGAGCGCCATCAGGAACTCCATCTCGCCGTTGAACAGGTTCGGCATGTCCTGGACCAGCGGACGCATGCCGAACCGCTTCATGATCTCCTTGCCGTTGCGCATCTCTGCGCCCTTGACCGACGGCGCGGCGGAGGTCATGCGGCGGAACAGCCACTCGTTCTCGACGGTCGCGACACCCTTGGTCATCAGCCAGCCAGGCAGGCCCATAGAGCCACCGGTCGGGTTGGCCGTACCGGCGACGTAGACGTGCGTGGCCAGCGCGTCGTCGTTCCAGTTGATGTTGACGTTCTTCATCTCGATGTCTTCCAGATCGAGAATCGCGTCCTTGCCGTCCAGGCCGAAGTAGTCGGGGTAGTAGGCGGCGAAGCTGCCATCGGGCATCGACTGCACGTTGCGCAGGCCAGCGCGGGCGATCGACATCACCGACTGGATCAGCGGCTCGTCGTTGATGAAGGCCTTCTCGGTGGTGCCCTCGTCGTTGCCGAACAGCGCCGAGATACCGCTCTGGAACCGACCCGGCTCGAACATGTAGCTGAACAGGTTGCGGGCGATCGGCTCGCTGGAGCCGGTCTGGAATGTACCGCCGTTTGTACCCTGTGCCACGGTGCCGGGGACCACGCCGCCGTCAGAACCGCCGTTGGAGGCCTGAGCGCCACGCACGGGGTCGTACGGCAGCGGGGAAGGCCCGGAGTAGCCGGTGCCCGGATAGGTGATCACGGTGGCCGGTGTGAACCACAGCGGCGAGACCTTCACGACGTCGCCGGTCTGCGGCGAGTGGATCACCTGGTTGCCGCCGAGGTACATCACGACGTGGCCGTGACCGGCGGGGAAGATCAGGTCTCCCGGCTTGGCCTGGGCCATGGTGATCTGCGTGCCGCTGGCGACCTGGCTGTAGGTGTCGTCGCCGATGTTCATGCCGATGTAGCGGTAGCAGGCGCGGGTGAAGCCAGAGCAGTCGTAGCTGTCGGGTCCCTTGGCTCCCCAGGCGTAGGGCTTGCCCAGCTGCAGCATGCCGAACTGGATCGCCTCAGCGGTGTCGTACTGCGGGCGATTGAGGGTCTGGTTGACGCCCTGGCTGGAGACCTGGCCGTTGGCGGTCGGGATGCCGGGGATGCCAGTCGATCCGGGGACGCCAGCGGTGACCGGTGGCGGCGCGGTGCCGATCGACGGGATGCCGGTGGCTCCGCCGCTCTGCGCTCCGGTGCCCTGGCCGGTGCCGCTGGCGCTACGCAGTGCGCGCACCTCCTCGATCGCCACGGCCTCATGGACGGCGTAGTTGCTGCCGTCGGAGAAGGCCGACCGCTGCACGGCCTGACAGGCGGCAGGGCGGGGCATGTTGCGCCATTCGTGCTTGCGCAGCTCGTTGAGGAACATACCGGTCGACTCGCGGGCGTTCATGCGCTGGTCGATCGTGCCCCAGCTCTGGCGCTGCTGGTACAGACCCACCGAGTCGTGGTCGTGGCCGAGGGCCTCGTGCGGGAAGTTCAGCGAGTCGGGCACGCCCGTGTTGGCGTACATGACCCAGCTCGACTCGGCGGCGATGGTCATGAAGCAATGGACGGCGGCGTCGGACTTCAAGGCCGCGTCCTGGAAGTTGCGACCGAGTTCGGCGAAGGCCTTCCAGGCTTCCTGGTCCTGGTAGTCCGCGCCACCCTGGGCTGCGGTGTTGGTGCCCTGGCCGAGTCCGAGGCTACGGACGTCCACGCCCATACCCATCTCGTCGACCGCCCGGATGACCTCCAGCTTGCGGCCAGCCTGGTCCAGGTTGTACGCGCCCTTGGTCACGCCGAGCTGACGGCCTGCAGCGGCACCCACGCCGCCGGAGGTGTCGTCGCCGAGCAGCATCCGCCGGAACTCCTGCACCGTAGCGTCGGAGGTCTTGAGCTTCTCCAGCTGCTGGCGCATGAAGTTGAGGTAGCCCATCGGGAACCGCTGGATGTGGATCTGCGAGCTGTCCATGTTGCCGACCTCGATCAGCAGGCGGCGCAGCGTGGAGCCGAGGCCCTTGTCGAGCTGGCTCTCCTGGCCGTCGGCCTCGTTGACGTCGTTGGCGAACTGGTCGAAGATCTTGGCCGAGTCGGGCAGGCCGGGGTCCCACCAGGTGTGCAGCAGCTTCTTGAGCGTGCAGCTGGCCTTGAAGTCGACGGTGCCGGGGTAGAGCTGCGCGAGCGCCACAGAGTCCAGGTAGCCCGAGAACACCTGCACCCACTCGGTGCGCTTCATGAAGATCGCCACGCGGTCCATCGGCGCGAACAGAGGCGTGTAGCGGCCCTGCCGCTCGTTCTCGTCGTACTGGTCGACCGGCTTGTTGATCAGTCGGAAGGCTGCCGAGCTGACCGAGTTCTCCACGCGGTTGATCGACACCGCCACGACGTCCTCGCTCACGTCGTACTGCTTGTTGTCGCGGGCGATGATGATGCGGACCCGTGGCGTGTAGACCAGGGTCTCCATCGGTGGCGGCTCCTTGCCACCGACGTCGGTCAGGTAGTAGGTATCGGCCTGCATGTCCTGGTCAGGCGAGGTCTGGCTGTACCCGGTGCCAGGCGTCGGTCCCGGCGGGGAGACGTTGCCTGTGGGGACTGCTGGTGTGGTCATCGGCCCACCGCCGGAGGTGCGATCGGCGACTGCGGTGCGGGCGGTCCGGGAGGCTCCAGGGTGGTGTCCTGGGGGTTGACCGGCTGCTGGCCGGTGAAGTTCGGCAGGACCAGGATCAGGTCGTCGTAGCCCCGGTACTGGTTGAGCTGCGGGCCGAGGATCTTGCGCCAGTCAGCGCCACGGCTGGCCAGCGTCGTCTTCTCGCTCATCAGCGACTTGACCAGCTGGACGCCGAAGGTGGCCGACGGCGCGGTCTCGAACCGCTTCTCGGTGACCGAGTAGCCCATGATGTGGCCGGTCCAGTTGACGATGTTGCGCTCCGGCCACCACAGGTTGACCTCGGTGTTGTCGTCCTCGCGGGTGCTGACGTGGTGCTCGCGCACGAACCCCTCGAAGGCGTGCTTGTCGTTCAGGTCGGCGTACTGGACCGTGAAGTTGATGTCGGGCTGCCCGGACCGGATCGGGAAGTGGGCAAGCATCGTGCGGGTCTGCACGCTGTTGATCTGGGCCTGCATGGGCGAGCGGAACTGCGTGACGTTCATCTTGAACTCACGCCCCTTGTAGTCGGTGATGTAGAGATGGCTCACTAGCGGTCCCGAATCTTTGCTGGCCGCTCGATCGGCTCCATCTGGTCGACGGCGTTGAAGAAGAATCCGAAGTCGTTGTTCCAGACCATGCCGTTGCAGTCCCAGTGGACCTCCCACGGCACGCGGCGGGGACGGCTGATCGGAGTGTTGCTGACGTAATCGGCCATGGCTACCTTCCTGGGGTCGGCGGCGCGTTGTTGACGCCGGGGAGAGTGATCGGTCCGGTGGGGTTGGTCGCCTGCGGCAGGTAGATGCCGCCGCCGCCGAGGTCGGGTCGGATGATGCCGCTCTGCAGCTGCTCCAGCGGGATCGCGCCCTGCAGGTCGCCGAGGACGTCGCCCATCTGCTGCCCGCCCTTGAGCGGGTCGTTGTACTTGGACCGCTGGAAGCCCACGCCGTCGGCGAGACGACGCAGCTCCCGGTCCAGGCTGTTCTTGGACAGGTAGCCCGAGACGTCCTCCTGCACCTTGAATTGGATCTCGAACTCGCGCAGGACCTCGTTCACCGAGTCCTGGAACGGCACCGAGACGACGTAGCAGTTGAGCTTCCAGCCGCGCTTGGTGTACTCGAACGTGGCCGGGATGCCGTTGCGCTGGGCCACCATGACGTCGCGCATGAACTTGGACACGCGGTTGCTGTAGTCCCAGCGCCCGTTGCCGGAGTCGGCCTTGATCGCGAAGTCGTCGATCTTGGTGCCGAGCAGCTGAATGACCCGCCCGCCGTAGGTGGCGTCGATGCGCTTGTTCAGCGTGTAGGTCCAGCGGAACTCGTTCGGGTTGGTGCGGAACCGGAAGGTCCGACCCATGTGCGTGAGGCTGGCAATGCCTCGCTCGTCCGAGCGCATCGGCGCGGACCGCTGAGGGAAGTTGTACTTGCTGCCTGCCATTAGCTAGGTCCCTGCGCGAACGGACCCTGCGAGTGCCGGAAGTTCGGATCGCCTGGCGACGGGTTGTTCATCGTGCCGCTGCCCATGCCCGCGTTGACGCCCTTCTGCTGGCCGGTGAGCTGGATCTGCTGCGGAGCCGTGACGCGGCCCTGCTGGTCGACGGTGATCGTGACCTGGCCGTTGACCTGGCCCTCGGTGCGGATGCGGTTCTCGGCGCGCTCGGGTCCGGTGGCCGTCGGTCCCGCCTGGCGGCGCTGAGCGTTCGCGACGATCTCGTCCTCGCCAGTGAGTGCGCGAGCGGTCTGCTTGAACGGCGCGGCGATCGAGCTGCCCGCCTCCTTGAGCTGGTTCCAGGCCGACGGGAGGTTGCCGGTCATGGCGTCGAACCCGGACTGGATCAGGTCCACGCCCGCGCCGAACGGGGCGAACCCGGCCTTGAGGACCTCGCCTCCGGTGCCCGGATCGGCTTCGGCCTCAGCGCCACGGCGCGCTCCACGGCTGGCGACGTCGCCGTCGAGCAGCTGCTTGTACAGCTCGTAGTAGTCGTCCGGGCTGCCCAGGTTCACACCCAGGGGCTGGACGATCATCATGAACCGGTCAGCGCCGAGCGTGAGGTCGCCGTTGGTGCCCTGGTAGGCCATCTGCGCGTACCGCTGCAGCGTCTTCCAGTAGGCGTCTCCGACGTTGACGCCCTGCTCCTGCATGCGGCGCAGGGCCATGGTCGGGCTGGTGACGCCCTTGATGCCGTTGGTCTGGGCCATCGTCGACAGGAACGACGGGTTCTGCAGCGCGCTCTGGGCCGACTGCGGGACGATGTTCTTGAGCTGCTGGTTGTCGCTGAACGCCTCGTTGATCGACTCGGTGGCCTGGGTCAGCGACTTGCCCTCCAGCCCCATGCCCTGCAGCGTGGAGGTGGTGCCAGCGAACGCGGCGTTGCGCTCGTCCTGGCTCATGGCGTTGCCGTCGACACGGGTCAGGTCCTTGAGGTGCTCCATCTCCTTGCCGAAGTCCTGGACGCTCAGCCCGCCCTTCTCGACGGTGGTGCGGAACAGCTCCATCGACTGGGTGGCGGACATGTTCATGTCCTTGAGGTTGGTGGCCATCATCTCGGTCACCGTGTCGAACTCCTGGCCGGTGTAGCCGTTGCGGAGCGCGGTCTGCATGATGGCGCGGGACTGCTCCAGGGTGATGAACGGGTTCATCGCCATCATGCGAGCGCCCATCTCGCGACCGAAGCCCTCCATGGCTCCGCCGCCCTCTTGCGCGCCAAGGTTGCTGTACTGCTGGATCTGCTCGCCAGCGTTCTGGACGAAGCGGTTGGCCGCTACGCCAGCGGCGATGCCCATGCCCGCCAGGCCCGCGCCCTTGGCGATGCCGCCCCACGTCGAGCCGCCTCCGCCGTCGTCGCCTCCGCCACCACCGCTGGGATCGCCACCAGAGCCGCCCGGAGGGCCTCCGGTACCACCGTGCCCGCCGATGCGTCCGATCGCTCCCAGAAGCGCACCAGCGCCTCCCAGAGCGCCACCGCTACGGGTGCCCGAGCGGGTCTCGTTGAGCACCGACATGGCCGTCGAGCCGACCGCTGCAGCGTGCTGCTGCCAGGCCGGGGTGTTGGGGTGCGGGGTGGCCGGTACGTTCTGCGGCTCCGAGGTGTTCGGCTGGCCGCTGTTGTGCTGGTCGGGCGCGGCGTTGGCGTCACGCCCGGTGCTGGTCGGCTGGCTGGACATACCGCCCGGTGCCGGAGCGCCCTGGCCCATGCCTCCGCCGACGCCACCTGTGACGCCCGTACGCGAGGCCACGGCTCCGCCGATGAGTCCCAGCTGTGCCGGGTTGACGTAGCCGCCGCGCTGAGCCGCCATGTTGGCGAACGTGCGCGGGTCGTTCATCATCATCGACTGCATGAAGCCGGTCATGCCCTGCGGGTTCATGCCGCCGTTGACGCCCTGTCCGGGCAGACCCATGAACGGGTCGACGTAGCCCGACGGGGCGGCGGTGTTGTAGGCCGCAGGCCCGCCCTGGCCACCCATCGGGGCACCCTGGACGCCGACGTTGGCGTGGCCACCCAGCTCCTGCTGGATGTAGCTCATCCGCTCCAGCTGCGTGATCATGTTGCGGTAGGCCTGGTTCGCCTGCTCGATGATCTGCGGCATCGACTGCAGGTAGCCCGACCACTCGCCGGTCGCCCGTGCGTTGGCCTCGTTCTCCACGCGGATGTTGGCCACGCGCTCGCGCACCTGGTCCAGGTCGGTCAGCGTGGCTGCGGGGATGTCGACCGACAGCTTGGCGACGACCGAATCGTCGCGGTAGTCGAAGTTCTCTGGATTGGTCATTACATCCACTCGCCGTTGTTATAGACCTCGCCGCCGAACAGCTCTGCGCCAGTCATCTCGCGCTGCTCCTCCAGCCTGGCGAAGTAGGCGTCCAGCTCGTCGATGTCGTCCACCTCTACCTCTTCTGGGTCGGCGCGGCCCATACCCAAGGCCTCAGCCTTGGCTGCTTCCTCGTCAGCAAACAGATCGACGTAGCGGTCGGGGTGCTGGTACCAGGTCTGCTTCTGCAGCGTGTCGTTGATGTCCTGGACGTGCTGACGCCGCATCTTGTGCATCTGGTAGATCGCAGCAAACCGCTGGAAGGGGTTGAGCGACTTCTCCCGAAGGAGACCCTGATGCCAGGCTAGAGCGATGAGACCCTCGGTCTCGTCGTCTAGCCGAGCAATTTTCCCAGCTTGACGGCCAGCTCTGCGAACTCGCGCTCCAGAGTCATGATCTCGTCGTAGATCTTGACGATGACCGGTGGGTGGAACTCCTTGAGGGCGTCCACGTTCTTGGCAAAGATCTCGTCGGGATCGGTCACCTCCTTGAGGGAGGTCCACAGGTCCTGGTCGATGCCGTTCTTCTTGATCGAGACCAGGCCGGATGCGATCACAGCAATCTGGTGGGCGCGAGCGAAGGCGTGGCTCTCCAGGTAGGGCTTGGTGTACAGGCCGATGCGCATCTCGTCACCGGTCTTGAGCGTGCGAATGCGCACCTCGTGGTCGGCGACGTTGATGGTCTTGAACCGTCGACCGACCGTCAGAAGGCGCTCCAGGTCCTGGCGCTCCTCGTGGGTCAGCTTGATCTCAGGCTCGGTAGGCTTGTCCTCTACCTGCTCGATCAGCTCGCCGACGACGCGGCGGTTCTCCTCTTCCACCGGCTCTCCGACGGCTTCCAGGACCTCTCGGTCCGGGGGGCGGATGTCCGGGTCAATCGTGGTGTCTACTGGACGGTCTTCACTTGATGCGGTCACTTCTGTCCTCTACTAGTACAGCGGACGGATAGCCGAAGGCTCCTCCACTGAGTGCTGGCCGTCGTCCCAACGAACGCCGACGTTTGTGCCGTCCAGGTGCGTCACTGTGCCCTGGATGATTTGATCGCGCCACGGGAGTGCCACCCGATGGCTTGGCGCGAACGTGTGTCCCAGCCAGACCGGTTCAGCGGGCTGCTGGGGCTGTGCGGGCTGTACGGGGAAGGCGAGCTTCGCGGCAAGCCCATCAGCGGCAACTGCGCCGTGATGGGCCGAGCTAAAATGCGCCGGAGGCTCTTCCCTCGGGTGGAGGTACCGCTCGCTTTCGTGCTGGTCGAGCATCTGGTCCAGCGGCTGGAGCGGCGCTTCGCCGCCCATGGCCTCTGCGCCAGGATCGTGGTGGGGTGCTGGACCCCAGTTGTAGCCGGAAGCGTCGTCGGCTTCCTCGCCCTCGTAGGCCTGCTCGGAGGCGTGCTCGTCGTAGTCCGACGGCTGGTAGCCGGTGTTCGGGTCCCACTCGCGGCTGCCGCCACCCGAGTCGTACGGGCTGAACGACGGCTGCTGGTGGTAGGCGTGCTCGCTGCCCATGCCGGAGGTGTCCACGGCCACGCGGCGGGTGTCGTTCAGGCCCGCCATGATGGACGGCCCACGCAACAGCTCTGCGACCTCGGCCTCGTCGACCGAAGCCACCCGATCGCGGGCGTTGTAGACGGCGGCGTCGTGGACGAAGGGCGCGTAGCTCTCCGAATGCCGCTGGATCGACATGCTCACTTGTTCTTCTCCTGGTCTCGGGACCTGCGGATGCGCTCGATGTACACGCCCAGCGTGAACATGGCGGTCGCGCTGACCACGATGCTGATGATGCGAGGCGCGTCGATACCCAGCGCGGGAGTGCGCAGGATGACCACAGCCAGCCACATCACGGCAGAGATGCCGATGACGGGCCAGCTGCGACGAAGCTCGTTCACGCGGCTCCTTAGACGGTCGTGGTACGGACGTACTGCAGGGTGATCGTCTTCGGCAGGGTCATCGTGCCGATGTTGATCTGCTCACCCTCGTCGATGTCCGTAATGACGCAGCCGTGGTAGACCCGAGCGCGGGTGATGCCAGACGGCGACTTGATGAGCTTGCGGCACGTGACCTCGCCCATCTGCACCTGACGCTTGAGGACGTCGAGCAGGTTGTTGGTGCCTTCCAAGCCAGGCAGGCGGGACCACACCGGCTCGTTCCACAGCTCGTAGAACGTAAGCCGTAGCGAGCCAGCGCCGACGGCCAGAGCCGTCACGATCTCCAGCGGGGTCTCCGCGTCGATCGGCTGGACCACCTGGGCACCGGCTACCGGCTGAGGTGGGGTGTCCTGCAGGGTCTGCAGGTAGGCCAGTCGCGTGCCTCGGAAGGTCATCGTGGTGAGACCGGAACCGCCGAGGCGGACGTTCGGCTCTGCCATCCTTCACTCCTTATTTCTGATCTGGGACTACAGAGCCGTGTCGTTCACGGTGATGTCCCCGGAGAGGACGGCCACCGAGTAGCGGACGACGATGTAGTTCAGCGGGTAGGCAGGCAGCCACTCGTAGCGGATCTCCAGCACATCGGGCAGGGTGGCGATCTGGCGCACCTTGAGGCCCTGGTAGTTGCGGATGATCTCGTCACGCAGCAGCGACTGCAGAGCGGCCTCGGCACTGGCCTTGACCTGGATCAGGGTGGAGTCGTAGATCGGCATACCGATGAGGCCGTCCGCGTCCAGGTAGTCCCGGATGCGGTAGACCATGACGTCCTGCTGGCCGATGATCGACCACTCTCGGGTGAGCAGGTCGGTCGGGTTCGTGGTGACGCCGTGGCGCACCTGAACCTGCTGGCGGCGAGTCTTCTCGACCACCATCAGACCGTTGCTCGACTCCAAGTTCTTCTCGCCCTCGCGCTGGTTCTCAGCTGGGCCGACGAACCCGCGAACGACCTTGCGCGTGAGCGGCATGGCGGCGTTCATGCTGGACGACAGACCGGCCAGGGCAGCGGCCATGTACTGGCCACCCAGGATCACGGGCTGGTTCAGCTCGGGTGCGTAGTACTGGAACGACGACGGCGACACCAGGGCCACGCGCTGGTCGAAGATCGCCTGCGCGTTGGCGATGCGCTGGCTGGACAGGACCGGTGTAACGGAACCGTCCATGCCGACGATGGCGCGCCGCTCGTACTTGTTGTTCGACTGGGCCTGGACGTGCTGCTGCACCAGGGCCTGGATCGCGGTCGCACCCGTGGCGGGCACGATGATGGCGATCAGCTCCTCGTCGCGGAACTTGTCCAGCGCGTCGGCGTAGTCGGCCATCGTCACGGTGTCCGGGTCCTCCGGGTCCACCGCACAGGTGAGCACGGTCGACGCGCCGTTGATGAAGGCGAACTTGGCCGCGAGCGACAGCTCGGACTGGATGTTGCCCGCCGAGTCGAACGGCTCGCCGTAGAAGTCGCGAACGTCGTCGTAGTCGTAGAGCGCGTAGACCTCGAAGTAGTCCGGGTCGGTGTACTGGTACGACAGCTGCACCGTGTCGCCGGGGTCGATGTGACCGCCGTCGATGACGCGCTGGATCGTGTACAGGTCGTCGCGAGTCAGGGTCTCCGAGTCGTCGCCGACGCTCACGCGAGTGATCACGTAGTCGGTGCCCAGCACGTAGAGCTGACCCGAGTTCGGGTCGACCACGCGCACCGACGCGGGCTTGATGCCCTTCTGCGCCAGCGTGCGGTTCAGTGCTGGGGTGTCCTCGTCGGTGTCCGGGTTGATCTTGACCGACTCGCGGTAGGTCTTGTACCCGATCGACTGGCCGAAGAGCGCAACGGCGGTCGGGACCGACGATCGAACGGCGAGCTGCGGTCCACCGACCGCCTCGGTGTACACACCGGGCGGCTGGTACCGCGTGAAGTCGATTGCCACGTCTTGAGTCCTTTCGTGCCTCTATGTCTTCTCGTTCTTCGGTGGGCGTCCCACAGGGTCACTGCCAGTCGAAGCGAGTTGGTGGGGGCAGCATCTCCCCGTTGTCGATCACGGCCCGCAGCGTGTAGGTGCCGTCGTCGCGGAAGACCATGTTCGACTCGCCGATGATCGAGAAGCTGTAGCTGTCCTCGTAACCGAGCGTGTCCGGGTCCCAGGGGACGCCGGGGGTCACGCTCTGACCGCCGGGGGTCACGTTGTCGTGGTCGATCGCGATGGCCACGTACGGGTTGTTCTTGAGCGCCGTCGCCAGACCCCGGAACTTCTTGGTGTCCCGTGTCGGGTCGGTCAGCACGTACTCGGGCTGGCGGGCGTAGGCCAGCATGGTCACCAGCGAGTCCGACACCCGGTCGCGCTCCAGGTTGGTCAGGGCCACCACCGACAGGCTGACGGTGCCCTCGAACATGATCGCCCGGACCGTCTCCCAGTTGACGCGCTCCTGAGGGGTGCCGGGGTTCTCGATGACCTTGTGCAGCTGCTCGTGACCGATGCCCGCGTTGGTGAACTTGGTGAAGCTGAACTGCACCCAGATGCCGGGGTAGTGCTTGGCCTCCAGCGGATACTCCATCTCGACCGAGATGTCGGTGTTGCTCATCTCGTGGCCCAGCGTGGAGCCGTGCAGGCCCTCCTTGATCGCGACCATGACGGCGCGCTTGACCTGCTCGATTGGCCCGCCGGGGGTACCGCCGGGGAACTCGTCGTTGACTCTCAGGTCAGCCATGGGATGTTGCTCCTGTCCTCGGTGACCGACTTGATGACCGACTGCCGGATGAACTCGCGGTTCTGCTTGACGGCGGCGGTGATGGACGACTCGATGAACCGCTTGGGCTGCAGGCCGGGGTAGCGCCACTTCTGGTCGCGCCAGACCTTGCCGCGTCCGGGGATGTTCACGTAACCGGGCTTGCCGACCTCGCGGCCTCGGACCATGCGCGTCTTGCCGCCCTGCTTGTCGGCGATCGGCACGGTGCGGCCCTCGACCCAGTACATGAGGAACGTCTTCACGCCGCTGTTCTGGTACAGCAGGTGCTTCATCGTCGACCGGATGCCGACCTCGCCCTGGTCGGCCATGGGCTGTAGAGCGCCAGCGGAACGCCAGCCCCGGCTCATGACGTCCTCGCGGGCCTTCTGGACGGCGAACTGGCTGATCACCTGGCACGCCTGCGCTGGCAGGCCTACGCGGACCATCAGCGCACCTTGCCGTCGTAGCGGGGGATCACTCGCCCGATCGCCGGGAACTGGTAGATCGGCAGCTGCTCGGACACACGGTCGACCTCGCCGCGCTGGCTGATGGCGTCCTCGTCGGTCTGGCCGAAGGCGTTGCCGGTGCGCAGCGACTCGTTGTTGACCTCCTTGAACGTGTAGACGCCCTCGATCTCCACGGGCCGGTGGTCGGGGGTCCAGCGGGGGATGCGGATCACGTAGTCGCGCTGCCAGAGGTCGGGCTTCCACTCGGTATGGATCGACCGGGGGCGCGGGTGCCAGACGCCCTGCCGGTTCATGTCTTCCTGGTCCTGGGTGTCGGTGAAGATGGCCCAGGCCCGCCAGAACTCCTTGACGCCGCCGTCGAAGGTGGTGCCGTAGCAACGTGTGCAGCGGCTGGAGTCGCCGCCCTTGTAGATGTCGTCGTAGCAGGCAGGGCAGCGCGGCTGCTCCTTCTCCACCTCGTTGACGTGGTACATGTGCAGCAGGATGCACTCTTCGCCGTGCATCATCAGCGCGTCCCGGACGCTCTGGCGAGCAAACCGGACGGCGTACGGTTCGGCTAGGTCGATGCGTGGCATTAGCGCACTTCACCGACCTTGGCTGGCTCTCCGTTGTAGGCCCACTCGTGGATGGAGTTGCCCTCGGTGTGCAGGCTGCCCGCCGGAGCCATGTGGCTGATGACCGAGTACGGCTCGATGTGCTCGATGTTGGACTGGCCGTGCTGGTGGGCGTAGGCCAGCGAGGGGGTCACCCAGTCGCCCGTGTTCATCGGGAAGGTGCCATCGGGCTGCTTGGCCCGCGAGGGCAGCGCACGATAGATCTTGACCATCGCGTTGGGGTTATCCTTGGACTTCTTGATCGCCGACATCGACTCGCGGTCAGCGCCCTCGGGCCAGTGCGTGTGGTAGATGTGCCCCATCGTGTGGATGTCGGGGAACATGTCGCCGGGGTTGTCCATGGACGCCCCGTAGTCGGCCTCAGGTGGCCGGTGACGCATCCTGTAGTCGTCGTCGGAGGCCGTACGCCAAGGGGCGAGCAGCTCGTACTGCTCGCGTGCGGTGACCAGCCTCATCGGGCGTCACCGCCCCAGTAGTTGCCGATGCCGACGCCGAAGCTGGCCGGGTAGAACCGGAAGGCGCGGGTCTGCGCCGAGTACAGGCCGGGGACGAACATGCCGCCCTTCATGCCGCCGCCGTAGATGCCGCCGGAGACCAGCAGCGAGCCACGGCCCAGGCTCAGCAGCCCGCGCTTGGCCATAGTGACGGCCTGCTTGTACTCGGGCGTCTCCTCCTCCAGCACCCGGTACCAGCGGTCCTGGTAGTCGCGGCGGTCGGTGATGTTGGTCTGGACGTTCATCAGGTTCGGCTGCTCGGTGTAGCTGAGCGCCAGGTGCCGGATGCACTCCAGCTTGGTGCCCCAGACGATGACCTGGTTGAGGTTGGCCGGGAGCTTCTTCTCGTCCAGGGTGACGCCGAAGTTGGTGACCGGGAAGCCGGTCATGTTGAACTTCATCGTCGCCTGCTGGCTCAGCTGCGCGATCCGCTCGTACGAGAAGTGGGTCTGGTAGTTCTCCTGCAGCCACGGCCCGCCAGCGGTCGAATCGAACAGGTCGCCGAAGAACCACGACACCTGCTCGACGATGCGCTTGGCCTCCGGGCGCAGACGCTCGTACTCGGGCATCTGCTCCTGGATCTGCATGGCGTCGTTGAACTTGAACTCGCTGCCGGTGTCGGCGGCGTTGTAGCTCCACTCGGCATTGAGCAGGCCGATCTTCTGCGTCCACTCCGGGCCGACGTCGTAGTGGTAGAGGCCCACGTCGTCGCGGACGATCGACACGTGGTCCACGGTCACGATGAGCTGGCCACGCGGGTCTGTGCTCTGGCCGGAGAGGTCGTCGAAGTACACGCTCAGCTTGAGCGTGCCGGGTGCCGGATCAACCGGGTTGCCTGCGTTGTCGAAGATGCCGAGCGCCAAGTAGCCCCGGCTGTTCTGCGCGACGAACTTGCGGGCCACAGAGTGGTCCCGCAGCTTGGGGGAGTAGCCCTGGGGGATGGTCATTACGGTCCCGTGTAGGTCAGATCGAGTCGGCTGTTCACCTTGGAGTTCTGGTCCCAGAACGAGAAGATCTTGTCCAGCCAGCTGCCTCCGGCGGTGTAGAAGGCCTTGATGCTCACGACGTCGTTCGCGGCCAGCCGGATCGGTGCGGCCAGACTCAGCGTCTGGGAGAAGCCAGGGGTGAACCCGGAGCCTCGGATGAACTTGCTGTCGCGCACCGTGGTCTCGACGCCGTTGACGAGCACCACGACGTGCGCCTGGTCAGGGGCGAACTGCGGGTCCCACTGCAGCGCGGCCTCGACCCGGTACATGCCGGGTTCCTTGATGGTGATGTTCGACTGGTTGACGTTCTTGTCGAAGTAGCCGAAGTTGTCCTCCAGCTCCTCGGCGAACTCCAGGATCGTGCCGGTGCTGTAGAGCTTTTGCGTCTTGGACTGGCGCAGGCGCGTGACCGGCGTGGCTCCCAGCGGCAGCAGCGTCCAGCGGTTGGTGCTGGCGTAGTACCGCAGGTCCTGGACGCGCCACCACAGGATCTCTCCCGGCGTGGTCTGGCCGAAGCCACGCACACCGGCCTCCATGCCGATCATGTAGCCCCGGAAGTTGGCACCCTTGGCGGTGACGCCGTTGGTGTCCTTGATCGTGCCCAGCAGCTCTCCGGCGCGGAAGATCTGGAAGTCGCGACCGGCCATCTGGGCGCGCCACTCGGTGTTGGGGACGTCGGTGTTGATGTTGCCGAGCCGTCCCAGCTCCTTCTCGCCCGCCCGTCCGGTGGTGGTCCAGTTCAGGGCCACCCAGTCGTTGCCGACGATGAGCCGCAAGTAGGACTGCTCGTCGGCGCTGACGCGGAAGTACCAGTCGTTGGACGCGCTCTCGGTGAAGAGCAGCGTCTCCTCGATCGTGGTGTTGCCGGTCTTCCAGGTGAACACCTGGTCGTCGGTCTGGGTCACCGGGTCGCTACCGGTGCGACGTGCCCAGGCCCGGTTGCGCTCGTTGCCCGCGTCGATCCACACCAGCGAGCCAGCCGGGGTGACCATCTTGCCCTTGGTGTCGTTCAGCGAGTAGCCGACGGTCCAGCCGCCACCGCCGACGGTCAGGGTGCTGGCCGTGTCGAACTCGTAGAGGACGTTCAGCCCGTCGACCACGACGTTGTTGGCGAACAGCGCCCACTGCCGGAAGGCCTTGGTGTCGCGCTCGTAGATGACCATGCCCTCGACCGGCGAGCCAGGGCGCGTGGTGGAGGTACAGATCTTGAACGGGACGTTGAGGATCGAGTCGCCGTTGTAGTCGTGGGTGTGGTTGCCCGCTGCGGCCTGCTGAGCACCAGGGCCGACCGTCCGGTGGATCGCGCCAGGCGCGTCGACCAGGACGTCCTCGTGGGTGTTGACCGCCTTGAGCTTGCTGCCCTTGCGGATGTGCGTGCCGTCGCCACTGTGGTCGTGGTCGCGGTAGCTGGCACCACGCTCCAGCTGCTCGACCGCATCACCGAGGTCGTCGATCGACTCGGTGAGGTTGCGGTCGTTGCCGGGACCGGCCTGAGACAGCGGCGTGTCCTCCGGCAGGGTCGGCACGTGGAACGTGTCGAACGCCGGAGCCTCCGGGGTGCCCGGATACAGAATCGACACCTGGTCCTCCTAGTCGTTCATGACAGCCAGCGACCCGGTGTGGGCCTCGTCCGCGCACACCGGGTCACTGAGCTGGGCTTAAAGAACGCCCTCGTCCAGGTCAGGCCGCTTCTTGATCGAGATGCTGTCGAACTCGTTGCGGTAGTAGTCCCGGTGTGCGAGGACCTCGGGGCGCGGGTTACGCGGCGAGTCCACGCCGGTCTCCCGAGCGCGCTGCAGCGAGTTGTTCTCAGCCACCACGGCAGCCGGGGACGGCGATGCCACGGCGGAGAGAATCGTCTCGCCCTTGCCGGGGTTGCGGTCAAACTGACGGATCTGATGCGTCAGCTTGGGCCGATCAGTTGCTGCCATGTCGGCTGCCTCCTGTTGTTAGCTGAGACCCCGCTGCGGAGCCTCGATGACGGACAGCTGGTGCGTCCAGCTCCCGTCGGCCTGTGGAGTCGACACCACCCGGTGTGACTCGCTCTGGTGCTCCCGGCAGAGTGGGGCAACGCCTTCGGCGACGTCCCTCTCGCTCTGGAAGATCTGCTCCCCGCCGACGATGCAGCGGGTGGTCTTGGCCTCGCCGTAGGTGCGGCTGTTCGGGTCGTTGTCCACGGGGACCGTGAAGCTGTTGTCGCCCTGAGGCCGCACGATGGTAGCCTCCTGCTCGACCCAGGTGCCGTCCTCCAGCTGGACCTGAACTGGCTTGATGGAAGAGACCTCGACCTGCCCGCCCATGAGCAGGGTGATCTCGTTCTCCATCTCCTCGTCGTCCGAGATGGTGACGTGCTTCTTCATCCACAGGCGCTGGAAGCCGGGGACGTTGAGGCACTCCTTCGGGACGATGCGGATCGAATCGTCGAATCCGGCAGGCTCCAGCTCGAAGCTGACCTGCTCGGTGTTGCACGTGATCTTGTGCGGCGTGTTGTTCTTGGCGAACAGGGTGCCGTTGGAATCACGAAGCTGGCGCAGGGACTTCCGCTGCGCGGTTGGGGTAGTCACGCTACCGTCTCCTTCACTGTAGGGAGAGAGGTACTAGGCCTCTCACTACTTCTGGAGACTGGGCGGCTACTCGGCAGGGTCCTCCGGCTCCGGCTCCGGCTCTGGCTCGGGTTCTGGCTCCGGCTCTGGTTCTGGCTCTGGGGCGGGCACCGGGTTGTAGCCGACCGTGATGTACCGGAAGCTGCCATCGCCGACGCGCACGACGCCCACCGTGTTGGTGTAGTTGTCGAACTCGAAGTCCTCACCGATCGGGTAGACGTGCACGTTGTAGTACTGCACCTCGCCGTCGAACGGGTTGGGGATCGGGTAGTAGTCCCCCGGATAGGCGGGACCCCAGGCGTAGCCGACGAAGATCAGCACCTCGTCATCGGTCGCGTCGTAGCGCGCCGAACCCTGGATGAAGCCCCAGCCGGGGTAGGCCGGGAGCAACTGGTCAGGCTCGTTCGGGTCGAGCCGAATCTCCTCGATATGTGCCTGCATGTCGCTCTCCTATCACGCGGCCTTTGCCACGAAGTCAACCCTTGCATACCCATCGCCGCCGCGTCCGCCAGCGCCACCGGAACCGGAGCCGCCTTCCTTACCGCCACCGCCACCGCCACCAGCGCCTTGAGCGCCAGCGCCGCCGTTGTTGCCGACGCCACCGAAGCCAGCGCCAGCGGTACCACCGCCACCGCCACCACCAGCGGTATCACCACCCTGTGCGGATGGGCTGCCGCTGGCACCACCACCGGCCTGGTTAGCCGAGGAACCACCAGCAGCACCGGTACCCGCCGACGAGACGTTGGCACCACCGCCACCACCACCGGGACCGGCTCGCGTGGAGTTGGCACCGACCGAGCCGTTGAGGGCACCGGACTGGCCACCATTGCCGCCTGCAGCGCCGTTCTCGGCCTCCTCGACCGCTGTGTAGCCGAGGCCGCCCACGACGCCTCCAGCGCCTCCCAGGGCCTGCGTTCCCGCGCCACCAGCGCCACCGCCCTGACCTCCGCCCGCGATGGCGTAGTTGGAACCCGACATGAAGTACGAGTCGCCGCCTGCGTTACCGACCAGTCCGCTGTTACCGACGGGGGGTGTCGGACTGATGCCTCGGACGAGCGACCAGGTAGGTGACAGAGCCGCCGCCGGGATACGGACGTTCTTGATCCATGCACCACCGCCACCACCGGCTGCGCCGCGACCGTTACCGGAGGCACTCAGCTTGCTAGAGCCACCAGTGCCGCCAGCGCCACGGATGCTGATCAGGGCATCCCGGTCCGATGGCGTCGGCAGACCGGTGAGGTTGGCCACGTTGACCAGGAACGACATGGTGTTGATGGGCAGGATCTCGATCGACGCCGTGACGTAGCCGGAGGCCGTCTCGCCGGAAGCCACGCTGCCACCCGCGAAGGTGTTGACGTTCGCGGCCTCATGGATGCCGTAGTCGCTGGTGGCACCGTCCAGCCCGCCGATGTTCACCATGCCCGCAGGCGGGGTGCGCATGCCCTGCGCGCTGTTGACCGACCGGTGCGCGCTGAACCCGATGACGGTCGGACGACGCACGGTGTCGATGCCGTACATGGGTAGCGCGGGCCATGTGACGGTGGCCGAGCTGGCGTTGTTGATGATCTGGTTGCCGAGCATCACCGGGTAGGCGTTGCGGTAGACCGCGATGCTCATGCCGCTGCAGCCAGTCCAGGTGCCGACGTTCTCGGAGTTGCTGGTGGCGTACCGGTAGAAGACATTGGCCCACTGCGTGTTGGCCGTGGACGGCGCAAACAGGGCGGTCCAGCCACCGATCTGGGTAGGCGCGGTCGCCGAGCCGTCGCGATAGACGAACAGCAGCATGAGGTCGCCAGTTTTGGTACCCGCCGGGACCGGAATGTTGCTGACCTCGGCGCTGGCGACACCGATGCGTCGAAGTCCGGGCTTGGCCATCGCCCGCATGACCATGCGGCTCATGTGCGCGCCCTAATCCAGACCTGACCTGGTGCGCCCGGTCCGCCGCCACCGAAGCCACCACCACCACCAGCTCCGCCACCGCCGGGGGTGATGCCTGCGCCGCTGGCGTTCTGCTGGATGCCGCCTCCGGTGTAGGTGATGTCGTTGTACGAGAAGTCCACCACGCCCGCGCCCTGAGGGACCATGCCGCTGGTGCCACCGACGGGCAGCGTGGCCACCCGAGAGACGTCGGCGCTGTTGGCCGCGTTGCGGAAGGTCACCGACGTCGCAGACGGCAGGCCGTAGTTCTTGCCGCCGCCGGTCCCGATGAGGACGTTGAACTGCGTCAGGCCCGACCAGAAGTCAGTGCCGCGTACCAGAGTGACCGCTGTCCACACGCCCGCCGCGCCACCGGAAGCCGCGCCCCAGGATGAGTCGTACCCGCCCGTGCCGCCGGAGAGCATGATGAGTTCCACGAACGGCGCGCCCACGGGGACGGTGACCAGACCGGACGCCTTGACGATCGTCGTCTCGTCGATGACCGTCGTGCCGCCTGCGGTGATGCCGCTGACCTGCGGGACGACCGACTGGTTGGAGGGCATCACGAAGTCGCTCTCGCCGAGCACGGCGGGCTTCTGGGCCACCGTGCGAGAGGCCGCGCCCGACCAGTAGACGCGGGTCGACGACCACACGCGACCGAAGAAGTTGTAGTTCAGCAGGCCCGAGTGCAGGCCCGAATGGGTGCTCGTACCTGCGTTGTCGCAGATGACGTTGACGCCGTTGACGGCGCGAATGGCTCCACACGCCATTAGCCCTTGTACCTCCCTCGGCACTGGAAGTGGACCGGCGTGCTGATGGTGGACGACCCCACGGTGACGAACACGCGCACGACGGCGTTGGCCGCGCAGGAGTACGGGGTGCCCAGCACGGCCACCTGGTCCTGTGTGCCCAGTGGCAAAGTGACCTGGCTGACCAGGGTCCCCTGGGCGTTCTTGGTGCCGACGTAGACGCTGAACAGCGCAGAGCCGCCCGTCACGACCGCGCTGATAGCGCCCAGGCGGACCCACACCGAGTCCAGGAAGACGCCGTTGGCGTTCGGGCCAGGCTCCACGGCGATGCCGCCAGGCATGTCGTTGTAGCCCTCGTCGAGCGTGCCGGAGTTGAGCACCATTTCAGGTGCCCACGTGCGCTCTGGCGCGGCTGCCGCGATGGCGCTGTCCACGTAGCCCTTGCGGGTCAGGTGGCTGGCGTCGGTCGGGTTGGTGCCGTAGCTGATCGGGCCGTACATCGTGCCGCCACCCATGGGCATGAACGAGCCGTCGAGCAGCTTGGAGTCGTAGCTCATGGCGTAGAGGTTGGTCACACGGATGCTGTTGCCCGCTCCGCTGGTCGGGTTCGCGAGCGTGTACCGCAGCTGCGTCACCGGGTCCGAGCCGCCCCACCCGCTGGTGATGGCCTTGGTGTGGCCGGTGCCCTGGTCCGCGTAGTCGAACACGGTCTGCCAGCCGGTGCCAGCGGTGTACCGCTCCAGCTTGATGTTCTTGGCCCGGTAGTTCGGGTGTTGCGCGATGCCGAAGGTGGCCGTCCAGTCGAACCCACGGCACAGGCCCACGGTGATGGTCCAGACGTCGCTGGCGTTGGTGAAGTACAGCGAGCACGCCGTCGTGTCGGGCGAGAAGAAGTTGCCCACGTCGCCACCGTTGGGCTGTGCCCCGCCGTTGAGCTGTAGGGCCACCGACCCGCCGCGCACCAGGTTGTAGGCGACGTCGTTGAACAGGTGCGGGATGTGGGTGTAGTCCGCCGACTCCGGTGACATCGTGTACAGGTCGGTGTGGAACAGGTTGTTCTCGTAGCTGGCCGGGATGTCGATCAGCGTGTTCTCGTTGTAGCGAATGACCGAGTTCTGGATCGTCGTGGCCTTGATCGGGTGGCCCTGCATGTCCAGCTGCTGGTCCATGGTGTTGCGGTCATCCTGCACACCCAGGGCGTACATCGGCGCGTTGCGATCCAGGAAGAACGGGTAGCGGCCCGTGCCGTTGTCGCGCATGGCCCAGTGACCGCCGGAGTCGATCTCGCTGTACCAGGCGTTGACCCCTGCCCGCTGCTGGCGGACGACCTCGGGGAACGTCTTGGTCCCGGTGAGCACCTCGTCACCCGCCAGGTGGACCACGGCGTTGTCGTTGGCCTTGAGGTTGAGCGCGGCCTGCTGCGCAGTGCTGACCGGCTTGTTGGCGTCGGAAGTGTTGTCGACATTGCCCAGGCCCACGCCCGCCTTGTCCAGCGGGACGGTCTGCCACGTCTTGTCGCCGCGCCAGAACTGGCTGGTAGTACCGGGGGCGATCGACGGCTCCTTGCCCGCCAGGGCGTTGGCTGTGGCCGTGGCGTCGGCCTTGGTGCCGATGGCAGCCGCCTGCGCCGTCGAGACGGGCTTGTTCGCATCCGAGGTGTTGTCCACGTTGCCCAGGCCGACGTCGCCCTTGACGATGCCGGTCGGGGTGTTGATCACCGGGGAGGTCAGCGTCTTCTGGGTCAGCGTGCGGGCCTTGGTCGCCTCGTTGGCCATGAGGTTCTCGGCCTGCTGACCGCTCATCAGGCGGGCGGAGGTGGACGCCGTGTTGATGATCTCGGCCTGGGTGATGGTCGAGTAGGTGTTGTTGTACCACGGGCCGGGGGAGGTCCAGATGGCTCCGGTGAAGTAGAACGGGATGACCTGGTTGGCCACCATCTGCACGTTGGCGCTGGAGCCGTCGCCTCCACCACGCAGCGGCCACGCGGTGCCGCCGTTGACCGCCAGGGTGGGGCTGGCCACCGAGTTGCCCAGCGTGAAGGTCAGCAGCAGCCAGTCGCCCGCCTGTGGGGTGTACCCGGCAATCGTGACCGCCTTGGCAGCCGTGGCCGCAGCGGTGCTCACCGTGCCGGTGACGAAGCCGCGCTGCTTGAGGTCCAGAGCCGCCTGCTGGGCCGTACTGACCGGCTTGGCCGAGTCAGCGGTGTTGTCGACGTTGGCCAGCCCGATGGCTGCCTTGTTCAGAGCGCCCCACGTCAGGCCCTCGGGCTTGGTGCTGTCGGCCTTGAGCACGGTGCCGTCCACGCCGACGGTGAGCCGCCCAGGCGTGTTGTCCGCAGTGCCGATCAGGATGTCGCCCTTGGCGTCCAGAATCGACTTGTCGATCTTGGCGTTGAGCGCCGGGATCAACCCGTCGATCGACTCCATGGTGACGTTGCCGGTGAGCACGCCAGCGATCTGGTCATCGACGTACTTCTTGGAGGCAGCGTGACCGGGTGCTGTCGGCGTCTGCGGCACGTCAAGGTGGCTGGTGACCTCCCGCGCCGTCATGGGTTACAGCTTCCAGACCACGACGTGATACTGGCCTGCCGACCAGACCTCATCCGGCTCCACGGTGACCGTGTTGACGGTCGGACGCGAGATGTAGACGGTGATCTCGTCGAACGGGCTGGCGTTGCGGTAGACCACCACGCCGACGGCCTTGGTGCCGAAGTTGTGGGTGACCGTGAACGCCGTGGCCGAGCCGTCGCCGATGTCGGCCTCGAACGCGATACCGCCAGCCGGGGTGCTCGACATGTGGACGACGGTCAGGACCGAGGTGCCCAGGGTGAACGCGGTGTCGTTGGACATCACGGCGAAGGTGTCAGCTCGCGACCCCTCGCGCACGATCCAGTAGCTGCCCAGGACGGCCTCTGCCGAGCTGTCCCAGTTGGCCGCACGGGTCATGGCCACGGCGGCACCGTTCCAGATGTACGGGCCGTTCTGGCTACCGGTGGTCTGGCCGTAGAGCAGCACGACGTCGCCCGCCGCCATGGTCACGCCGTCGATCGTCGTGCCAGGGGTGGCGATGTTGATGTTGGCGTTCGTCGAGACCCGGACCGCGCCCTTGAGCGTCTGGCCCGAGACCAGGCCAGCGAGCTGGCTGTCGACGTAGGCCTTGGTGGCGGAGTCCTGCGGAGCCGAGGGGTCTGCCAGGCCGGTCGCACGCTGGGCGTTGAAGGCCACCGGGTTGGTCGGCACGGCCATCTGGTCCAGACGCGAGGTGCGGACCTGCGCGTCGAAGTTCGAGATGGTCGCGGCAAGCTGGGTGCCGACGTGGTTGGACCGCGAGATGGCGTTCGTGTACGCGGTGTCGACGTCAGTCTTGCGAGCGCCGTCGTTGGGCGAAGAAGGAGCACCGACGTTGATGATCTTCTTCGAGTTCATGTCCAGCTGTGAAGCGGACAAGCGTGCTGTCATGTGTCAGTTCTCCTCAGAACACCGTGGCGATGAAGGTGGTCGGATCGTCCATGGAGATGCGGCAGGTGTTCTTGTCCAGCATCTCGGTGTGGAAGTTGAAGTACTCGGTGTTGCCGTCCAGAGAGAACAGAGCCACCATGACCGGGCCAGGACGGCTGTGGTCATGGGTGATGGTCACCGTGGCCTGAGGCACGCTCTGCACGTGCACGTAGGGCCGGAACAGAGACCCCACGCCTGGCAGGACCTCGACGACGTTCTGGAAGTCGGGGTCGATCGCCACCTCGACGTCGCCGCGCTCCCAGACGCGCTCGAACCCGGTGGACTTGGCGACGGTCCAAGGGAGCGGCTGCTCAGCGTCGGGGTTGCCCTTGGCACCGAGGAACCAGCGGATCTTGCCCAGGTTGAAGGTGATCGGCTGGCGGGTGAGGTTACGGGCGAACAGGTCCGGGCGCGCAGCATAGCCAAACGGGTCAAGCTCGACCTCGTTGAACACATCCGACACAGACACAGAACAGCCCTCCTACCCATTCAGGGTGGAGGGCTGCCTGGTAGCAGGGTCGGTTACTCGGAGAAGAAGGCCATCACCGCGTCCTCGCGAGCCATCTCCATGTTGGAGTCGGCGACCACGATGCGGATGCGGGCGCTCATCGGGCCGGAGACCACGATGCCCTTGGCGTAGTCGTGAGCGATGTCCTCCCAGCTGATCTGGCCGTACTTGCGCTGCGCGTCCATCATCCCGTCAAGGATGGCTTCGCCCATGCTGGCGGCAGGGGTGACGTAGTAGGCACCATCGGCGGTGTGGACGCTGGCGGAGAAGTTCTTGTCGTTGCTCATGATTCTATTCTAGCATACTAGAACAGAACCGCGCAAGGACTAGGCAGAAGTCTTCTGCAGCGTCTGCATGACGGTGCGGAACGGAGGCCGCTTGATGTGCAGCTTGCGGATGCCGATGACCGTCGGAGCGGCCAGCTCGACCTCGCGACCGTCCGTGGCCTTGAGGCCGGGGCGCAGGATGAACTCCCGCACGTCGTCCTCGGTGTTGTCGGACGGCACGTTGACGAGAACGCGCTGGTCCTTACCCTCGCGATCGGCGAGAGTCACCATGTAGGTGTCCATGCCGGTCTCCTCTGATGGGGATGAAAACGCCTCTTACGTCTTCTATAACCCCATTGTGCATGTACTACACCTTTAGTGCAAGGTCCACAAGCCCTGAACAGCAAGAAACCCCGGCCAAGTGAGTTGGCCGGGGCTTCTGCGCTTCGCTGATGCACCTCAGCTTAGCAGGGGGCTTGCGCCCGCTTCCCACCCACGGGAAGATCTCTATCGTAGCAGGTACGAAGGCCTGCTACCTAGCTGGAGCTGAACGTCACAGGGTTGTCCCAACCGGGCACGACCTCACGCTTCTCCAGCACGCCGGGGGCTACCTCGACGCTGATGGTCTGCGGGTTCGGCTCGATGCCGTCGGGCTGCTTGCGCCAGTACTCACGCGGCACCATGTTGCCGGTCGGGTACTGCGGCTGATCGCCGTACTGCTTCGGGATGACCATCGTCATGACGAACTGCTCCTTGGATTACTGGTTGCGGCGTGCCGCGTCACCGTCGGTGGCGTCGGCGATCGGGGTCGGCTCGACCGGCGTCGGAGCGTCGGGCGCATTCACGACCGGCTCCTCGACGACCTGGACCGGCTCGTTGGTCGGCTGGTCCTCGTCGGCGACCGGCTCATTGAGGGCTGGCTCGCCGCTCACGTCCGGTGCGTCCGCCGGAGCGGTGCTCGGGTCCTCCGGGTTGGTCGGGCCAACCGGGTCCACCGGGTCCACGCCGGGGTCTACCGGGCCGGGATCGGCTGGCGGTACGACCGGCTCGGCGACGGGACCGGGGGCGGTCTCCGGCGCTGCCGGGTCACCCACGGCGTCAGCGGCGTCCTGGATGGCCTTGGCGGCGTCCGCCAGGGCCTTGTCGACGGCGGTGCTGATCTGCACGGCGTCCTCGGCGGCGTCGTCGTCCTTGACCTTCTGGGCCTCGGCCTGAGCCTTCTGGACGGCTGCCTGCGCGTCAGCCAGCTTGGCTGCGACGTTGCGGTTGAGGCGGGCGAGTTCCTCGTCGATCTTGGCCATGTCTACTCCTAGTTTCTCGAACAGATGAAGAGCGAGATAGGTGAGCCGACCGAGACCGAGAACCACCCAGCGGGCGATCGTGTCCATGACGCCTCCTCTACTCATTCCGGGCCGAGCTGACCGCTTCGGCAGGATCTTCGGGGCGAACAGTACATACGCCAGGATACCCAGACCGGCGGCGATGAACCACGCCATCAGATCTTCGGAACCGGGCTGTCCTCGTTCGACCGAGGAACGATCTCGGACAGGTTGGTGTCGCGCTCGCGGGCGTCCTCGATCAGGTAGGCAGGAGCCTTCCAGTCGGGGTTGCCCTTGCGGCGCTTCACGCGGTCCTGGTGGGTCAGCACGTCCGGGCCGTCCTGGTTGGGTCCAGGCAGGTCGGGGCGGTTCTTGATGAACTTCTGCTCGCTGACCGGCACGTCCTCACGCTTGTTGAAGGCGTTGATGGACTCGTTGTGGGTGTCGCCGGGGTTGGCCAGGTCGCCCTGCCCCTCGACGACGGTGACCGGCTGCAGCCAGTCTCCGGGCTTGACCCAGTTCACGACTACGGTCATGGCGTCTCCTTCGCTGCTGCTGCCTTACGCGGTGCCCGCTTGCGCGGTGCAGGCTCCGGCTCCGGCTCTGGAGTACCCACCGGATCGGGTGCGGCCTCCTCGTCCTCGGGAACCAGAGCCTCGTCCTCCAGCGTCCGCTCGGTCTCCACCGAGGCCAGGTGCTCTGCCGGGTCGACGTCGACCACCTCCAGACGCTCCTGGGCGTCGGCGACGGCCTCAGCCAGCGGCGGGATCGGCGGACGCAGCACGCTCACGTCGCTGTCCGACGGGTGGAACGGCGGTCCCGGCAGGTCCGGGCGGTTCTTGATGTAACGGGCCTGTGCGACCATCTCAGCCTCCCAGCAGATCGTCGACCGAGCGCAGCAGCGAGTTCACGCTGTTGAGTCGGTGCATGGTGTCGTCGACAGCCTTGAACGGCGAGCCACCGAGCGCCTTGGCGTCCATGGCCCAGTCACGCGGGCTGTCGCTGTGGTTGGTCGGGCAGTGCGGGTCGCACAGCTCGCCGGGGGCGCTGTGGCAGTAGGCGCACTCGCCAGCCAGCTCGTCGGCGTGCTGGCCCTTCCACGGGCTGTCGTGCGGCCCTTCCTCGACCTGGTGCGGGAAACTCTGCCCCTGCATGATCGAGTCGAAGTCGTCGAACGCGGCCATGTGGGCGCGAGCGACACGGGCCAGGTGCGGGTCTTCCCCGTGAAGGGGACGCGGGTCCTGCATGCGGGGGTCTCCTGCGTTGCCATCGGGCTGGCCGGGGGCGGGCGAGTGGTGGTCCACCCAGGCGTCCAGCAGATCGGTCCACTCCTGCGGCTGGTGGTGCAGGAACACCTGACGCCACAGAGGCGGCATGTTGAACAGATCCTGCTCCTGCAGAGCAGCGGCACGGCCTGGTCCCTTACCCAGGCCCTTGCCCTTGGACTTGTAGCTCTTCTCCGCGAACTGCCAGTCCTCGGGACGGCCAGCGCCACCCAGCTCGGACTCGTGAACGATCTTCTGCCCCGTCTCCGGGTTCTTCTGCCGCTCGAAGTAGTCCTTGTCGTTCTTGTGCTTGAGCCACACGATGGCCTGGAGCTGCTTGGGCGTGATGTGCTTGCTCGGGTCGGCCTGGCCCTCGTTGATGCGCTTGGTGGCGTCGAACAGGCCTCGGTTGTAGACGTCGTATTCGTGGTCGGTCGACGGGTTGCTCACCGCGTAGGGCTTGCGCTCCCACTGGCCGTGCGCCATGCCAGCGGCACGCATGTGGTGGCTGTCGATCGTGCCGCCGAGGTCCTTGTTCTGGGTCCAGTCGCCGTTGGGGTGCTGGTAGTACCCCTCCTCGTCGATCGGGGTGTCGTCCAGAATGTTGTCGGTGAAGTGGCTGATCTTCGGGCCACCCAGCACCTTGAACATGTGCACGATGTCGTCGGGCGCGTGGTAGAGGTCCTTGGCCTTGGCGATGTTGCCGCCGAGGGTGTTGATGCCCGACGAGCGCATGGCGAACGAGGGATCGAACGGCGCTCCGCCGCGACCCTTCTTGGACTTCTCGTGCGCGCCGCGCTGCTGCATGTGGTCGGCCAGCGTGGCGTCCATGCCCTTGTGCTGGATGTTGTCGATCCACTCCTGGCGCGCCTCGGGGTTGTTGGCGATGTCCTGCTTGCCCGCCAGGCCCTTCTTGGTCTCGGCCTGGCTCGCGCCCCACACGCCCTGGTGCATGTCGGCGAGCTGGTGCAGGTCCTCGGTGCTGTGCGACGGGTCGCGACCGTTCTGCTGCCGGAAGGCGTCCAGCGCCTGCGGATGGATGTGGGCCTGCTGCCAGTCGTGCTTGTTGAAGCCAGGCTGGTCAGGGGTGTAGCCCAGCATGAACTTCTGGGCGTGGTGCACGTTGTCGCCCCAGTCGGTCAGGGGGCTGAACGCGGCACCGTAGGCCACAGCCCGCTCGGGGCTGATGTCGTTCTTCTTCGCGAAGTTGTGGAACAGGTCGTGCGCGGCCTTGTACCAGAGCCGACCCGACTTCTTCTCGTCGTCGGTGGAGCCGTGGTAGTGGCTGACCAGGTTGTCGACCATGCCGCCGTAGTCGTACGGGCGCTTGTTCAGGTTGCCCATCGGATCGTTCGTGGGGTCGATCGACGGCGCGGACGGGCCACGCTTGGTCTGCATCGGCGCGCCGGGAGCTGGCGACTGGATGTCGTAGGCGGTACGCCACGGCGACAGAGCTGCGGCCTGGTCGCGGGCAGAAGTGAAACTACGTGGCATGGGAATGGTGCCTCCTCTACCTATTAAGGCAGCTGAGGCACCATCGCACAGGCCTAGTCGTCTACCTCGCCGAGGGTCTCCACGTGCCCTGTGCCGATCGCGTCGGTGAGCCAGTCACCGAACTCGAACGTCTCCTCGTCGAACCCGTCGAGCGTGCTGGCCTCATCGACGATGGCCGTCTCCAGGCCGTCGTAGGTGAAGTCGACGCCACCGTAGCGGTACATCATGTCGTGCTCAGTCCATTGCTCATGATTCTATTCTAGCAAGCTAGAAACCATACCACAAGCAGAAACCCCCCGTACCGGAGTACAGGGGGTCTCTGTTGGTGCGAGGGGGTTTAGGCCTTGCGGAGGATGACGATGCCTCGGGGGTTGAGGATCGCCATGCCGACCAGCTCGTCCATGACCCAGCCCTTGTGGAACTGCTCGACCATGTTGTTCTCCTCGACGTCGAGGGAGTACATGACCGGGAAGACACCGAGGAACTGAGGCTCCGGCGTCAGGTAGACAGTGCCACGCGGGATGATGATCGACTTGCCGATCTGGAACTCGCCGAACTGCACGATCCGCTCACCAGCGACCACCGAGTCCTTGAAGGCCCAACCGGTGGTGTTGATGTCCCACCGGTACAGGTCGCGGTATTCCTGGGGGTTGGCCAGGAGGCGCGAGCTGTCCAGCTGACGCTGGTCGGTGTAGGTGACGGCGGTGTACAGATCGTCGGGCATGAGGTGCGTGCCCGCGATCGTGATCTCGTTCGGAAGAGCGCCGCCGCCAGGTCCGGGGACAGCCGAGCTGTCCACGACGCGGTAGCTGACCGCTGCAGCTTCCAGCAGCGTCACGAGGCGCGAGTCCTCCTGGCGCATGATGGCCTGCTTGGTCATGTCCTGCGTGTACTCCACGATGTTGCTGCGGAGGTAGTACAGGTCTTCCTTCTTGATCTGCGGGAAGGAGGCGATGCGGAACAGCTGCACCGGAACACGCTTGCCCTCGAACGGGGTGATCTTCACTTCACCCTCGTTGCCGTGCAGCATGTACGCCTGGCCCAGGTCGTCGAGCACGTCGTACTCGATCGGGATGCCGGGGGTCAGCGTGTCCTCCAGGAGGACGTTGCGCAGGATGCCCTGGTAGCGCAGCTGCAGCTGGATTGGGCCGATCATGCTCTGGCCCAGGCGCTGGATGCCGCCCACCTTGTCGCTCAGGATGTGAGCGAGCTTGGTCTGCTTCTCCGGCGTGCTCAGCTTGCGACCGCCGAGGCGGCGCTTGGCCTGCACGATGTCGGCGACGTAATCGTCCGACGACTTGGCGAAGCGGCCCAGGCCGCTACCCACTGCTGTTGGGAGAGTGGTCATGGTTAGCTACCTCCCGCGAGTCCGCCGCCAGAAGCGGCGATGTCGTAGCGATCCAGGCTGACGATGATCTTGTCAGTCGACGGGATGTCGATGAGGGTCGCGATGGCGTTGGACGGGTTGACGCCCGCCGGGGTGAGCTGCCCCTGCGCGTTGGCAGTGAGCAGGTACTTGCCCGGTCCGGTCGTCTCCGGCCAGTCAGCCTCCGTGTCGAAGGCTGGCGCGAGGATCTCGAACATGGCGTCCGGTCCACCGATCCAGATGGTGAACAGTCCGGTGCCGCTGCCGGTGACCTCGTTGACCTCGTGTCCCTGGTATCCGCCGGTGTTGACGAACAGGGCCGAGAGGCCTACTGGGCTGGTGCCCGCTTCCCCGGTGTAGGGGGCGAACACCTCTCCGTACACGCGCTGCATCACGGTGCCGGGGTAGATGTCAAACGTGACATCCAGGTCGGGATCGAGGAACCCGCCCCAGGGGGTGGCCTGGTGGTTGGCGTACAGCGGACGAAGGGTCCGCTTCTGCGCCGGGTTGCTCAGAGGTGGCCTGAACACGACGTTTCTCCTTTCGTAGAACTCGGTGACAGTCCTGCGGCTGTTAGCCGAACATCAGGCTGTCGTTGCTGGGATCGTTTGCCGCGAGCCTCCGGCTGGCCGTGCGAGGGGCTGATGTACCGCCTCCTCCATGACCGATGCCTGGTGGCACTGGCGATGCGGTCCCGCGAGTCCTTCCGCTGGCGACCTTCTGTGCGACACGCTGGTGATCCGCCTGGCGAACCATGGCGAAACGCTCTGCGAGCGCGGTGCGGTCCATGATCAGACCGCGAGACATCTTCTCGAACTGCGCAGCGAGCTGGTACTTCCGCTCGCGGGTGTTCGGTTCGAGACCGGCGGCGATCATGGCCTCCGCGCAGCGGATTGCCAGAATGCCGTCGGCCTTCTTGGCGCTCTTGGACGGTGCCTGTCCTGGAGCGAAGTTCTGACCGGTGGAGCCGTCGTACTCCGAGATGTCGTCTCCGGCGTTGTTACCGAAGCCGTCCTCGTCGTACTGGCTCGCCTGTGCCTCGGCGTCGGTCGTGTTGCTGACCGGTGCCGGAACGGAGACGCGCTCGTCCGGTGCGGCGGTCTCAAGATCCACTGCCTTCTTGCGCACGGGCTGTCCCTTCTTCTCGGCCTCAACCTTTCGGGCCTGTCGAAGCACAATTCCCAGTGCGGGGTACAGCGCGGCGACCTTGATCTTGTTGTAGGCCGCGAACTGATCGGCGGCGCGCTTGATGTTCTTCTCGCTGTGCTGGCGGCTCGACTTGCCCGTCGAAGCGGTCAGCCAGCGGTCGAACGTCTGGAACGTCTTGAGGCTGGAGTCCTTGGTCGGCAGGGTGGTGGTCCCTGGACCGGCGGGGCTGGTGTCGATGCCCGCGCCCGGATCGGCGTCGTCGAAGTCGTCACCGGTCAGCTCCTCGGCGCTGCGCGTCGGTGCCTCCGGGTTGACCTCGGTGGCCGTCGGGCCTCCGGCGTACTCGTCGGCGTGGACGCGCTTGCCGTGGATGCGTGCGTACTCGCGTGCGGTCGCCTCCAGCTCGCGCTTCTGCTGCGCCAGCTTGGAGGTGAGGCTACGGGCGTACTCGGCGTCGGCCACCAGGTTGTCCTCGGTGTTCGAGATGTTGGACGTGTCGTCGTCGGGGAGCTGGTCCGAGACCTCGGGCGGAGTTTCGACGATGAACGCCTCTTCCTGCTCGCCCTGGTCGTTGCGCGACTGGTCGCCGCCGTCCACGAGCGGACCCTCGGCGAAGTGCCGGGTACCCGCCGTCTTCCGGCGCGTTGCCAAGGTGCTGCGCTGTGGCATGTTGGCGGTTCCTTTCACGGTGTTCCTACTGCTTCCAGATTCTGCGACCCGGTTTTCCAGGGTCCACAGGGCTGCCTCCCGGTTGAAGTCAGCCTTCTCCTCCGGCGTGAGGTCGCGACCAGCAGTAATTGCGTCCTGCCAGTTCGCCACCCTGTGGCCGAAGTAACGCTCCATCCAAGACAGCGTGTGACCGCTGATGGCTCCCTTGCCCGCGAACGACTGCATCGGCACTGCCGGGGCAGGCGGTGCACCAGGTGCGCCCTGCTGCTGCGGGATCGGGATCTTGAGCGTCATGTACTGACCGGCGTCAGGCTCTGCGCCTGGCACTGGTCCACCTTCGGCGGGTCCTGGGACGCCGCCTCCGTTCGGGTTGCCCATGGCCTCCGGGTTGGGAGGTCCACCCTGCTGCTCCATGTCGGCCTGCTCGCGATCGAGCTGGTTGGCCTGGGACAGGTCGGGCATCGACAGCTCCTGCGGGCTGTCGACGTAGTGGTGGAAGTCGTCGTTGTCGTCCTCCGGCGCGGACCCTTCCTCGCGCAGCGTGTCGACCGCCTGCGGAGCCTCGATCTCGCCCCATGCGCGCTTGATGATGTGGTCGCGCACCGCCTTCTTGAATGCGGTCATCTGCTGGTCTCCTCCGTTGCGAACGACGTGAACGCCCGCTGGTCCGAGCTTGAGGGGCTTGACCGTGTACTCCGGTCCCAGACGCTCGGACACGTACTGGTGCAGCTCCTTGGGCGTGAAGCCCTTCTGGTAGGTCTCGTGTGGGGTGTCCGGGCGAACCCGAACCGCGCCGAAGTCGCCGTTACCCGCAGGCACGGCGTTCTTGGCGTCCTGCACCTCCTTGAGGCCACGGGTCGTGATGATGGCGTGGCCACCAGGTGCCAGCGACCGTCCGATGCCGTCCACGATCTGGTGGCGGATCTCCGGCGGCACCACGTTCAGCACGTTCAGGTTCGTGACCCGGTGGTACGCGCCCTCCGGGACCTCGCTGGCGTCCTTGTAGGTCGGCTCGAATCCGCTCTGCGGGTGCGGCTCGTAGGTGTGACCCCACTGGCCGCTGTGACCCAGGCCAGCGCCGTAATCGAGCACGCCAGCGGCACCCTTGTCGTGCGGTGCTCCCAGCTGGTCGAAGAACGCATGCGCCTTGGTGTAGGTCGGCAGGGTGCCGGGGCGCTGCGTCTTCTGGCTGTTCTCCGGGACGTACTCGGCGATCTTGGCGATGAAGGCGCGACGTGCAGCCTTGTTCGCGATCGGCGCGGTGTGCACGTGGTCCATGTGGTTCTGGGTCGGGCTGCCCCGGTCCTCCATCGGCGAGCTGGTGCCGTCGGAGTTCCACTGGGTCTGGTTCCAGAGCACGTACGGCGAGCCAGCGGCGAAGGCGTCGGACTTGACGCGATCGGCCATGGCCGGGTCGCTCGTCATGACGTCGAGCGCACCGCTGTCGTGTTCGTGGTAATCGTCGACCCGATAGCCGCCGATCTCGCCCTCGGGGTTGTACTTGCGGATCGTGTCGTACAGCCCTCGCGAGCTGTCCATGATGCCGTCGTCGCCTGGCGCGCCACCCTGGCCCTCGATCGCGCTGGTGTCCACGCCAGCGCCAGCCGATGCGCCTGCGCTACCGCCTGCAGCCCCGCCCGAAGGGTAGGCCGTGTCAGGCAGGCCGCGTGGGTCCACCACAGCGCAGTCGGTGTCTCCAGGCCCGCACTCGCCCGCCACGTGGACGTGCCTGCGGCTGCCCACGATGACCTTGGACGCGACAGCCGTCTCGTCTGCGGGGTCGAAGACGTAGCTCAGCTCAAAGAAGCTCAGCTTGTGGCAGGACTCGTAGACCAGCCTCTGCTCCATCTTGCCGGTCTTCTTGTTGCGGACGTTGACCGTCTCGCCCTTCTTGAAGAGGACGTGGTAGCACATGTCCTCCATGTCCTGCGCCTTGTTGCCGCAAGCCGAGCAGATGGTAAACCCGGCCTCTGCTCCCATGGAGACGCTATCGAGTCCACCCGTCTTGATCTCGTTCGCCAGCAGGGGGAACCGCTTGGCGTCGATCTCCTGGACGACCTCGATGTACTTGTCGTGACCGTTCTCGATGTAGCGGGCAGCAACCACCACGCCACGAGCCTCGTTCGGGTCGTAGTTCTCGTGGTTGACGAAGACCGGCTTGCCCACAAACGTGTGGGCAGCCTCCCTCAGCTCGTTGCTGGGCCAGCCGTCGAAGTTCTGGTTGACCCGAGCGGAGATGGCGCGAACCACCGTGTACAGGTAGCCAGGCTTGATCTGGAACCCAGGCAGGGTGTGGCTCTTGCCGATCTTCTTGCGGATCGACTGCTTGGACGGCGTACGGACTACGTAGTCCTTACTCACGACCAGCTTGCGCGTGGTGCTCACGACACCTCCTCTCCACTTCTAGGCGGTCGTCGTGATTACCACAGGCCGACGCTGTTCTCGGCCTCGTAGTGCGTGCCCCGCAGGTCGAGCTGGTCCAGGTTGCCAGCGCCTCCGCGCTTGCCCTCCTGGATGAGCGCAGCCTGCTCGGCGAGCGAGTACTGACGACCGGCGGTCCGCTGCATGGCCTTGCGGAATGCGGGCGAGTCCGAGAAGTCGTCGTACTGCGTCTTGGCCGGTCCGGTGTTGGCGGACATGAGGTCGGCGTTCGCGGCCTGGAACTGCGCCACGATGTCGATTGGGGCGCTCGGCTCCTCGTCCAGGAAGCTCGCGGCGGTGCGCGGTGCCAGCGGGTCGAAGTCGTCATCCGGGATGTGAGCAGCCTCGACCGTCTGCTTGCGCGGTCCACGCACGCTGACGACCTCTGGCTCCACGTACCGGCGCGGTCCGTTACCGGCGCGCTGGATGCTCGGAGCGTCGGCGTGACGACGGCGTGCGGTGTGGCTCTCGCCGTCACTACCCGTGCCGCCACCGTCGCCCCAGTTCCGCCGGTTCTCTTCCAGACCGGTGGTCAGGTAGTTCTCCGACGGGACGTCGGTGACATCCTCGATGCCGTCGCTGTAGTCGCGCTTCACGACGTCCTTGGACTGCTCCCAGTCCATCTTGTTCGATCCGCCCGAGCCGTTGAACGGCTTGTGGTCGGGGTAGCCGTCCGGGTAGGCCAGCTTGATCCACTCGGGGTCCGACTCCAGAGCCGCCTGCCGCGATGCGGTGAAGCTGCTCATCATGTCGCCGATCGAGCTGGCGATGTCGGTGGCCGCGCCGACGCCCGAGCTGACGGCATCGCTGATGCCGCTCACGGTGTCGCCGATGCTGGACATGTCGAAGCCGCCCATGGAGCTGCCGCCCGTGTCGCTGGACATCGGGTCAGCCGAACCGGTGCCAGCTGCGCCGCCCGTATCGTCCTGCTGCTCCTCAGCCGCCCCAGTGTCGACGGCGGTGCCGCTACCCGGCGCTCCCGCGCCCGGAGTGCTGCCGCTGCTGCCCGGAGCCGCCGCGCTGGTGTCCACCTCGGGGGTGGTTGCGCCCGCGCCGGGTGCTGCCGGGTTGGTCAAGCCGGGGTCGGTGTTGGCCGCGCTGGTGTCGACCGGCGGCGTCGAACCGGTGCCCGTGCCGCTGCTCTCGCTGCTGCCGGTACCCGATGCGTCCACCGATGGCGTCTGCGGAGCCTGTGGGGCTGCCGGAGGCGTAGCCGATCCTGCGTCACCCGCCGAACCCGGAGCGTTGCCCTGAGCCTCGTCCAGGCTGCTGCTACCAGGCTGCTGCGGCTGCTGGCCACCCGAGACGTTCGGGTTCTGCTCCAGGAAGTCCGAGAAGCCGCTCATGGCGCTGTCGTTGCTGCCGTCGTAGTCGAAGCGCGAGCCGTTGCCGTACTCACCCTGACCGTTGAACTCGACGCCGCGAGTGTCGCCGTTCTGCTGCTGGATGCCCGTCGTACCCTCGCCACCCTGAGCGCGGTACAGGTCACGACCGCCGTCCTCGGAGTGGGTGTAGCCCGGACCCGCCATCTCGTAGCGGTTGCCCTCCTGGCCCTGGCTGCCGGTGCCGTCGAACTGGACGGGCGTGAAGTTGTCACCCTCCTGCACGTAGCCCGAGTTCTGGCCTGGCTGCCGGTAGACCGTGCGGCCACCGTCCTGGCTGGTGTCCCAGCCGCTGGTGTCCGGTGCGGCCTCACGGCGCAAGCTGGCCACCAGCTGGTCGGCGTCGACACCCTCCTCGCGGGCGCGCTCCACGGCGTCCCGGATCTCCTCGACCCGGTGCTCCATGTTGCCGAAGTCCTCTTCCTGAGGCTTCTCGGCCCATTCGCGGATGTCATCCAGAGCGCCACGGGCGTCTCCGGTGTCCTCGATCTTCCAGTCCTGGCTGGTCTCGTCCTCGGCGTAGTGCCGCGATCCGAGAATGCCCGACAGCGGGTTCAGCTCGCCGAGCATGCCGCCGCCACCCTGGTCCTCGCCGCCCTCTTCGCCTCCGGCCATGCCCTCACCGATGGCACCTCCGGCCAGCGACGGCAGAGCGCGCATGACCAGCGGAGCCAGCAGGGCTGCCGGGTTGGCCTCATGGACCGAGGCGTTGCGTGGGTTCTTGCGGGTACGACGCGGCTTGCCCTTGACGTGGGCGGACTGCATCTCCTGGTAGGCGGCGTAGCCGTGCGAGCACAGCCGACCGACGAAGGTCAGGCGGCGCTGGAAGGCCCACTTGCCCCACTCGCAACCGCAGTGCCAGTTGGTGATCGACTGGCCACCGTTGCCGCCGTACGCGCCACCCTTCTTGATCATGGTGTCGTAGGTGCCGTGGTCGCCCTGCACCGTCGCGTAGATGCGGTCGTAGTCGACGTCCTTGACGTGGACGCGGCCCTCAGCGCGCAGGCGCTTGGCCTTGGCCCGGACGTCGGCCCATGCCGCCGTACGCAGCATCTCGTCCGACTCGACCATCTCGCCGTACTGCGCGATGCGCGGGTTCAGTCCCTCGCTCTGCGAGTGGCCCACACGCTCGATGAATGCTGCCGGGTCGTTGCGAAACCGAGCGATCTCGGGATCGACAGAGGCCGTGATGTCGGCGTACCTCTCGTCGAGACCGGCGGGGCGGTAGCTGCCCATCACGCCCTTCATGTCGCCCCAGCCGTAGCCGAGGTCGGGCAGGGGCAGCGGGTCCTCCTTGGTCAGCTGCTCCTTGGCCTGGTTGCCCAGGTCGGTCAGCGGGTTGCCACCAGGGGCACCCTCTTCGCCGCCCTCTTCGCCGCCCTGGCCTCCGCCGGGGACGCCACCGTCGTTGCTGCCGCCGCTCATGACCTTCTCGGCTGCACCCATGCCGACGCCGCGAGCCACCGCCGGAGCGAGAGCCTCGGCGATCGGAACGGCCAGCAGAGCCGGGTTGGCGTGCACGATGCGACCGGCGAAGTGGACGATGCCCTCCGGGCCGGTGGTCTCGCGCTCGTCCTCCTGGAGGTCGACGTCGCGCAGGTAGTCGTCGTCGGTGTCGTTGACGATCATGTAGTCAGGCTCGAACGGCGTCTTCTCGACGTCGGTGTTGAGCACGTCGGCCTGCCGGAACGCCAGCTGAGCGTTGGCATCCTGGCCGCGCCAGTTCTCCGCCGCCATCGGGTTGTAGCCCGGTTCCTCGCCGCCGTCCTCGGGCAGCCAGCCCTCGGTGCCGTGGTGGTCCATGTAGTCCTGCGACGGCTGGTCGGGGTCGCCGCCGTAGTACGGCGACTCATGCTCCCAGACCTGGCCAGCGTTCTGGTCCATGTAGTGCTGGTGGGCCTCTTCCGGGCCTGCCTCGATGCCGCCCGCGCCACGGGGGTAGTCGCCCAGGGCGGCGCTGCGTGCGAACAGGTCGGGGTTCGGTCCCGGATCGCCACGCTCGTCGCCCTCGTCGAGGCTGCGATCCTCGAACGTCTGCGAGTCAGCGGGGCTGGTCCGCTCGTCGGCGTCGATCTCGTGAATCGGCTGGATCGTGCTCTCGGTCAGCGGACCCACACCGAACTGCGGTGCCGGGTCGTACGGCAGGTCGACGCTGTTGCTGCGGTCGACGGGCGCGAACGCCACCTTGGTCGCTGGCATCCAGACGTCGAAGTCCTGGCCTGCTACGCGGTACTCGGTGCGCCCGCGTGTGGTCTTCGACTCGATGACCTGGCCGTAGCCGTAGTCGTCGGTGTAGACGTGCTGCATCTGTCCTCCTCGGAAGCCTCTACCACTTCTGGGCTTCCGAGGAGGGTGCTACAGGGTCGGCTACATCTGCTGGCCGGTCAGCTCCAGGTAGAGGTCGCTGAGCTTGGCCAGGGTCTCCAGCGCGGGGTGACCGGGCTTGACGCCATCGGTGGCGCGGATCAGGTGGTGAACGGCCCGACGAGCGTGCTCGCGAGCGTCGTCGAAGTCGGCAGTGACCTGCTTGGCGTCGGCGACCTTCTGCGCGGCCTCGCGGGTGGCGAACTTGCGGGTGTTGCCCTTGTCGTTGAGCACCGCGAAGCGATCCAGCCGACCGTCGCCGTCGTCGAGCGTGCGGGTGACCCAGTAGGGGTACCGCTTGTCGCGGGTGCCGGTCGCTACGTGCCAGTCGGTGGCGTCAAAGTCGCGGTTGCTCATACCTCAAGTATAGCAGTCGACTAGAACCTTTTACAAGTCCCAGTCGTGCTCTTCGCCCTGCCAGCGCAGGCCGATGCGCTCCAGGGTGATGTCCCCGGTGAAGGTCAGCTTGTCGATGCCCACGCCATACCCAGCGGTGATATGGGGCGTGTACACCGGGTGCTGCTCCTTGCTGCCGGGGTACTTGTCCTCGACGAACTTCTTCATGTCGTCGTAGAAGTCCACGATGTCGATGTTGTCGCCCACCAGGTAGACCGCGCACGGCTCGTCGCCGGAGGGGTTGAACAGCGCGTGCGCGAAGGCCTTGGCCTCGATCGGGCTGTACTGCTCAGCCATGCGGTCCAGGTGGCTGATCAGCTCGGTGGGGTCCTGCCCGGTGACGTCCTCACCGAGGAAGATCACCGTCATGTGCAGGTCCTCGATCGGCTCGGCCTTGGGGTCGTCGACCACCAGCTTCTCCAGGTCGGCCTGGCGCGGGTAGAGCGCGACCATGCCGCCGGTCTTCTTGGACTGCTCGGCGCTGGCGTCCTTGATCTTCATCGACTGCACGCCGTACTCAGCCATCAGCTCTCCTTGACGAACATGGGCAGCCCGAACAGGCCCGAGTCGCTGTTCTCCCAGAAGGCACGCCAGGTGCCCTTGAGCGTGCGGATCAGCGCGTCGGACTCCGCGTCGGTGGTGGTGGCACTGACCGAGTGGTCGGCGCTGTTGGCGACGGCGAAGACACCGTGCTCGTTCAGGTAGCCCGCGAGGCTCTCGGCCTCGTCCGCACTCGCTGTCATGATGGTCTTGTACTCGACGTCGATCTGTGGCATGACCTGCCCTTTCAGCTGAAAATGGTTAGGGTGCCACTCGGCGGTTCTGCACGAAGGACCGGTGCGTCATCGGCGCGTACTGAGCCAGGATCTGCTCGTACTGGTCGGCCACTTGATTGATCTCCCACTGGGGCTTGCTGGGGAACAGCGCGTCGTCGTGACGCTGGCGCAGCGACAGGAACGCCATCAGCGAGCGGGCGTTCATCGTGACGATGCAGGTGCTCATGATGCTGACAGGCAGGATCATGCGAGCGACTTCGCGCACGATGCCTCCCTGCAGCTGACGCTCGTAGGCCTCGTAGGCGAGCGTGCAGACCTGGTGGGTGGCGCTGTCGACCATCCGGCGCTGCTCGCCGGTACCCATGGCCAGCACGTAGTCCATGCTCTTGGTGCCCTCCACCTTGGCGATGCCGCGACCGACCGAGGGGATGTAGAACACGGGATCGAGCTGCTTGTAGCGGCCCGACTCCTCGTTGTAGCTGAACCCGGCGCGGTGACGGTGGTGCTCGCGCCAGACGAAGATCGGGGCGGTGACTCGCACCGTGACGTTCATGTGCTCGAACGGCGTGCCGTGACGGTCGCGCATCAGCGCGTTGATCAGGCCATACCGCTCGGCGTCGTCAGCGCCAGCTCCTGCGGTCGACGTCCGAGCCGCCACGCATACGCGGGCGTCGGAGAAGTTGGTGTCGATCAACTCGACGGGCATCATGCTGGTGAAACGTACGTCGGCCACTTGGCTCCTTCACTGTGGGTGGGATGAAGCCGGGGGTCCGAAGACCCCCGACCTCAGGGTGCTGGACTAGTACCAGCGACGACCGCCGACAGGGCGACCGCCGTTCAGTCCGATCGACGGCGCTACCCAGAGGATCAGGCCCACCAGGGCCAGGATGCCTCCGACGACGTAGAGCAGATGGATGCCGAGGAAATACCCGACAACTAGCAGGATGAGTCCGAGAACGAGCACGTCGCTCCCCTTCCGTAGTGGTTACACCTATTCCGGGTCCTGAGTACCCGTTTCGGAGTACCGCGACTGCCCCGTGACGTCCGGGTTGTCGATCGACCGCTGCTGGATGTCCTCGTCGCGCACGACGGTGGTCAGCGTCCGCTTGGTACGGATCAGCCAGGAGAAGCGACCGATCTCGGCGTCGGGGAGGCCCATGTTGATCACGCCGTCGTTGACCGCCGACGCGATGATGGCACGCTCCGCCTCCTCCTGGTAGCCGACCTTGCCCATGTACAGCTCAGGAGGCCACACCTCCTGGCCGTTGGGGAGCCGGATGCCGTACTCCTGGCTGGTCTCCTCGCGGAACTCTGGCGCTGGGTGCTGGTATGGTGCGGGCACTATTCCCCTGTCGACTATTTGACGGTCACTACAGGGGTAGATGCTATCACCACTGAGGCTCGACGCCGAACACTTCCTTGAACTGCTCGACCAGATCCTCCAGCACCTGACGCGACTCCGAGGCACCGCCAGCCTGGATCTCCGGCCAATCGGCCTGGATCTGGGCGCGGTACTGATCGGCGTTGAGCGACCGGAAGAAGCTGTTGTCGCGGATCAGGTCGGAGACCCGTGGAGCACCTGCGGCCTGCACCTCGCGGCGGCTGACCTGCTGCTCGACGAACGCCTCGCTCACCTTGTCGCGACGTCCCAGCGACGACGGTCCCGCCGTCCAGCGGTTGCGGCTGGCCGTGAGATTGCCGGTCGGGTGGTTGTCGTCGGACTCCTCGGGACGCAGGCGGTTGCGCTGCGGCTCGTGTGGCTCCGGGACACCCGGTGGCAGCTCGGGACCGACCGGACCGGCGGGACCCTTGGCCTGTGGCCCGGTGCCCTGTGGTCCGTTGACCTGGCTGCCGCCGTAGCGGCGCGCCTGAGCGAAGAAACCGGCTGCGGGGCTGCCAGGTGCCGGGGCACCCGGTCCCTGGGCTGCAGGGGGCGCTCCGCCCGGTCCAGCGACCTGTCCTGGGGGCGCTTCGCCGGGTCCGGGGGGACCAGGCTCGGCACCGCCGGGGGGCGCTCCTGGGGCACCTGGAGCCAGTCCCATGGCTCCCGGAGGTGCCATGCCGCCGGAGAGCTGCTGCTCCAGCATCGACTTCTGCATGTCGACCTGCATGTCCTGCAGCTCGGCCTGGTCGATACCGGCCACGGCCTGAGCCTCTCCCAGCTCGGTCTGGGTGAGACCCTGACGCAGCTGGAGGGTGGCCTGCAGGTGCTGGGCCAGCTCGGGCGGGTAGGGCAGGTTCTGCTCGTCGCAGAGCTTCTGGACCTTGGCCATGGTCTGGGCCGTGGCCATCAGCTTGTTGACCGACTCCTCGGACTGGCGCTCCAGCTCCTGCTCGAACTCCATGTCGATGTTGACGCTCATCGTCTTGTCCGACACCGGCACGCCCATGGCCTTGAGCTGCGCGATGAAGGCGCGCTCCTGGCTCTCGTCGCGCAGGTTCAGCGTCGAGAACTTGACCTCGGGCACCAGCAGCTTGGGCACCTTGCGAATGTACTCCTCGCCCGTCTCCGGGTCGCGCTCGACGATCTCGCGGTAGATCGGCACGCGCACGCCGCCCTTGAGGTCGTAGTCGAAGTGACCCTGGGCCTCGGCGATGATCTCGGCACGCTTGGTGATGTGGCGCTTGAGGTGGTTCTGGAAGCCCACCATCATCTGCGTGACGAACTCGCGGTTGAGCGCCGACGATGCGTACGCGCCGCCGGAACCGCCGGAGATGAGCGCCTCGCCGATGCCCCATGCCTGCAGCAGCTTGCGCTCGACGCGCTCGTAGTCGGCGTCCAGGTTCGGCACCGACTCGCGCCCGAACACGTTCTCGACCTTGAGGCCGAAGTTGTGCACGACCAGGCGGAAGTCAGCGGCCAGCGCGGTCTGGAAGTCGTCGCGGGCGTCGTCCAGCTCGTCCTGGGTCGGCAGCCACGGCGTACCGTCTCCCAGGTTCTCCGAGCCGAGGGTGGCCAGGATGAGCGGGCTGTAGAGGCGATCGGCCACCGCGTCCTGCGCGGCGTTGAGCGACTCCTCCTGCATGAGCGTGCGGAAGCTGCGCAGCAGGTGAGGGGTACCGCGCTTGGCCCACGGGGTGTTGCGGTTGACGACGCGGCTGATCAGCGCCTCGCTGATGTCCAGGCCGTCGTTCTGGGCGGCTGCCTCGATGATCTCGGGGTAGTTCTCGACCAGCTCCTGGTACTCGCGGTTGCGCTGCAGGCGCTCGCTCGGCGTCTCCTCGGTGGTGCTGAGGCTGGAGCCGTCCGACATCGGACCCTGGCGGAGGTTCTCCACCATCTCCTTGACCATGAGCTGCACGCGGTCGCGCTGGACGAACATGGAGCGGCTGATGCGCAGCATGTCGGGGTCCAGGATCTCCTCCGACGACCAGACACCCAGCGACTCGTTGAAGTGCGCCAGGCTGGTGACCTCGCCGACGGTGAAGTACTCGCGCCCGAACTGGTCGGGCAGGAAGCTGAGGTAGTCCAGGTCGGGACCCAGGAACATCTCCTCGTAGAACTTCTTGATCAGCGGGTCCTTGGAGTCGAACTCCATGCCGACGACCGGGAAGCGGCTGTAGATGTCGATGAGCAGAGGCACCAGGTCGTGCGTGGCGTAGAACAGGCGGCACCAGCGCCGGATGTCCTTGAGTTCGTCCTCGTCCTCGACGTTGTAGGGGATGCCCTTGTCGGCAAGCGTGCCCAGAGGCTGCCTCACCTTCGGCATCGCGATCTGCATGTTGGAGCCGCTCTTGCGCATGCTGTGCACCAGCGTGCGGTTGCTCACCAGCCCGTCGGGGCTGTCCATGCGGCCAAGTGCGCGGCGGGCCTCGGTGACCGGGTTGGGGTTCACCGTGGCGCTCTTGGGCACCCATAGCGCGTAGCTCTGGGGCGGCTCGTTCGGGACCATGGGCATGTTAAACCTTCCTCAGGCAGATCTCGGTGTACCAGGCAGCATCAGGTGCCAGGTCGTGCTCTTTGGTCTCCAGCTCCACGCGGAAGCTCGGGTAGACCGGCGTGCCTCCGTTGATGATCTGGGTGCTGATCTCGGTGACCGTGCCGATGCCGTCGTAGACCTGACCCGCCGTGCGTGCCTCCACGCGGTCACCGACCTTGAACGGGTTGGTGATCGCGATCATGAGTAGCGCCAGATCCTCCGAGGTCGGAGGCAGCTGGAGCGCACACGGCTGGCAGAAGGTTCGATCTGTCCCCGCTTCGGTGTAGGCGATCTCCTTGAACGCCTTACACCCGAAGCAGAGGTCGCTGGCACTTGCCACGTTTGCCTCACTCATCAGGCCGGTACTTCCCGGCTACTTGAACTGGGGCTTTACCCAGTTGCCCTTGTCGTCACGCTTTGCCCAATCCTTCGGCGGCTGCTTGCCGGGGGTGGTCGACGGGGCTTCTGCGCCCGTGTCGTACCCGGCGTTGTCGTCGTCGGTGAACTTGGTCCAGTCTGCGAAGAACGACCGGGAAGCCTGCTTGGCAGGGCAGTGATGGACGTTCGGGTCCCAGAGCATGGCGTCACAGGCGCTGCAGAACTTCTCGCCGTCACGCTCGACGACGTTGTGGTCGTCCTCCCCGTAGCTCGCGCCGGTCTTCTTGCCGTCGTTGCGCTTGGGCTTGTGCTCCTCGAACGGCCAGCCGCCGAACGCGGGGTCGGTGTGATCCGGGTCCTCGTGTTCGATCGCAGCCGAACGGCGGGTGTCCATGTCGGTCTCACCCGGCGCGTGCGGCGTCGACTCGTCGATCTCGTCGTCGTCGTAGAACTCGACGTCCTCGGCGTAGTCCTGGAACGGACCGTTGCCGCTGGCGTTGTTGTACTCCTCCGCCGAGTGGAACTGGCGGTTGGCCATGATCACGTTCTCCCGCACGGGGATCTCGCGGGCCAGGAACATCTCCGCCTCGTTGCCGTTGGCCAGGTGCTGGCCGGTGCCGATGGCGTAGGTGTACCAGAGCTTGCCGCAGCGGCACATGCCGTGCGACGGCGGGTTGTGGGCCTGGCCGCACGGGCAGTGGAACGCCTGGCGGACGTGGCTCACGTAGCCGTTCAGGTGGTTGTCGAACGCCCAGCCCTCGACCTGCGGCTGGAAGTTCGCGGCCTTCTGGTGCGGCTCCAATCCGAGCGTCTCATGCAGCTTGTTCTGGGCGCGTGGGCCGACCTTCTTGTTCTGGAGGAACTGGTCGACCTCGCCCTCGCCACCCGCGTTTAGACCCTCGGTGGACTGCCGCTTGTCATACCGCTGGTAGTCCTCCACGATGCCCGCCGACTTCTTCTCGCCAGGCAGGTCAGTCAGCTTGTTGTTGTCGCTGAACTCGGCCTTCTCGCCCTGGCCGGGGAACTCGAAGGAGTCCAGAGACTGGCCACCACCGGGTGGCTTCCAGGTCTCCCCAGCCGTCCGTCCACCTCCCGTCGTCCTCGACCTAATGACGAAAGGGCGGCGGCTCCCCTGGCGCAGACCCAGCCGTGCGGCCTCGCGCTCTTCCCAGTTGTCGGGATCGGTGTCGTAGTCCTCCGCCTCGGCGTCCCGGCGGTCCTTGCCGTCGCGCCAGCTGTCACCGGCACGGTCGCGGGGGTTACCCGCGAGGTGCACGGCGTCCTGGCCGACCGGAACCCCGGCGCTGGCCATGAACTGACCGGTGTTGAACCGCACGTTGTCGGTGCTGAACATGTCGGCCAGCGAGGCGGCGATGCCCATCCGGTGCTCCGGTGGGAGCGTCTGGATGGCCTCGGCCACGTGCTGGTAGTGCTTGCGGCTCATCGCGGCCAGGACCGTCTGGTAGCCCTGCTCGCTCAGACCCCAGTACTGGGCCAGCTTGAAGGCGTGCCGCCGGATCGCCAGCGAGGACTCCTTCTTCTCGCTCGACGAGTCCGACTCGCCTCCACCGCTGTCGCCACCTGACGGTGCAGGGGCTGGTGCTGCTCCCGGTCCGGGAGGCGGCGGTCCAACCGACGTCTGCGGTGCAGGTGCCTGAATGCTCGCAGCACCGGCCTGTGCAGCCGGGTCGACGGCGGACTGCGGACTCACGTCCACGGTGCCCTCGGGCGGCGTCACGTCCATCGGGTTGGCAGCCTGCTCGACCTGCTGTGCGAACTGAATCGCCTGCAGCGCCTGCTGCAGCGGGTCGATGATGGTCTGGAACTCCTGGGTCTTGACGTCCACCAGGTTGGTCACAGCCTGGCTGGCCTGGTCCAGGAGAGCGCCGTCGTCCGGTCCCGGCATGGCCGGTGCGGGCGGTCCAGCCGGTGCGGGGGCAGCCGGAGCTACAGCCTGACCCCCGGCAGCCGGGTCAGCCCCTTCTCCGAAAGCCACGTACCTGCGGCTCGCGACCGGTCCTGCGCCGTGCGGCTGTGGCGGGCCACCGTGGGCCACGCTGTCGGCCAGGAGCTGCTCCAGGGTGCCCGGAGGCAGTCCCAGCGCGTCCTCGATCTGCTCGACCTGCACCAGCTCGGTGTTCGGTGGCAGACCGCCTGCGTCCTGCGGGGAGAACTCGTCTACTCCCGAGAAGTCGTCCTGAGCCAGCGGCGGAGCGTCGTCCAGCTGCGGCGGACCCGGAGGTGCCTGCGCCTCGGGCGGAGGCCCAGCAGGATCGCCGCCGTCCTCAGGACCGAGGTCAGGTGGGCCAGGCGGAGCCTGAGGATCACCCATCGGTCCCGCATCGTCCGCCGGAGGACCGGCATCTTCCGAAGGCGCATCCGAACCCTCGTCCCCACCCGCGAACGGGTTCTCGCCGCTGTCACCCGAGTCGCTGTCGGACTCAGATCCACCGTCGTCACTCGACCCCGAGTCGTCGCTGTCCGAGTCGTCGGAGTCGTCATCGTCGTCGCTGTCCTCCGAGCTTTCACCGCCCTTCTCGGCGGCTCCCTTCGGCGGACCGTCGGAGTCAGTGTCGCTGCCCTGCGGGCCGTCGGTGTCCTCGTCGTCGTCGCAATCGCAGTTCTCGTCGGCCTGCCGGATCAGGTTGGCCAGCAGGAAGTACGTGCTGTCGTCGATGCCGGTGTCGGCGTAGTGGTTGAGCGTGGAGAGCTTGGCCACGCGCAGCTCGTTGGTCTCGGCGAAGTCCTTGTACAGGTCGATCGCCAGACGGCGCGCCTCACGGGCCGACGTGCGGTCGGTGCCGCTGTCGTCGCCGTCGGTGAAGTTGCGCTGGACCTTCTCGGGTCCGCCCTGGTCCACGCTGTCCAGGTATCCCTCGAAGTTGTCGTCGGGCACCAGGTCGCCCTCGAAGTTCTCGGCCAGCAGAGCGCGGGCGGAGGCCTTCCGGTACTTGTCGGTGTCGCGTGGGTCGGACTGCTTGCCGGTGGTCGACGACGGGTTGTTGCCCTCGGCGTCGGAGCCGTCTCCGGTGTTGGTCTTCACGTTGTCCTTGACCGACGGGTCGCCGTCGCGGACCTTCTTGTACTGCGAGTCGTTGATGGTGCGGCTGTCGCCGTCACCGTCCTTCTTCGGCTTCTTGGTCGGGTCCTCGGCGTTGTCGTCACCCAGGGTGGCCACGAAGTCGCGCTTCATGGCGTTGTGGATGCGCCGCATGACTCCGGTGTTGGGGAACGCGCCAGCGGCCTCCACGGTCTTGCGGATGTCGTTCTTGGCGTGGTGCCAGCGGTCCTCGAACTCGTCCTTGCCGGTGCTGCCCATGAGGAACGGGCCGTACTGGTCCTTGACGTCGTAGATGGCGTTGGCCAGCTTGTTGGCTGCCTGACGCTGCTGCCGCTGCGGTGCCTGCTGGGCGTCTGTATCCGCCTCGAACAGTCCGAAGTCACTCATTCCCTGCCTGCTTCCAGTAGAAGGTGTTACATACCTTCTGGAAGCTGCTGAGGGCTTCTACAGTGTTGGCGGACCCTGGGGCTTGACGCCCCACCTCCCTTGCGCCCTCCCGACGGCCTATGGCCACTCATCCGCCGGTACTTCGCTCAGTTCGCCACTATCACCTGCAGGATCAAGTGGAGGCCCAGCGCGGTATCCGGGACTCGAACCCGGAAACGGTGAGTTTAGAAGTCACCTGCGTGCCGTACGCGATACCGCTTGGTGCCCCGGCTGGCTTTGACCCCAGCCGGGGCATGGTCGGGGCGGGAGGACTCGAACCTCCAGACCGGCCTCACACCGGTCGCCCCGTGGTGCCGGGGGAGGCTTTGACCCCTCCCCCGACAAGTTCAGTAGGTGAATGCGTTACGCAGACACAGCGGGAAGCTGGCGCACAGCGCGGACGCTGCTTCGCCTGCCTCGATCGCGATGGCCGTGTACTCGTCTCCCAGATCCGGCTCGTTCACCATCGACACCGCGAGGCCCTCGCCCATGCGGGCGTCGGTGGCCAGCTGGATCAGCTGGTCCTCGTTCTCGACGTTGATGATGACGATGAAGTTCGACATACGAATCCACTCACGGGTGAGTTCTGGATGCTCGTCGTAGAACTGAATGCCAGCATGCACCGCTTGAGCGGTCTGCAGTCCTGGGGGAAGGTCTGCCCGGACAGCCACGTAGAGCTTGTCGGGGTTGGACTCTCTTGTCACCTACACGCCTCCGACTGTATCACGAGGCCGAGTGCCCCTGTCAAGTATGGATCTCACTATAGCCATACTACAGGGTTTGTAGATGAAGTGGGACTCGAACCCACACGCCCTTGCGGGCACCGGCTTTTGAGGCCAGCGCGTCTACCAATTTCGCCATTCACCCATCAGCTCGTCGACTCTGGCCTGCAGTCCTCGGTCGACTTACGTACTCGGAGCGGGAGTCGAACCCGCACTGGACACGTCCTCAACGTGCTGCCTCTGCCTTTGGGCTACCCGAGCATGAGTACCTGGAGAGGGACTTGAACCCTCACGCCCCGAAGGACACCAGATTCTGAATCTGGCGCGTCTGCCATTCCGCCACCCAGGCATAGGTGGATATTCAGTTGTAGCGCGGAAGATGGAGGACTTGAACCCCTGAGCTTTTACACTCCCCCGGTATTCGACGCCGGTAGCACTACCTTGTGCCGTCATCTTCCAATGACTTGCGCGGAGGGAGGAGGACTTGAACCTCACGGGTATGAGCCGTACGGGATTAGCAATCTCGCTGTATCACCTGATACTCACCCTCCAGACGAGGGCAAGCGCCCTCAACCTACGAAAGTCGTAGGGAGGATGACAAACTCAGGAGTGCGAACATGCAGACGACTGTAGCAGACGCTCAGGCGTTCTGCCAAGGGGCAGTCACCGGGTCGTGCTGCGGGTGGTTCGGGGACCACCGCTTGTCCCAGGCCACGCCGGAGGGCTGCTTGCCCCGCCACTGCTTCGGCCAGGCACCGTCGATGGCGGCGCGCCGCAGGTCAGCCACTCGATCGCCCACGACGCCGTTGCGGCCACGCTCTGGGTCAGCCATGTCGTGGAAGCCGGGGGTCAGGTTGCTCTTCATGCGCTCCTCGTTCTGTCCGGTGTACGGGACGTGGAGCGGGGTGTACCCCTCTTCGCCCATGGCGGTGTAGCCCCAGTTGCTCACGTCGTCGTCGGCCTTGGTGACGTTCTGGTCGCCGGGATCGTGGTAGTCGGGGTCCGACTGCGCCCAGGCGCGGCCAGCAGCCGAGAAGTGGCTGCTGTGCCGTACCGGGTAGCTCGACTCGTAGATGTGGGGATTGTCCTGCGCGTGCTTGAGCATGGCCGTGCCGATGCCTCGCCGCTGCAGATCGGGGTGGACGGTGATGGAGTCGATCTCACCGTCGGGGTGCCAGTGCAGGTGACCGACCGGGCGGTCGTCGTGCGCGTGGCGCGCCATGATGCCGTTGGACCACATGGTGTCGAACGGCTCGAACTTGAGCGGCGGCAGGTCGCCGTTCGCTCCAGCCTGGTGCAATCCCCAAAATCCCCAGCTCATGAGTACTTCTTGATCTCCCGAATCTTGTCGGGGTTGAAGCCGGTGAAGTGCCCGCCGACGGTGCCCTCGGCGTTCTCCCACTGGATGACCGGCGCGGCACTGTAACCCAGCGTCTCGGTCACGTGCTTGTAGGCGTCCTCGTCGACCGTGATGTCGACCTTCTCGAACGGGATGCCCTCCTTGTCCAGGAGCTTGACGCTCATGTCACAACCGGGGCAGGAGGGCTTGCTGTAGAGGGTGACGGCCATGGTCTTCCTATTCTAGCAGATAGAGGGACCGGACCCAAGATATGGTGTCCGGTCCCCCATCATGCCACAAGGACTAGTCGAGCCAGCCGCGAATCGTCTTGAGCGCGCCGGAGACCTTGCGGAGGATCTCTTCGGCGTTGTCCGGGACGATGAAGCCGAACTTGAGCACGACTGCGATGGCACCGAGAACGGCGTCGATCGCCTTGACAGCGGCGTTCAGCTCCTCGGGATCGGTCGTCGGGATCGGACGCTCGCCCTCGGGCTGCGGCTGCCCCTCGACGTAGGTGTCATCCTTCGGGTCCAGGATGATGCCGGTGACGTCGCGGATGGCCTCGGCGATGGGCTTCGGCAGCAGATCGCCGATGAGCTTGGTCGGGTCCAGGTCGCCCAGGTTGATGCCCAGGAAGCCTGCGGGGATGTTGGTTGGTGCAGTCACGATGGTGTGTCTCCTTCTCTCGTTACTTCGGCGGCTCGGGGGTAGCTGGCTCGCTGCCCTTGAACGCGCACTGCGGGTACTGATTCTCAGCCCGCAGCTTGGCCGTCTCCGCCTGGTCAGCGTTGATGTCGGCCAGTTCCTTCTGGAAGTCAGTCAGCGCCGCCTGGTTGAGGCCAGCGGAATTGTCGCTGGCCGCGAGGTTGGCCACCAGCTGCTCCCACACCTTCTGGCGACGTGAATCCAGTTCGGCGATACGTTCGTTGTACCCCACGCGGGTCGTGAGCACACTGACCACCTGCTGGAGGCACTCGTTGGTGTTGATCACGAACTCGCTGTTGTAGGCCACCTGCTCGTCCACGCGGTCGGCGGTGTCCTGGGTCCGCCAGCCGATCCAGCAGATGATCAGGGTCGCGATCGTGGTGTAGACCCAGAACCGGCGGCTGAACCGGTAGGTCCCGTCGCTCTTCTTCTCGAACACGTCAGCAGTCCTTCTCGTCGTCGCGGCGATCTCGCCAGTACTTGCAGTAGAGGTGATGCACCCCGATGCCTGAGAAGAAGCTCAGCGGGGTGTAGGGGGTCGCAAACCCGCCTAGCAGGTCAAGGACTCCGTGCCACACGGCACTCACCCGCCTCCATCGTCATCGGCCTTAGCCTTGGACGGCTCATCGTCATCGTCGTCGTCCTTCTTGTTCTTCTTGTCGATCGCCTCATTGGCAAACCACACGCCGAAGGACGCCACCAGGATCTGGTCGAGCACTGGCGGCGGAGTCGGGTCCCGCCACTGGAACAAAGCCCACAACACCACCAGCAGAAACAGGCCGACCGTAGTCGGCTTCGCTTCGGCCAGCGGGTTCTTCCACTTCGCCACTACCCCTCCTAGTAGAGGAGCTGATCGTCAAAGTCCTCGACGGTCGGGGACTGAGCAACCGCCGCAGTGCGCGGACGGTTGGGGATCAGCTCTGCCACCCTCTCGACAAACGCCTGGACGGCCCTCTGAGAGGCCTCCGGCGTCCACGTGGAGGTTTGGGTGCTGGCATGCCGCTTCGCCCGGTAGAGCAGCTCTGAGCGGTCGTCGCACCCATGATCCTGGGCCAGGAACTCCTGGGCCTCGAACTGGAGTCGCCGTGCGACGGCCTTGGGGAGCGGGGGACCGCCCATCGGCGCACCGACCTGCTTCTCGACCGGCTTGTCCAGCGAGTTGGTCGGGTGCGGTCCGGGGTACCGCTGGGGGTTCGGTGTGTACGGGCCGTGCACGGGGTGCAGGTGGCTCGGCGAATCGACGCCGTTGCCTGGCATCCAGCCCTGGCCGGAGCCGCGAGGCCACTCCTGGACCTGGCTGTGCTCGTAGCGACCGTCGTGCGGCTCGTCGTGCTGCGGGTGCTGGTTGGGGTCGACGCCAAAGCCGCCACCCTGGTAACCGTGACCCTCGTACGAAGGGCGCTCAGCGAAGTGCTGACGGCGCGTGGGACCGACACTGCGGCGCTGCGCTGGCGTCGGGATGGCCAGCGGATCGCGCTCGGCGTTCTTGAACATGGCGATACCTCCTACCCATTCAGGGCAGAGATTCGCTACATAGCAGGGTCAGTCAGCTTCTTGTCGGCTCCGGCGTACCGCTTGTACCGGTAGATCTTGCCGCCCTTGACCCCATCACGCGGGTCCGCGCTGTCGAACCGGTAGGCCAGGATCGAGAGGCTGTCGACCAGGATCTTCTGCAGCTCCGGGTCGCGAGCGTCCTTAACCTCTCCGGTGCGGCACACGGGGTAGACGTAGAACATGTCTGGCCAGGTGGAGCCTTCGAGTTCGAGGTCGGCCTCGAACCCGTCTTGCTCCCCGCCGAACAGCTGGACGTAAATGGTCTTCTTCTTCACGAAGGAACCTCCCTGCTCACCTATTTCAGGTGCTGGGAAGCCCCACAGCAGGGTCACTTGTAGTCGTCGGAGTCGGTCACGACCTCGCCGAACGCGGGTCCTCCGCGCAGGTCCTTGAACTCCATGTCGAACACCGTGAGCAGGTAGGCGGCGATGTCCAGCGCGATGTGCTCGAACGGGATCTTCTTGAGCTGGGCCTGGTAGTCGGCGCGGTTCATGCCCTCCAGCACGTGCCGGTGCAGCGTCTCCAGCTGCTTGCTGTGCTTGGCCTCAGCCTGCTTGCCCTCAGCGGCCCGCGTGCGCAGGTGCTCCATGAAGCTGCCGATGGTGATGGCGGTGTTCGCGCCCTTCCCCTGGGCCTCCTCCAGAACGGTCAGAAGCTCGTCAGCTTCCTCCCAGGGGATCTCCTGGATATAGCTCATCCGGTGTACTCCTCGAATCGCAGACCACCGACGGTCTGGGTGATCATGTAGTCCTGGCTGTCCAGGGTGATGACGTCGCCCGCCCGCAGGTCGCGACCGAGCGCGTGCCGGGTCGGCTCGACGAACTTGGCCGACGTGCGGTTGTTGATCTGGCCCGCGACGAACTCCAGCGCGGCAAGCGAGGAACCGACGTTGGGGACCTCGAACTGGCCCACCAGCGACATGATCGCGGTGCGATCGTCGAACTGACCCTGGACCTTGTTGCCGTAGACCGCGACCGAGATGTTACGCATGAGGAGCCTTCCGTTGGTGGGTGGGGTGCTTATTCAGTATAGCAGCTAGAGGGTCAGGCGCGCAATTCGCGCTGAACCGCCTGGCGCTCCTTGCGGCGCTGAGTGCGACGACCGGCCTTGCGGAGGTCCGAGCAGCCCCGGCGACCGCAGTGGCACGATGCCTTGGAGGTCTTGGAGTCGAAGTGAGCCGCGCCCATCATGGTGGAGTTCCCGATTGCCATGCCTTAACTATGACAGCTACTAGAAGGAATGTCAACACGAAACCCCCGACTCCGAAGAGCCGGGGGTCCGTGGGTGGGGACTAGGCGTTGGCCGCTGCCGCGAGCTGCATCGCCTGGACGGCGGTGCCCTCGAACTCGAACGCCCGGTCCGGGTTCTCGATGCGCTGCGTGGCGCTGGTGACCGCGTGCAGGATGCCGCCGGAGGTCAGCTGGCCGTTGGCCATGAAGTCGTCCAGGATCATGTCCTGCTCGGCTGCCGAGTACTGCAGCTTCTTGCCGACCAGCTCGACGGTCTCCTTGGCGTTGCTGCCGGGGATCTCGACGCCCGCGTCCTTGAGCAGGTCGTCACGCAGGTTGGCCAGGTAGCCCTCCGAGAGGAACGACTTCACGGCGTCCTTGACCTGCGCCTTGACGAACTCGTTGGCCGCGTCCTGGGTCTCGACGCTCCAGTTGATCGAACCCTCCTGCAGGCGACCACCGAGGTGGACCTTGCGGAAGCCGTCCACGTCCCGGCGCATGCCGTTCTTGCAGACCTGGACCACCGCACGCGGGAGGATCTGAAACGCGCCGCGACCGACCTCGGAGTTGGTGAACACCAGGCCCGCGCTCATGAACGGGTTGTCCTTGGAGTCCTGGTCGAAGAAGTGGTAGTTCTTCACCAGGTCCTGGGCGTGGACCTTGATCTCCGGCACGTCCACCGAGAGGTAGATGCGCTCGTCGGAGAGGTCGATGCCGGTGACGTTGGAGGCGTCGAGACGCTTCTCCACACCGTCGTCGCCGATCACGGTGACCTCGCGCAGGCCCTGCAGCACGCTCATCACCGTGTCCAGGTGGTCGCGGAAGCCGTAGCGGTCCGACAGGACGGCGCGGACGTAGCCCATCGAGGTGGGGTCCTCCGGGTTGCTGCCCTGGATGATGCGCAGCAGCGACTTGCCGGTGGCGTCGGCTGCCCACTCGTTGACGTTGATGTCGAGCAGGCCGATCTTCTCGGCGCGCATCCGGCGGATGTAGCGGACCGGGATGCCGAACAGGTCGGCCAGGTTCTGGTCCACCACGTGGGTCGTGGTGTACGCGCCGTTGGGGTTGGTGACGCCCGTGTCGTCCAGGATCTGCTCCTGGCCGTCGATGATCAGCCGACCGGCGTCGAGCCGGATGCTGTTGGTCGGGACCACCAGGTCGACCTTGGCCGCGTGCTGATCCTTGAGGACCTGGACCAGGGTGCGCAGATCCGAGTTGCGGAGCGTGCGCTGGGGGAGAGGAGCGAGAACGGACACTTGGTGTCTCCTTCGTGGGTGGGTGTCTGACTGACAAATAGAACTATACACCCACTATAGGGATAAACGCAACACCGCCTAGAACATCCAGCTAGGCGGGTGTTTCTTCCTCGGAACCCTGTAGCACGACAGGCTCCAGCCAGATCTCCAGACGGTCCAGGGCGGAGTCGCCGCCGACCTTCTCGACCCAGCCGTACACGTACCCGGACGCGAAGGAGATCTGCTGGTCGACGTCCTCGGCGTTGTCCTCGGTCAGCCGGATGATCACAGGCGTCTCGGCGTCGTGCATGACCATGCGCGGCTCATGGCCACCCTCGCCGTCGACCTTGGACCACACCGTCACCGCGCTGCCCATCAGGCCACTCTTGAACAGCTTCGCCTGCGCGGAAACTTTGTAGGGCCTGGGGTTGCCCATGAACGGCTCGGTGGACACAGAGGGGGTCTCAGCCGGTGCCGTCCCCGCCATCTCCTGGCGGATCTTGTCGGCCTGGTTCAGCAGCCCCTGGTTGCGAGCTGCCTCCTTGAGTTCCTCCAGCCTCCGGCGCAGGTGCTCGTCCGCCTTCTCGCTGCGGGGGATCTCCTGCGGCTCCGGCAGGGGCAGGTTCGTTTCTCCGGGCATACCACTCCTTGAATACCTCGGCCAGCTGACGTACACCGGCCTCGCCGTACATCTTCTTGTCGATCCTGCCGTGCCGCAGGCAGGTGTGCGGCCCGGTGTCGAACAGCTCGCGCCACAGCAGCGCCAGCTTGTAGGTGGGGTGCTCGCCGGTCAGGGTCCGGGTCAGCAGCCACTCGCAATCCCCCGGCGGCTCCGGGAGCGCGAAGAAGTCGTTGACCCCGCCGACGATGACCTGCTTGTTGCTGCCCCAGGCCTTGCGCCAGACGTCCCAGTCGAACGAGGTGTCTACGTCCACGACGCACGGCCCTTGGTGCCCAGCGCGTGCCCGTGGCGGCGCAGCGTGGTCAGGTGGTCGATCGACTCCTCGGTGGTCCAGCCCTCGCCCCTGTGGACGTTGCGCACCGTGCCCTCGTTCAGGCCTAGCGTGCGTGCCGCCTCGGCCAAGCTGGCACCGTCGGCCAGCAGCTCCCGGAGCTTCACGATCTGCTCGGGCGTGGCGTACTCGGTCCTGCCGGTGGCGTAGACGCGCTTACCGGGCACGCCGCGCTTCTTGCGCCAGTAGTTGACGGTGCGCTTGTCGACGCCGAGCATCTTGGCGATCTCGGGCGTGGTGTGGCCCTTGAGCGCCAGGTCCTCGATCACGTCCCCACGGGCGTGCCCACGGCACCGATCGCACTCGTCGGCGCGTGCGCGGAGGCGTTCGACCTCGGCGCGCAGCTCCTCCAGCTCAGACATGGTTGTGGTACCGCCGCAGGTTGGCCAGCTCCGCCCGCGTGCGGGCGTGGTCCTCGCGCTCCCAATCCAGCTGCGTCTTGTGCTCGCGGGTGTCCCACTGCTGGATGCCCCACACGATCGCCCACAGGCTGACCAGGAAGTGGTGGTCGAAGTCCTTCATCGGCCACTCCCAGACGTCCTCGAACCCGAACCCCGGACGACCCCAGCCGTTGTCGTTGTACGAGAAGAAGAAGTCCGACGCGGCCTTGTACGCCAGGTCCTGGCTGTAGTCGACGCCCTCGGCCTCCAGGATCTCCTCGCGGATCGCCTTCCAGACGTCGCGGCTACGGCCCTCGGGGATGCTGTCGCGACTCCACATGAAGTGCTCGACGACGGCCTCCTTGAACCGGTCGAAGTCGTAGCCCTCGTACTTCTGGTGGTGGCCGACGAGCTTCTCGGCCCAGTAGTGGGCGTTGATCCGAGGCCGGTCCGGGTTGGACCGGAAGAACTGGAACATGTCGGGCAGCCGAGCGAAGTGGTAGTCCTGCAGGTCCCCGGTGATCACCAGGTGCCCCGGCCAGGTCACCAGGTCGAAGCGGTAGATGCTGGAGCCGTTCGGCTTGCCGAACCGCACGTGCCGGTACAGACCCTCGTCCTTGAGCACCGTCATCCGGTGGTTCTTGACGTCGCCCAGGAGCATCCGGCGTGCGCGCTCCTCGGTCTCGTTGGTCACTGCTTGGTCAGCTTCTCGGTCTTGACGACCGAGGCGACGTAGCGGTGATCGTTGTCCAGGATCACGGTGGCCTTCTCGCCGGGGCGGCTGGCCACCTTGCCCGTGCGACCGTCAGGCAGTGCCACCTGGTCGCCCTTCTGAATGTCGCTCATGCGACTCCTCTCATCGTGGGTGGATGTCGTGCAGCTCGACGATGTAGTCGAGTACGTCGTACTCGCCCTGGGGACGCCCCGGCGAGTGGCGGACAAAGGCACCGACGTAGCCGTCCCAGGTGTCCCCGGTCGGGTCTTCCATGTAGTGCGCGCTGCCGCCGTAGGTCAGCCGCGCCACGGTGCTGGCGTCGAGTCCCTGGAGCTGGCCTGCCTTGTCGGCAAGAATCTTGACTGCCACGGTGGTCCTTTCGTCGAAACTGACTATAAGTCCACTATAGCTTATGACTGCCGGTCGCCTCCAGCCAGGGAGCCGAACTCGGACGGCTTGGGACGCTTGCCGTAGCCGTGCGTGCCCTCATGGTGCAGCGTGACCTTGTAGCTGGTCCCGCCGACCGGGCCACGCTCCCACTCCTGCGGGGTGACCTCCACGCGGATCGGGTCCTGCTCGCCCTGGCGCTTCTTGATCTCGTCGGCCAAGTCGATGATGTCCTGGCCCTTGAGCTGCTCCAGGTCCATGCTCAGCGTCGTTCTGATGGCCACCGTGGCTCCATTCCTGGGATGTCGAACTTCATGTCCTCGGCGCGCAGGTTGCCGAACATCTGGTCCTGCAGCTCGCCACGCAGGCGATCGTATCCCGCCACCATCTCCTTCTGCTGGCGCTTGAACGCCCGTCGGGCCTTGAGCTTGCGCAGCTTTTCCAGCACCCACACCAGCGCCGTGAGGCCCAGCATGAAGCCCACGGCCAGGATCAGCAGGCAGGCGATGAACAGCACGGGCGAGTCCCACAGCTGGTAGGCGTTGGTCCAGATGTCAGGTTCCACTGCGGGTGCCCTCCCAGTCGCAGCTCAGGTCGCCGTTGAGGCCCTCGGCGCACAGCACGCGCCCGCCATTGGGCAGGTCGATGTAGTACGTGATGCCTGAGGGCACGTTGCGGTCCTGCGGGCTGCCACAGCCGCTCAGCAGCACGGTGAGCAGACCGACGATGAACACCAGGGCGAGCACCTGGACGATGCCCTCCAGACGCTGTACGCGGCCCGTGAGCGTGATCTTGCCGTGCTCGTCGCGCTCCAGCCGCCTCATGGCGTCGTCACCGGGAGGCACTGCATGCTGCCGCCATCGCCCGTGCCGTCGTAGGGGAGCCAGGTCACGCAGTCGAACGAGCGCCCGGTGTCGCTGGTGACACGGGTGACGTTGAACCGCTCCTCGCCGCCCTGGGACTGTGCGTCCCCGCAGCCGGTCAGGATCAGTGCGAGCGCCGCAGCGCCCAGGATCATCTTCTTCACAGGTAGTACTCCATCTTGAACTGTTCTCCGGTGATTTTCTCGATCATGGTCTGCGCCCAGGCGTGCAGCATGGTGGCATCCATGGTCGGCTTGTAGCCGAACGTGTGGCGGTAGGACTCGTCCATCCGCTCGGCGGTGTCCTTCTCCAGCCACTCGTCGAGCTTGCCCGTGGCGCGCAGCTCGGCCAGCTTGGCGTTGCGCATCTCGTCCATGGCGATCTCGTCGGCGATCTCCTCGTCGGTCATCGGCGTCTCGACCTTGACCTCGATCCGGGCCAGGAACTCGCCCAGCCGGTCGATCAGGATGGCCAGCGAGTCGATCAGGTCGCCCTCGGTGGTGGGCACCGACCAGGCCACGTCGCCGTAGCCGCAGCCGAACCCGGCGCTGTGGTAGTCGGGCCAGCCTGCCTCCTTCATCAGGTTGGCGATCTCCTCGCGGTAGTCGAAGGGATCTCCCGCGTCCTCGGGCACCTCGAACGTGATCGAGATGTGGTAGCTGCGGGTGTGGGTGCTGGTCACTGGTGCTCCTGTGTCTTCTCGGGGACGCGGACGGTCTTGCTCTCGGTGACCAGGACCTGGATCTTGGTCATCCGATTGTGCTGCGCGGCCTCGGGCAGCGTGTCGTTGCGGGGGTCCTGGTACCGGGCCAGGATCTCGGTGCTCTCCACCGACCAGCCGCGCTCCCAGGGGTAGCGGTAGTCGTCGTCGTCGATGGCCGACCGGCGCACCTCGGCAGGGACGTCCAGCTCACCGTCGGCGATCATGCGCGTGTTGAGCGTGACCTCGGTGATGCGCTGGCGCGTGATCTTCACGTTCTTCATGGTGTCCCTCCTCAGGTGGTGAGCATGTTGTACAGGATGCCTTCGGCCTCGGTCGGGTAGCCGCACTCGACGGCGACCATGGCGCTGGCCAGGGCCTCGCCCAGGTTGACCGAACCGTCGGCGTTGAGCGAATATCCCGAGACCGTGCCGGTGAGGCCCGACGCCAATGCGTAATCCAGCTCGGCGCGGGCGGTGCGCCCGGTCAAGTTGTCCAGCACGTGCGCGCTCTCATGGGCGGCGATGATCTGCGTGGGCGAGCACTTCGCGCCGTTGTGGTAGTTCGTGTCGACGTCGGAGCGCATGTCGGCCCACAGCACATCGGGGTTGGCGATGAAGTAGCTGTTGAACCAGATCTGCGTGCCCTGCGCCTGCGCGTAGGTCGTGGAGTCCAGGGCGCGGTAGCCGACGTACACGGTGCCCAGGTCGTACTTCTTAGCCATCCAGTCGACCCAGTGCACGAAGTCGTTGTACACGGCTTGGTCGGCGGTGGCCGTCGGAGCGGTGCCCATGGCAGCAAGTGCCAGGGCGACCGCTGCGGCGAGCTTCTTCATCGGTGCCTCTCTGTGGGTGGAAAGTTACTATAGCAGTTCTACAGGGTTACGGGGTGCGCTTGTCGGTGTAGGCGGTGTAGGTCCGGGTGGCCTCCCTCCCCTCGGCGTTGTCGACGCCGACCCAGTGCCCCTGGCTGACCATCAGCCCGTGCGGCTCATAGGCGGTCGCGGACTCGATGATCCGGCGCATCTTGTTGACGGTGGCCTTCATCGCACGCGGGTTGCGCGAGTAGTTGCCCCGGCAGCCGCAGGCGCATCCGGGCTTGCCGGTGTAGGTCTCGGTGGCCTGCTGGTCCAGCTCGGCCAGCGCAGCGGCCCGGATGACCTCGAACCGGTTGCGCGCTGCGGTCTCGTCGGTGGTCTCATGGCGGTCCTGCGGCTCACCGCAGGCGCGGCAGGTCCAGGTCTTGCCGTTGAAGGCGTAGCCCTCGTAGCGGTGCCGCTGGCACTCGACCTTGCGGGCAACGGGCATGGCGACCATGGTGCGGTCGATGGTGGCGGTCATGGTGATCCTCTCGGGTCGTGGGTGGGTGGTGGGTCAGATGCCGAAGTCGGCGAGGATGTCGTCGAACTTCTGGAACACCCGCGACTTGGCGGAGTAGCGGTCGCGCTCCTCGGCGGAGAAGACCCGACCGTTGTTCACGTAGTACTCGCCATCGGTGTACTCCTCGACCGAGATGCCCTGCTCGTCGGCCAGGCGGATGTAGTCCTGGATGGACGACTCGGCCAGCTCCTGCTCGGCCAGCCACGCCTCAGCGGCGTTGTCGTCCTCGACGACCGGGGCGACGATCTGGTGCATGCGCACGGCCTGCTTGCGGTCGACCACGTAGCCGGGGAGGCCGGGGAAGTACTGGGCGCGACCGTCGGCAACGAGGGAGTCGATCTCGGCCTGGGTGAAGGTGACCGTCTCGCGGGCGTAGGTGCGGGTCATGTCTGGCTCCTTGGTGCTGGTGGGTGGGTCCTTTAATTAAAGCACACTAGAACGTCTTACACAAGCGGCGCGTAGAACTCGCTCGTCTTGCGCAGGTAGTCCAGCGCGGCCTCGCGCTTCTTGGAGTCGCGCCACTCCTTGCGAGCGGTCACGCTCACGTACTTGCCGGTGAGCAGCGCCTGGTCCGACGGCGTGTACAGCCGCACGGCAGCCACGCCCTTCTCGGAGTAGTCGACGGTGACCTGCTCGGCCAGGTGCCACTCGAACTCCGCTGCCATCTTGGCCATGCGGGTGGCCGGAGCCTTGACCTCGCGGTAGAAGATGTCGGTGTAGGCCCGGTTCTCGGCCAGGACGAACCCGGCGTCCTCAGCGGCCTTGCGGATCTCCACGCGGGTGTTCGAGAGCTTAATCATCAGGCTTCCTCTCCGAAGCGATCGAACAGCGCCTGGGCGAAGATGGCGCGGTTGCGGGCGTTGGCGTCGATCTGGGCCTGCACGCCGCCGCTGTAGGCGTCGTACTCGGCGATCCGCTTGCGCAGGGCCTCGGCGGGCGACCGCTGGGGATCAACGTGCGTCGGGATGATCCGGCGGGCGGGACGCTGGTAGACCTTGCCGAAGTCCTTGCCTGGCTCGTCCCACTCCTTGAATTGACCCACGGTGGGCCTCCTTTCTGTTCTAGTCCACTATAGCACACGCGGCGGACAGCCGCCCCGCCCTACGCCGCGAGTGCGGCGAAGGGGGAGTGGGTCAGCGGAGCCGGTGCGCTCATGTAGCGCGCCCGCACGTCGCGGTCGACCCGCAGGGCCTCGATGAGGTACTGCGCGTGGTAGTACGACTCATGGTCGTTCACGTCGTACTCCGACGGGTCGTCCAGCTCGATCATCGCGAGGTGACCCGCGATGTTCTCGTTGTACTCCGCGACGAGCTGCTCGTCGGTCATCGCCTCCAGGCGGGCGATCGAGGCGTTCTGCCCCGCGACGTACATGGCCTCGTAGTAGTCCCCGGCCTGGGCCTTGGCCACGATGTCCTCGCCGATCTGCTCGGCGGCAAAGGGGGAGACGTTGGCGGTGTAGAAGGCGATCCACTCGTCGTGGGTGGTGATCTGGGCGGCGGTGACGGGTGCGTTGCTCATAGAACAAGTATGGCATAGCTCCTAGAACAATGCAAGCCGCTAGAACATTTAGTACCAGGTGCCGTAACAGGGCACGTCAGACCCCATGAGGCCGTCGCTGTGCGACTCGATGTGATACACACCGTCCTCGTCGTACCAGGCGAATGCGGGGCTGCCGCAGCTGCAGACGATGGTGAACCGGATGCCCGCACGCGGGTCCGGGTCGCGCTTGGCGATGATGGGCACGTACCGCTCGACGACCGACCACGGCTGCTCGTACATCCAGCTCGGGGTCACCCGCTCGATCTGGTCCTTGATCGCGCCGATGCCGGTCCTCACAGCAGCACCAGCGCGGCGGTGTTGATCATCATGGTAGGTTGATAGTCGTGAAAACATGCGCAAAATGCCATACCCCCAAGCCTCTCACTGAGTTCGGACACCGGACCGTGAAGGGGAAACGATACCCCGTCTCGTACTGCAGGCTTTGCATGAACGCCTACAACCGAGACCGACGCACCGAGGGTTACCGCCCTCCCAACATCGCTACGACCGCCCAAAACACCAGGTACGCCTGGCTCAGACGACTCAGGAAGCTCGGCATCACCGAAGCCGATTATGAGGCTCTGGTGATCATGCAGGACGGCAAGTGCGCCATCTGCAGGACAGACAAGCCCTGGACCAGAAGCGACATGTGGTGCGTCGACCATGATCACGTTACTGGAGCTGTCCGAGGGCTTCTCTGCCACGCATGCAACAGCGGCATCGGTCACTTGAAGGACGACCCAATCATCGTAGAGACCGCGCTCCAGTATCTCTTGCATCACTCAAGCCCCCAGCTCACCGGTCCTCCGGGCCGAGGAAGTCGCTAATCTGGAACACGCACAGCGGCGGGGGAGGCAGGTTCTCGGTGATGTGCCAGCCGCCGCAGCCCTGGCACCGCTCCTCCAGCTGGCCGTCGGTCATCTTCAAGAAGCTCATGCCGTTCAGCGCGTGCCGCCCGTAGTCCTCGGCCTCGCTCACTGCATGTCCAGCCACGACTGGCCGCAGGCCTTGCACTTGGTGTGGTCGTAGTGGACCGTCGGCATGAACGCCCCGCAGCCACAGCACCGTGGGCGGCGCTGAGACATCGGCCAGCGGCGCAGCTCCTCGGCGTGGTGCTCGGCGTCCAGGCGCGCCTGCTCGGCGCTCTCCTCAGGCGTCATCCGGCGCAGTGTGAACACCTGGCACGTCCTCCTCCGGGATGACCGGCGTCCAGCCGGGGTCGGCGTCGTGGTTGTACGGGCCTTCCTTCCACCACTTCTCGATCTGCGGGTTCGGTGGCCATTCGTGGCACCACTGCCCGCCGCCAGGCATGTCCTGGTAGAAGCACGGGATCAGGCACAGGTTGCAGACGCCCAGGTGCGGCTTCTCGTCAGCCACGGGCCACCGGCCAGACCTGGACGGGCACACCGGCCAGCTGCAGCTCGATCGCCTTGCCGTAGGCGCGCTGCTCGTCGAACGGGCCGAGGACCTCGGTCGGCGTCACCACTTCCATCCGGCTGCCTTCCCCACCTTGCGCCACACGCGCTTGTCGCAGGCGATCGACGCTGTGCATCGGTACTTCCCCTTGTTCATTCCCCAGCGGACCTCATGGAAGCCCCTGGTGCCTACTCGGTCGCACATGAAGCACGTGCGATGGATCTGGGCCACTACTTCGGTGCGATCTCGTCGGCGTAGTTGGACACCGCGCTCACCAGGTCGTGGCTGGCGTGGTGGGCCTTGAGGATCTGCGCGGCCTCCCAGAGCACCTGGGCCTGCTTGCGCTTTTGTTCTGCGGCCTTGTCATCTTCTGCCATGTTCTTACCTCTTCTGTAGGGGCGGGCACATGGCCCGCTTGTTCAGGCAATCCCACTCCGGGTCGCCACAGCCGCCGGGGCACAGGTCCGCCTCGCGAGGCGTGGTGAGCCAGGCGTAGGCCATCGCGATGCCGCCGACGACGATGATCGCACCGCCGATGTAGCCGATCAGGCGCAGGAACATCTCCAGGTGGCTCATGCGCGAGCCGCCCGGATCTCTGCGGCGATGCGGTGCATGTCCATCTGTGCTCCCTGGTTGGACTGCGCGCCCTTGGACAGGTAGCGCCGGGTCGCGCCGTCGAGGACGTAGTGCTTGCCGTAGCCACTCGGTCCCTTGCGGATGATCAGCTTGAACTCGCCCTCGGTGCCCTCGTCGAAGGTGTAGAGGTGCTCGTAGCTGTTGAAGTTCGCCTTTGCCATGGGTCAACTATGACAGATCCTAGAAGGAAAGTCAACTCCTAGCTGGACTGCAGCTTGAGGCCGATCTCGTTGGCCTTGTTCTGCAGCTCATGGGAGAGCGTGTGCGGCTCCAGCACGAACAGCGACTCGGCCTCGGTGGTCGACGTGTACTCGCGACCGTCGATCCAGGTGCACTTGGCCTTGTGGCGCACCACCGGCTCCTGTTCGCGGGTGTCGGAGTTCCAGCGCACCGCGTCGTACGGTCGCAGCTCCAGGACCACGCCGACCTGCTCGGCGCTCATGTTGCCGGAGCGGTGACCCCAGCCCACGATCGAACCGACACCGAACTCCTGGCCGAACCTGTTGCGAATGGTCATACCGTGATCTCTCCTAGTGCTATGGCGAAGTCGATCTCCGCCTCCCAGTATCTGTTCTCGATGCGTGCTACGAGGCCCTGCCAGCCCTCCCAGCCGTCGTCATACGGTTGTGGGTGCATCGGGCCTCACCTCCTGCGGCATGGGCGCGTGCGGGCAGATGTGGCGCTTGTCCCGGCGTATCCACACCGGACGCAGGTGTAACTTCCAGGCAGCCTTGCACCAGGGGCAGCTGCCCTCCTGCTGCTCGATCCAGATGTTGCCCGGACCAGGCTGGAAGAGCACCCACGGTCCTTCTGGGATGTCGCGGTACTGCGGGTCCATCGGTCGTCCGCCGGAGGCACCAGAGCCGACGTGGATCAGCCCTGCCTCCTCCATGCGTTGAGCCATGTCCGGGGCGATCTCCGCGCCCGAGAAGTAACAGCGCGTCTCGGTCATAGCAGCTTCAACTCTCCGGTGATGGCGTCGATCTCCGGCTCGATGTCGGGACCGATCGCGATGCAGGTGGGGGTGGGCACGCCGTGGAACTCGGTGGTGCCGTTGTCGACGATCAGCTCGGTGATCAGGCCCGCGTTCTTGGCGCGGACATGCAGGTTGATCAGCTCCTCCAAGGTGTCGGCCCGCAGGCAGATCTTGGTGAACGAGTTCTGCAGCCAGGCCTGGACCCGGAAGTCGTCGCGGTAGGGCAGCACAGCGGCCAGGCTGGCGTGCGCACCCTGGGCGATCATCTTGCCCTTGCGCATGCCCAGGTCGGTGCGCATGACGATGACCTGCTTCACTGGTAGTCCCCGAAGTACGACAGCGCCAGCTTCACACCGTCGATCTTGGCTGCCAGGCGCTCGCGCTCGCGGTAGCCGGAGCGTGGGTGCAGCTCGTCGTGCTTCTCCTGCAGGCGGGCCACAGCGCGCTCCAGACGGGCCTTGATGTCGGGGTCACGCAGCAGCTGCATCTCGTAACCCATGACCATCAGCTCGTCCCGGATGCGGGCGGAGATGACCTGGACGTCGTGGTTGCCGCGCTCGTCGGTGAACTCCATGCCCAGCATGGCAGCCGCCAGCGTCTTGCGGGCTTCCTCCCCGCTGGTGATGGTGACCGGGCGGACCCCGGTGATGGAAAGGGTCATCAGAAGTAGCTCCTCACAAGCAGGTAGATGCCGTACACGTTCGCCCAGATGATGAACGCGATGATCGGGCCGAGGATGACCCACATGGTGGGCGTCACGCGGCGACCAGCTTCGCGGCCTTGCGCGCCTCGCGACGGGCCTTCTCCGACCGGCGGAAGTCGGCGTGCCACTCGTCCTCGACCTTGGCCGAGCCGTAGAAGTTGACGTTGAAGTAGTCGACCTGGGCCTCGCTGGCGTCGTAGTTGTACGACGAGTGGATGTCCTTGATCGCCTTCTCGACCTTGAGGCCCTTGGCGGTCAGCACGCGGGCGGTGCGGCCACGCGAGCAGTCCCAGTGGTTGCAGCCGGTCTTGGCCTGGCCGGGGCACGTGGTCCACATGCCGTCCAGGTCAATGGCGGTGATGTCGATCGAGCGACCGCCGGAGAAGTTGTCGATCTTCACCGAGTAGTTGCGCGCAGTGCCGGGGAGCGTGCCCGCCTTGATCGCGGCCTTGATGTCGGCCCGCATCAGCTTGGCAATGTCAGCGGCGGTGACGTAGCCGGTGGGGCAGTTGCGTCCGGTGAACTTGCGCTCGTACATGGTGTACTCCTTCGTGGGTGGCGGTGCTTGGTACTCTTTAATTATAGGCGCTGGAAGGGAGATGTGCAAGTCCCCCTTCCAGCTCCTATCACGCCTGGTTCTCCAGCCGCATCTTCATGACGGTCTCGTCGTAGATGTCGTCGAGCCGGTTCTGCCAGATGGCGACCTTAGCTCGCGCCTTCTCCATCTCCGCCGTGTGACGATCCAGCATCCTCCGAACCTCGGGATACGCCGGATGCTGCCCCACTCGTCGCCGTAGCTCGCTCGCGTCCGGTGGTGTCGTCGTCATCCTTCGCCTCCTTCTTGGTGGTCGTCGTCTTGGGCGTGACCTTGTTGCCGTTGCGCACGTCCACGTCGTTGTAGCCGGAGTCCACCACGGGCTTGAGCACGCGGTCCAGAGTGTCGCTGACGCGAGTCTGGCCGGTCAACCCCTTCTCGACCTGGCGGATGGGCCGGGTCAGCGGCAGGCCGTCCTTGGGGTCCTGCTTGATCAGGTATCGCTTGCCGTACTCGTCGTCGCCGGTCAGCACCAGACGCCCGTCCTTGCGCGCCTGCTCGACGTAGGCCGTCGAGTACTTGCTGTGGTCGTAGACGAACCCCAGGCCCGCGTTCAGGTAGCTGACCGGGTTGGGTTTGTCGGGCGCGTCCGCGATGATGTCGTACTCGATGCTGTAGTTCTCTCGCGTCGGGTCAGGCGTGGCCGGGACGCGAGGCACGGTCGGGATCTGCGGCAGCTTGGTCACGATGCCGCCGTCGCGATTGGTCGGGTCGCCGTAGTTGACGTTGAACACAGGCGGCGATGCGGGGTCGCGGTTGAGGATCTCGCTGGCCAGGCAGCCCTGGCTGTAGCAGATCAGCGTGTCGTTGGCCTCGATGTGCTGGCGGGCGTCCACGACGGCGATCTGCACCGACTTGTCCAGCGGCGTGGTGCCCCTGTAGGGCGCGAGGTCGCGAGGGTACTGCACGACGTACACCGGCTGGTTCAGGTACGCGGTGAAGCGTGCGACCTCAGCAGCGGGCGGCTGTGCGCCCTCGGTGATGCCTCGCGTGCCCGCGATGTAGACGGTCTTGGCCTCAGCCACGGGACTGAGTGCCACCCCTGTGGCGAGTGCTGCGGCGGCGAGCGCCGTGGGGATGATGCGGTTCATTGATCTCATGCTCCTGGTGGTGGTGGTTGGATTCTCTGTCGGTTGTAGATCCCGGTGCCGGGTATCCGCACAGTGCGCCACACGGAGCCGTCTGAACTGCGTGTGAAGCGTACCGGACCTGCACCGAGGCTGGCGCTGATCCCGCTCTTGGTCAGCGTCAGCCGCAGCGGGCCGAAGCTCTTGGACTTGCGCCACGTCCAGCCCATCACCACACCCCCGCAGGGGTGTAGCCGAAGTACCAGCGGTAGGCGTCGATCGCATCCTCGCGGTTGGCCTTGGTCAGCTTGACGACCTTGCGCGTGGCAGCGGCGAGCTTGGAGGCAGCCTGGGCGTTGCCCTTCATGCCGCTGTAGAGCTGCCAGGACCGCTCGTCCCAGCGGTCGCTCCACGCCTTGCGCGGGATGGCGAACTCATGGCCGATGATCGCGGCCTCGAAGACGTCGGCGAAGACGCCACGCGGCTCGGTGTCGCTGGCTCCGAACTCGGCCAGCTCACCGGCAATGCGGTAGAAGTCGCTGACGGCCTCGAAGACCTCGCTGTTGGGCTGATTGGTCATGGTGATCCTCTCGCGGGTGGTTGGTGGGTTCTCAGGCGGAGCGCAGCTCGGCACCGGCAGCGGCCTCGGCCACCTGGCGCAGGAAGTTGCGGCCCAGCACGCGGTCGAGGATCTTGTCCTCCAGGTTGGCGGCGTCGATCTCGGCGTAGCGGATCGCGACCTCGCGGGTGGTGGCCATGCCGATGTGGCGGACGATCGAGTCCTGGCCACCGTTGATGACCTGCGTGTGGCTGATGCTCCAGTGGCGCGAGTTCATCTTGGTGATCCGGTAGGTGCCGTTCGGGGTCTCGCTGCGCAGCCAAGAGACCATCCAGTAGACCTTGCGGCCCTGCGCGTCGAGGTTGAAGGCCTTGGGGTCAAAGGTGATGCCGGACATTTTCGCTCCTGTGGGTGGTCGGTGCTGCGTACTCATTAAGTATGGCAGCTCCTAGAAGGAAAGTCAACTAGGAGCTGCCAACTTGTTCAGGAGATGTCAGCCCAGTCCTTGAGCAGCATCGCCGCGTGGTGCTTGCACAACGCGCCCTCGGTCAGCCGCAGCTCCCACAGGAACTGCTGGGCCTTGCCCACGATCGGGCCAGGCTGCACGCCCAGCGCCATCAGGATCTCCTTGCCGGTCAGGAGCGGCTTGGGATGCCCCTCGGTGTCCAGCAGAGACTCGACCCGGCGCGAGAGCACGTCGGAGTCGATCAGACCCTCCAGGCGGGCCAGCTGAGGGCCAGCAGCGGCCACCAAACGGCGCACCTCCGACAGCGGCGCAGACTTCCAGTCCACCTTGCCCCAACGACCGTTCCAGGCCACCAGCTCGCTCACAGCCTGGATGCGGGCCGTGCTCATCTTGAGACGCTTGAGCAGAGCGATGACCGCCTGCGGGTCGACAGCGTGCAGCAGGTCGGCCCAGCGTGCCTCGATGCTGGCCAGGTTGCGCACGTCGGCGGAGAGCACCAGGTCTCCAAAGATCTCGGTCAGCAGGCCAGTCTGGGCCAGCACCGCGATGCCCTTGGACGCGAACTCGCCCATGAGCAGCTTGTCCAGCTCGGCGGCGATGCGTTCGGCAGACACGCTCTGGATGAGCGCCCGGTTGCTGTGGATCGACAGCTCCTCGGTGTTGCCCACCTTGAAGCCCAACTGACCGGCGAACCGCGCAGCGCGCAGCATCCGCAGCGGGTCCTCGGTGAACGTCTTCCACGGCTCTGCCGGAGTCTTGAGCAACTCCAGGAACAGGTCGGTGCGTCCGTTGAACGGGTCGATGATGTCAGCGATCTCGCCGTGCAGGCCTGCCGAGTCCACCTGCATCGCCATCGCGTTGATGGAGAAGTCGCGGCGGATCAGGTCCTCTTCTAGCGAGTCGGTGAACGTCACCTCCGGCTTGCGGCCCGGACCGTCGTGGCGCATGGTCGTGATCTCGACGTCGAAGCCGTCCTTCTGGGCGGCGATCGTGCCGAACCGTGCGCCGACGTCCCAGGTGGCGTCAGCCCAGCCGCGCAGGATGCCCAGGATCTCGTTGGGCAGCGCGTCGGTGGTGAAGTCGAAGTCCTTCGGTGGCTTGCCCAGTGCCATGTCGCGCACCGAGCCGCCCACCAGGAACAGCACGCGGTCAGCGCGCTCGAAGCGTGCGCCGAGTTCGCGCATCAGTTGATCGTTCATCTCTGCCTCTCAGGCGAGCACGCGCTGCAGCAGGGCGGCGGTGCTGTTCGGGTTCGGGTTGGCGATGTGCTCGGCGAGGCGCTGCGCGGCGCGGTCGCCGGAGAAGCCCTGGTGGCATGAGCAGAAGTGAATCGAGCTGCCGGGGGTGGTGGTGTCAATGTGCATAGTTCTATTCTAGCAGCCTAGAATCTCCTGCGCAACTCCGTCTCCCGCTGCCGCATGCTCTCGGTCTGACCGCGCCGGTACTCGGCCACGACCTGGGCGATGCGCGCCACGTCGGCAGTCCAGTTCACGTGGCCCTGGACGGCCTGCACCCAGTCGTCGTACTGCTCGACCACGACCGACTCGCGACGGTCTCGATGCACCCAGAACAGGCAGGTCTCCGGCGGGCCGAGGTAGTCCAGGTCGCTGGTGCTGACCTCGACGCTGACGCCCTCCAGCTGGATGTCGGTGCGGTGGACTTCCACGTCACTCTCCTCTCAGCTTGGCGTAGGCGGCGTCCCGGAGCCTGCGTGCGTGCTCCTTGCGCTCGTCGTGCATGCGGATGTGCGTCCCGCAGAAGGTCTTGCCGTAGCGATCCTCGAAGTTGGCCTTGAGCGCGGCCTCCTTGGCGGCTACGCGGGTGCGTGAGACCGGGCCGTGGCAGTTGCAGCCCTTGACGTCGCAGACGACGGCCCAGAACTTGCGCATGGCCATCAGCGGTCCAGATCCACGGTCGCTCGGCGTTCCTTCACCCGATCCAGGAAGGCGAGCAGCTCGACCTGTTCGAGTAGCGTCAGATCCTCCAGGCGACTCAGCGTGCCGTCGAAGCCACCCGATCCGTGGAACTTGTGGTCGTCGCGGATCTTCTTGCGGATCTCGCGCTTGTACAGCTCCTCGTTCCAGCCCTCCTCGGTGAACGCCTCGTCCCGGTAACTGGTGTAGTTCGGATTCTGCGGGCGCTCCAGGCCGGTCGCGATCTCGAACTGCTGGTCCTTGTACCGGACGTCCTGGCTCAGGCCGCTGTAGGTGAACTCCACGGCCACCGTGAAGTACTTGCGGGCGACCTTGGTGACGTTGCCGTAGCTCAGCCGTGGCTCGTAGGGCTGGCCGTGCCGATGGCCGTACTGCGACTCCTCGATCGTCACCCGATCGCCGACCTTGATGCCGGTGAGGTTCATGCGTTCTTCCATTCTGCGTAGGTGGAGAGTGTCGAGCCGGGATGAAGGCGGGCCTCACGGCGCGCCTCGGTGCGTGTCCCGGTGAATGGGATGTCGAGCGGCTCGCCCTCGGGCGTGGCGGTCTCGATCATCCAGTAGATGACGTCATCATCGTGGGTGGGGTGCATCATTCCATTCTAGGCCCTAGAGAGTCGAAGTGCAACTCAGTCGGGCACGTAGTTCCTGTCCATCATGGCGCGCTCGCGGTGGACCGAGTGACCGGACATCCGGTGGATCTTGAGCCGTGCAGTCTCCAGGTCGATGACGTCCCAGGTGCGCCGAGGCGACGGGCCGACCAGCTCGGTGACTCGCCACATGGGCAGGCCCTTGGGCTGGCGTCGGTTCTGCGGCACGTGCACGCGCTCGACCGACCAGCGATCGTTGCGGCTGATGTACAGCGGCTCGCCGTCGACCTTGATCAGGTCCAGTGGCGTCTGCTTGGGCTTCGGCTCGGGCTTGAGGTGCTCGATGCGGCGCTGCAGCTCCTGGAGCGACAGGGCATCGGTGCCCCGGCGCTTGTCGTAGGCCTCGCGGTCGCGGGCCAGCTGCTCGGGCGTGCGCGTGCGCTTGCGTGGCTTCGCCTTGGGCAGCTCCCGGCGCTTCTTGCCCCGGTAGTTCTTCTCCTTCTGGTCGCGGGCCTTGAGGGGGTTGTCCGGGATGATGACGAGCTGCGGCATCTCGGGCGTGTGGATGAGCCGTCCGCCCTGCTTGTCCTTGCCCCAGCAGCCACAGTGGATGCACGGCGTGCGCGGTGCGGTGATGGCGTAGCGATGCGGGTGCAGCCTGGCCATGGCGCGGCGGGTGTCGACCTTCTCGTCGCCGGTCTTCCACGGCTGCTCCTTGGGCCGAACCGGCACATATGCGCCCAGCGCCGTGGAGGGGAGGACTTTCCCCGTCCACAGCGCCGAGGCGTTGCGAGGTCTGGGCATCAGATCAGTTCGAGGTCGGCTTCGTAGAAGATCTCGGTCATGGTGAACCCCTCGGCGTTCTGGCCGAACTCCACGACGAAGTGCTCGGAGCCGTTGGCGGCGAACACGGTGCCGGTGCGCTCGGTGCCGTAGACCTTGACGGCCTGGCCCTTGTGCAGGCGCTCGCAGATGCCCTCGGCGAGTGCGGCGCAGTTGCTGTCGGTGTGGAGTGCGTTGCTCATGCTTTTAGTCTAGCACACTAGAACGATAGTGTGCAACTAGCAGGCAATAACCTCGCCGATGACCTTGTAGTGCACGCGCACGCCGTCGAAGTACAGCCCCGGCAGCTTGCGGTGCCACCACTTGTGCGGCTTGACCAGGTTGACGCTGATGTCCCAGGTGTCGGGGAACTTCACCAGGCCGATGCCGTTGACGTTGCGATGCCAGCGCAGCTTGCGGGCCAGGCGCTCCTTGGCCAGACGTGCCGCCTGCAGCGGCTGTGGCTCACACACACAGCAGCAGTCGTCGGGCAGACCGCATTCGCCACAGGTCGGCACATCTTCTCGGCTCACGGCGCGTAGCTGCTCACGTCGTCGTCGCAGTCGTCCTCGTCCCAGTCCACCGGCACGTGACCGTACTGGCGGTGCTCGGCGCAGCCCAGGAGCTTGCACAGGACAGCGGCCTCATGGTCGCTGATCTCGGTGATGGTGAACGAGTCGACCATCACCTCGTCCTCCCAACCCTCGTTGGTGCCGAAGTAGTACGTGCGCGGCTTCTCGAAGTGCGACTTGTAGTCCGCTGCCTCGGCGAGCGTGTCGACGACCTTGAAGCCGTCCACGTTGAACTCGTCGGCCCAGTCCCGGCTGAACGTGATGAGCGCAGGCATCAGTACGCTCCCTCAGGCTCGGCGGGCATTGTGGGGAGAACGGCCTCCTTCGGAGCGCCGATGGCCAGCATGTAGGCCATCGACGCCACGTGAGCCTGCCAGCCATCGCTGTTGCTCGCGATGAAGTCCAGTGCATCCACCGGGGTCGGACCGCCGGGTTCGCCGATCTCTCCGACGAGCTGTGCCCAAGCCTCTTCGCCGGTCACCGCAGCACCAGGACCTTGGTCTTCGGCATGAGCTTGCGGTTGGTCGACGTCGACTGGATGAACACGTCGTAGTCGCGGTTGAAGCTCGGGTCGACCTTGACCTCGTAGTCGGGCAGGCCCAGCAGGTCGCGAGCCTGGCGTCCGGTGTAGACGCCCTTGCTGCCCATGATGGCGATCTGCTTGCCCGCCTGCACCGTCTCGCGCTTGGTCAGCTGGTAGTAGGCGTTGCCCTTGGCGTACGGGCGACCGGTCGCGTCCTCCACGAACGGGCGGATCTCGGCGACGTCCTGGCCGACGTTGAAGATGTCGTACTCGCTGGAGCGCAGCGGGTCCAGGTTGGCCTTGACGGCGCTGATCTTCGGTGCTGCCAGGTTGAACAGCTGCTTGGTGCCACGCACACCCGAACGGCGCGCCTGCATGAAGTTCTCGGTGGCCTCGCGCATCTGCTCACCGGCCTTCTCCAGGCCCACTGCCGAGGTGACGTCCCAGACCGCGATGTTGTCGCGGGGGAAGCCGTTGTCGATCGCGAGGCGCTGTCCCCGGTCGTCGGGCACGAACGTGGCGACGGTCCAGTGCTCGGGCAGGCCGTTGATCTTCTGGCGCAACGTGGTGGGGTTGTTGCGGCTGATGTTCTCGATGCCGTCGGTGAGGACGTACACCAGGAAGCTGTGCTCGCCGTACCGCTCGGGCGTCTCGGCCAGCTCGGTGATGGCCTGCAGGCTCGCGTCGATCAGTGGGGTGTTGCCGAAGGGCTTGTAGACGCCCGCGATGCTCGGCATCCGCAGGACGTCCTTGTCGTAGATCAGGCAGTCGATGCGCGCCGGGTAGCCGAACCGATCGTGGCTGCCGAACGTGTAGACCGTGATCCGCGTCTCCTGGTCCAGCTCCTTGGAGCGTTCCGCCAGGTGGGCGATCTGGTTGTCCGCGACCTTGATCAGAGCCTGGGCGTTACGGCCCTGCATGCTGGTCGAGGCGTCGAGGACGAGGACGATGTGGTTGATGATGTTGGCCGGAGCCAGGGTGCTATTCGTCACGTGACGTTCCAATGTTCGATTGCTGATGTGCTGGGAGATTGCTCGTTGCTATTACTGCGTTGCTGAGCCTACTACACGCCTACGACATCGCGCAGCTTGTCGGCCACCTCGGAGAAGATCATGACGCGCTTGCCGTCCAGGCTCGCGATGCCCTTGCAGTTCATCCCGGCGGCGTTGAAGCGCGACGTGCCCTCCTCATGCAGCAGGAAGATGCGCGTGCCCACCATGTCCTCCCACTTGCCGTACTCGCCGCAGACGACGGTCACGGTGTCGATGATCCACTGCATGCCGAACGCAGTGCCCAGGCGCGGTGAGCCTGAGGTGCGCTCTACGGGCTTGTCGTCCAGGACGTAGCCGCCGACACCGGTTCCCCAGCCTCCGCCGTCCACGTGCAGCATGGAGTGCCAGATGCCGTGGTCCTCACGACCCAGCTCGGTGCGCTCGATGGTGACGATGTTGGCCGCGTAGGTCACGCCGTCGTGGGTCAGTGTGGATGCGATCTCGGCCATGGGCCTCCTTGCGTCGTGGGTGGGTCATGCGCGCCCGAAGGGGACTCGAACCCCGATACCGGTTTATAACACCGGGCCGTTCCTGTCGGCGGGCTAACGCGGCGGCGCGCTGCATACGCGCCCCACGCTGTGTTCGGACCAGTGAGCGGAAACCCGATTCGGTTAGGCGGCTAACCATCCGGCCCTCAGGCGATCTCTCGCTGGTCCTCACTCACCCTCGATGCACAGCCGCCATAAGCCGTAGCCGGGATGAGCTTGCTCCCCGTACCAGTCCTGCCCTGGCTGCATCCTCAGCGCGCTACCTCGGATGCCGTTCTCCATCACTCGGGGAATGGCAGGCAGGAGGGGATCGAACCCTCAACCCGCTCGGGATGGCCATCCTCTGCGGTTTGGTCGACCATCCAGTTCGTCCGTCCAGCGGTGGCCACCACTCTGGGATATAGGTCGCTGCCCATGTTCAATTGTACTATAGCTGGGCTACAGGGTCTAGCGGCGCACGTGCATCTGCGCCATGTTGGGCTTGAACCGGATGAGCGCCATGCCGTTCACGCACAGCCAGATGCGGCCCTCATGGCTCACCTGCAGACCGACGTCGACCTGCTCGCCCGACTCGGCGTGCAGGTTCAGCTCGTAGAGCACCTCCTCCAGGTTCGAGATGCCCAGGCTGCCCTCCTGGTGAAACTCCTCCACGGCGTGGCTCACGGCAGCGTGCCCGTCTCCTGGAAGCGCAGCGCCTTGTAGGCCTGGTCGACGGCCTCGTAGGCGTTCTCCAGGTGGTCGCTGATCTCGCGAGGGATGCCGGTGTGCGCTTGGGCGTACTCGATGTCGTTCATGATCTCGATCAGCTTGTCGCTGTCCAGCCCGCAGCTGCTCATGCCACACCCACAGCGAGCGTGGTGAACAGCACGCACACCGCGAACGCGATGAGCATGATCTTGCGCTTGTAGGCGTCCTCGAAGAACGGGTTGACCAGCCCGGTGACGAACGCGACCGTGCCCGCTGCTCCGGCCAGGACGCCGAACATGCCAGCCCAGTTCATCGCATCGTCTTCTCGCCGTGCAGCACCTTGGCCGCGTGCTCAACCTGGCCGATGAGCGCCTTGAGGTCTTCGAGCACAGCCAGCTCGTTGATGATGAGCTGCTGGGGCAGCCCGCTGATCTGGTCGGCCACGGCGAACTCCCACTGGGTGTTCGGGCCTTCGCCCCTTCGGGTGAGCCGCACCTTGTCGCGGCTGTGGGTGATTTCGCTCATGCGTAGTGCCTCTCCTCCATGGTGAACGTGCCCGTGCGCACCAGGTCGCTCACCACGCGCAGCTTCTGGCGGTTGATGTGCTTGGTGCACACGATCGGGTAGCCCGGACGGCCCGAGTCCCAATGGCGGTACGTGGCGCGCCGGATGCGGCCTGCCGGGGTGTACTCGACGTAGAGCGCCTCGTCGTTGGCGGTGACCAGCTCGACGTAGGTGCCTGCGGAGTGCCCGCCGGTCAGGACGAGCAGATCGCCGTAGGTGTCGCGCCGCCACAGCGACTGCAAGCGGACTGCCTCGCTGATCTTCTTGCGGTCGGTGTCGCGTGCCATCTCAAGCTCCTCGGTGGTCGAAGTTGGGTTCATGGGGACAAAGGTTGCAGTCTCGCGCACGCCAGTTCTGAGGCAGGAAGCCCCCTCCGCCGATCCACTCGTCGAGCGCCTCGAAGGTCTCGGAGAACTCGCCAGGTGTGTCGCTGGCGTACTTGCGCAGCAGGCGCAGCGTCTCGTCGGGGTCCATCAGATGCCCTTCAGTGCGTTGCGGATCTGGGTGGCGATGGCGAAGCCGATCTCGCCCAGGGGACTGGTGTCGTCGAGCGGAGCCAGAGCGTCGGCCAGGGCGGCGACACGGTCCACCGCGTCGGTGGCGTGGATCGCGGTGTCCAGGAACTGCAGGATGACCTCGTTGGACGTCGAGTAGTTGTCGGCGCGCGTGGTGAGGTAGTCGTGCTGCTCGGTCAGCTCGGCGCGGATGCTGGCGCGCTTGGCCGGGGTCATCGTGGCGACGTTGTAGTCGGTGGTGGTGCTCATGGTGTTCTCCTTGGGTGGGTGGGAGTGGGTGGGTCAGGCAGCGACGATGTCAGCGATGCGGACCTGAATGCGGTCCTCGCTGTTGAAGGGGCGGACGATCACGATGCCGGGGGTCTTCGAGGGGGCGATGATCTCGGCGTTCTCCTGGCCGAACCAGGTCCGGGTGTCGGGATCGGTGCCGTCGAAGATGTTGATTCGGACGGTCTGGCCGGTGCGGAGGCTATTGCGTGCGTTGCTCATATTTCTATTATAGCAGACTATAAGGACAGACGCCAACTCGGAGCTGGGACTTGGCCCGCAGCATGTTCTTGTACGCGCCGTGCTTGGACCAGCTCACACCCTGCGCGCCGGTCGGCGTGTGGGTCACGCAGTACTCCCACTCGCCGTCCTCGGTGCGGTAGCTCGACCAGTCCAGCTCCTTGTCGTCGATCACGCGAACCACTTGCTGGCTTCTGCGGCGGCGTTCTTGATCGCGCCGATCTGGGCGACGATCTTGTCATCGGCCAGGCGGACCACGTTGACCGACTTGATGCGGCCCGTGCTGAAGGCGTTGACGTACATCTCGGTCTCGCCATCAGCGGAGCGCAGGACCTCGTAGTCGGGGCAGGCGAAGTTGAAGTTCCAGCCCGCCTCCAGGGCGTTGGCCCGGACGGTCAAGCGGGGGTTGCCGTTGGCGCGAGCCTGGGCGATCAGGTTGGCGCGGTGGTCTGCGTTCATCTCGTTGCTCATACTATTATTCTAGCACACTAGAACGACAGAGCACAACTCCCAGGCCCGAAGGCCTGGGAGCTGGTCGGCCCTACTTGGCCTGGTGGGTGCGCAGCGCGTAGGAGCTGGTGACCGTGATGCGCTGGCCGCAGTCGTCGCAGGTGGCCGCGTTCCCGGCGCAGTAGCCCAGGCGGGCGGTGCTGCGGTCGTAGTTGAACGTCAGGCTGCCCTTGCACTTGCTGGCCTCGGCAGCGGCCTTCTTCTCAGCCTTGGCCTTGGCCTCGGGGGAGGCGAAAATCGTGGTGGCCTGGGCCAGGACGCTGACCGGCGCGCTGGGGAAGCACACGGTGCAGGCGATGCAGCCAGCAGCCGCGACGACCTCTTCCTCGTCCTTGCCAGCGAAGTCGATGAGCCACATGAACTTGGTCGTCAGGCGCGTGGTCGAGCAGGCGCGATCCTTGTGGACGTGGCCGTCGTTGGCGGTGCACAGGAAGGCCCGCGTCCAGCCACCACGGCGGGTGAACTCGGCCTCGAAGGGAGCGGCCTCGGCCTCGATGGCGGGCATCTGGGCCTGCAGCTCGGCGACCTTGGCGACCGCGTTGTCCAGGACGCTCTGGTAGCCGGTGTAGCCCTGGGCGATGCACTTCTTGGCGCTGCGCGCCTTCTTCTCGTAGCCCTTGATCTCGGCGATGAGGTTGTTCTGGCGACCCCAGATGTCGGCGAGGATGGTGTCGATCTCGGCGGGGGTCATGGTGGTCAGGTCCTGGGTGGCGACTGCGTTGCTCATACTTATATTCTAGCACAGTAGAATGAATGAACGCAACCCCGGCAGGCGATCAACCCTGCCGGGGTAGGTCCATGAGCTGCGGTGCCTAGCGGGACGACTTACCGATAGTCGAGCGCATGAGCAACGCCCCGGTGATGATCCGGGCTTTTCCCTCCCAACAGCTCAACAGAGAACCAGGCCTGCGCTATTGCGTTTGGCTACTCTCACCGGCTTGTGCGCACGCCCCGGCTACCCTCACTACTCAGCTCAGCAGTTTGACACGAGCTGTCACAGTCCTCGGGGTCATGACTCCCCGTGCGGTCTGGCTTAGCTCTCGACTTCGCTCCCCGTCCCCATGCTCTCCCCCACCGTTCGTTCAGGGATCGCCGTCCTCTTCACCTTCCGCACACCCAGAGCTTGCGCTCGTCGGTGGGAACCGTTACTTGGGACGGTCGTGGTCGTTAGCCGTCAGCGGTGGGATCTCGGAGTTGGCTAGAAGGCACCTCGTCGGTCCTGGTTCTCTGTTCAGTTGTTGGTAGTTCAAGTGTAGCAGCTCCTAGAAGGAGTTGCAAGTCACGGCATCCCCGCCGAGGCCTTGGCTGCCTTCATCTGGGCCTGCGCGGAGCGGTTCGACTTGAACACTCCGTGCACCTCGACCGAGATGACCTGACCCTCGGAGTTCTTGCGAACCGTGACGAGGTTGCCCTGGCGGTTGATGTAGTGGCCTGCGCTGTTCATGTTTCTACTATAGCAGACTAGAACGACTACGCGCAACCCAGTTCGACGAGTTTCTCGTTGGCAGCATCCCAGCGGGCGGCGGCAGCCTCAGCCTGGGCCAGGATGCGGTCACGCTGCTCGCTCAGACGCAGCGCCTCGTCCTTGAGAGCCTCCAGCTCACGCTGCGCGCAGTCACGTGCCCAGCGCGCATCCTTCTCGGGCGTGACCTCGGCGGCGCTCACGGTGCTCGCCTCAGCTGGCCATCCTCACCACGCACTGCGGCCAGACGCGGTGTGCTCGTCACTCGCGTCATGGAGCCGAAGCTGGTGCTGTCCTGGTGCTCATGCTGATGGTCGAGCAGCTCCTTGACCTGACGCTCCAGCAGCTCCACTCGCTCACGCAGCGCCTTGACTGCCGGGTCCTCCAGCATCAGAACTCGTCCAGGAACAGGAACTGCGGCTGCGGCTCACTGCTGAGCTGAGCCACCAGCTCGGTGTAGAGCAGCCTGCGCGTGCTGTGCACCCAGTTGATGTCGCTGGGCTGCCTGGTGTCGCACTCGCTCCCGGCAGGCTCACCGCATGTGGGGCAGGGGACGTTCTTGCTGTCGTCGATCGTGCCGGTGAACGGGTTGGCGACGACGGTGCCCAGTGTGGGCGTGGTCTCGCTCATCAGTCCCACCAGTAGATCGCATCGGCGATGGCGCGGGGGATGGCGGTCAGTATGCGAATGAGGACGTCGATGGTCCCCTCCCAGATACGTGCTGCTCTCCTGCGTGCGCGTGTGCGTAGAGGGGGCTTACGGGCACTGATAGACATTGTGTGTCTCCTTGCGTCGGTTTGGTCTGTGCTTTACAAATGCTACAGGGTTAATCGGGTCCGTTGGCCCAGTACTCGTAGTCGTCCCAGTACTCGCGATACATGTCGCTCACCCACTTGCTGAGCTGCGCGTAATCGGGGTGCTCGGGCAGGTGGCTGCGCTCGGTCGCCAGGATCATGTCGTGGCACCGTGCGTCGATCATCGCGAGGCACTCGTCTTTGGAGTATTCGCCCCTGCGAATGTCCAACAGAAGCTGGCTGGAGGTGGGCAGCATGGGGAAGGTGATGCGACCCAGCGTCATCAGCTCACGGCCCTGTAGCGCGATGCGCATGGCGTGGTATCCGGCCTTGGTGTCCCACCCGTACTTGGCCACCAGATCAGGCCGTGGCGACTGGTCGTGGGTCAGGTACTTGGCGATCTGCTTCTTGAGGTAGTTCGCGTAGCGGTCACCTGCCTGCTTGCTGAGGAGGTTGGGCTGATGCTTGACCACGCGCTTCCACCACTCGCTGGTGTGCACTCTGCTGTCGCCTGCGAAGAGCAGAGCCGTCATGTTGGGATCGCCCTTGGCGACGAGCTGGATGAACTTGCCCAGCCCGTACACGGTCAGGTCGATGCCATCTGGTGGCGTCTTCTCACCGATGGGGGCTGATGAGTAGATGAACTGCTCGAAGGCCAGCGTCTGATTGGGGACAACCGCCAGCGCGATCTCGGGCGGCTCGATGCACACTCCCTGGTAATCGCGATCGGTCTTGTCCAGGTGGGTGCCGTACATGACGCTGCCGGTGCGGGCCAGCATGATCGTGTGCTTGTATGCCACGTCGTAGTGCAGGCGCGTCCGGTGCTTCTCGGTGCCCGTCGGTGGCTCGATCTCGTACAGCGGATTGGCCTCAGTCGTCGTCACTGGTCCATCCCTTCGTCTTGAGTCGAGCCTCCAGCTCATGGAGCACGGCCACCCGTGCCTGGATCTGGCTCTTGTGTGCGGAGCTGTCGGCGTCGATCACGATGCCGGTGGGGATGTGGGTCAGGCGCAGTCCCCACTCACCTCCGGGCACTGCTTGGGCGTAGACGTCGAACCGCACGTCCTTCTCCAGCACCTGGCTGCCCTGAGGCTTCTCGCGGATGGTGAGGATCAGCTCGCACAGGTCGGAGATGATCTCCTTGGCCAGATGCTCCTGGCTGTAGTCGCTCATCTTGTGGTCGGCGATGCCCTCGATGAGCACGTTGAGCTTGGCCGCGATGCGGTCCTGCAGAGGCAGCGCGTGGGTCATGAGCGGTCCCTCAGCCTGTTCATGAAGTCGACGGCGGGCTTGAGCTTCTCGGCCTGCTCCAGGTCATACTTCTTGCCTGCAGCCTTGGCGCGCTCACCGAGTTCCTTCCACCGTGCGCGATCCTCGTCGGTGGGTTCGGCGTCGGGCTTCTCGTCGGTCATGTCAGGTGCTCCGTGACCACGGCGTTGAGCTTGGTGAGGCGGTCCTTGGCCTCCTCGTCGGTCAGCCCACGCATGTCCTCCAACAGGGCACCCAGCATCATCTCGGCCATGTTCTTGGGCCGCTTGGCCTCATGCTGTGGCGTCCAGGGCAGCGGGAGCTTGTCGCCCTCGCGCCGAGGCACCACATGCACGTGGGTGTGCTTCACCGTCTGCGTGGCCAGCGGGCCGATGCTGGTGATGATGTTGGCTTCCAGGTGGTGGTTGTGCACGTACTGCGCGGCCAAGTACATCAGGTCGGCAGCCACCTGGAAGCCGTCGTCGCCGTGGATGCTATCGGTGGCCGCGTCCTGGGTGTGCGTGCCGCTGATGAACAGCACATGGCCCTCGGTCACCGGGTCCAGCGGATTGACCACGGCGTAGTTGTCGTCGATGGTCTGCACCAGGTTGAGATTGGGCCAGTTGGCGGGGCAGAACACGCACGGCTTCGGGTCCTTGAAGCCGTAGTCGTCGCGGGCGGGGCTGAGGTCCAT